GCTGTAATTAATTGTGAAATGGAATATTCGCTTGAACTCATAGTATATAATCTAGTTCCCATAATCGTATAAGTAATGCTGGCATCCGCAGTCAATGTCAAATTATAGGTGGTATCAGCGGCAATCACTAGTATTGGGTTTCCATCTAATATATTTACATCTTTTGCAGTGAATGTTCCAGTAATATCTGTTGCTCCATCAGTAGATATGGTATATGAAACTGTTCCGGTTCCTGAAAAATTGGTTACATTGAGGTTGCTCATTTCGTATCCTGCTGGCAAGACGAAACTTACCGGGTCTGTATCGGTTGCACTAATGCTGTTTTCTATGGTTAAAATATCGTCGGTGAATGTGAGAGGGGTAGAAACTATCAAATTGTCAATGTCAATAATAGAATCATATATGGTAAAATCATCTATGTATCCATTAAAAACACTACCACCTGCATATGAAGCACCAATAGAAAATTTGTCAACAACCAGACCTGAAATAGTATTTACACCAGTTCCATGATTGTTAATGGGATACTCATTACTACCAATCAATACTGAATCTATATATAAAGATACTACAGGACCATTTGTACTATTGCTATTTGTGTATGTTATTATATAATGATGCCATTCATTATCAAAACAGTTTATTTCACTTGGTATGTCAGGAGTCCAACTTTGTCCGAGTATATACATATTCATTTGTGTTGATGTTTTAAAGGCAACCACAAAATTTACGTCACTAGATAATTCTGTAATATAAAATTCCATTAAACGTTGATTTATAATAGTCCACGTATCATTTTTTGCCCACATACTTATTGTAAAATTTGTAGGAATTGTAAAATTTGTAGGAATAGTGGTAATCGTGGTATCTTCGGTTGTCTTATTTGCATACATACAATTTGTCCCGTGTATTCCACCTGAACGAATTTCAAATTGAGTAGGTATCGTTAAATCATAACCATTACCTAATGTACCACTATTTGTTCCGTCAACACCGAATGTATAATGTATAACGCCTGATGGAAGTATTTTGCCATAATCAACTGTTTTTGTTCCCACAATCGTATAAGTAATGGTTGCATCAGCGGTTAATGTCAATGTGTATGTAGTGTCGGCACCTGGTGCCAATGGATTTCCAGCCAACAGATTGTCACCGATTGCACTGAATGTTCCGGTAATATCTGTTGCTCCATCAGTAGATATGGTATATGAAACCGTACCGGTTCCTGAAAAATTGGTTACATTCAGGTTGGCCATTTCATAACCATCAGGAAGCACGAAGTTTACCGGGTCTGTATCATTTTGGCTAATACTATTTTCTATGGTTAAAATATCGTCGGTGAATGTGAGAGGGGCGGGGAGCATTTTGGAATAATCACCGTAAAACCGCAGTTCAGGTACGATAGTTTGGACGGTCAGTGATTCTCCGGTAGTAAACGCATATTTTTTATAACGCTTGCCTGCCGTATTCACACCATGTGTTTGGGTTGATTGACTTCGCACGGTAGAGTGTTTTAATAAATCATATACACCTGCATCTTCATCATATGCAAATAGATAATGATATGGATAATGTCCATTTGACCCTCCCCAAAGTTTATATTTGGTTATTTTAAATGCGTTTGGAAATTCTATTGTTAAAACTGGACTGGGATTCGTTGTTAAATTAAGTGTCGGGGTTAAATCAATACTAAAATTTGCATTTGTAAGCATGTTGCCCGCTGCCGGATCTTGAACCCACCACCCGACCGGCCAGCCAGATGCGTAAAAGGACAAATCAGTATTAAATGGGACTGTCATACCGAAGCTACCTGGATAGTTAGAGGTACTATCCTTTCTAATATGACTACAGCTTAATGTATATGTGCCTTGACCATATAGTTCAGTTGCACTGGTTACATTAAATGATAGATCGGTTCCCACCCAAAGAGGATTAGCAGAGTTATCAAACATATAATTGCGAACCCAACTTGGTGGATGTTCAAAAGACCCCTCTACAATTTCCACTGTATAGTCATAATCAACGGTTTTTGTTCCCACAATCGTATAAGTAATGGCGGCATCAGCGGTCAATGTCAATGCGTATGTAGTGTCGGCACCTGGTGCCAATGGATTTCCAGCCAACAGATTGTCACCGGTTGCAGTGAATGTACCGGTAATATCCGTTGCTCCATCAGTAGATAATGTATATGAAACCGTACCGGTTCCTGAAAAATTCGTTACATTCAGGTTGCTCATTTCGTATCCTACTGGCAACACGAAACTTACCGGGTCTGTATCATTTGCATCAATGCTGTTTTCTATGGTTAAAATATCGTCGGTAAATGTTAGTAGTTTCGGGATTTCTAAAACAGGATAACCGAAAAATCGTAGTTCAGGTGTTATATATCGATCATCTCCACTTTGAACTGGTGTAAATGCATATTTTTGATATATTTTACCTGCCGAATTTACAGTATACGTCTTCGACGTATTTTCAAGAGTATCGGTAGAGTTATTTAATAAATCATATACACCTGTGCCTTCATCATATCCAAAGAGATAATGCCCCGCATAAGTTCCATTGTTATTGGCTCCCCAAAGTTGATATTTGGTTATTTGTAATGCTTCTGGAAATTCTATTGTTACAACTGGAATGTCACTGGTTATAGTAAGTGTAGGGGTTAAATCAATACTAAAACCGGAATTTGTCACGTTTGACCCATCTTTGGTTTGCCATCCAGTATAGTAAACATTCTGGAAGTACCATTCATTAGATGCACCATTAAATAAAGTTGTCATAGCATAGTTTCTATCAGTCGACAAACCAACGGCAGCTACGGTACTTTGCCTGGTCATATTAGAACTCAATTTATAGGTACCTTGACCATATGATTCAGTTGCACTGGACACAGTAAATGATACATCGGTTCCACCCCATGCAGTTAGATTAGCATCCTGGTTAGCATAAATATAATCGCGAACCCACTGTGGTGGATATTCAATTTCTCCACTACCAATTTCACTAGTATAAGTATAATCTTCTGCCATTATTATTTCTATATACCATATAGAAATAATATTTTTAAGATTTTATACGATTAATGTATAAATTATTTTATTATACATTTTATACAATTATCATCATTAACACAAACATTTGTTAAATAGTTGATAAGTTCTTCCCTTAATTCTACGCTTTCATAATTATGTTTTATGATTATATCTTCTATGTTGGCTACTTTTGCTAGTGTACTTGTATTGTTCAAGAAAGATACCGATGCCGAACCTATCATTTGGTTTGAATTTACATCTTCTATTACAAAAATTCGTTGGTCTTTTAATTTTTCTTCTATTTCTATACTTGATAATATTGTGAATATTTCTATCGTTTTTCGCGGTAAAACACTCATCAAACTATAATAATTATTTTTTACATCGTAATCTGTTACTTTTCGTATATGCAAAAATTTATTGTTTATTATTAGTGTACTCATTTATAATACAATTTTATTTTCATGAAGATAAAAGTATTTTCATGAAAATCTATAAGTTTTATAATATTTATTGTCTAAATCCCTTATTATCAATTCATATTTTCTAGTTCAACGACTTCTTCTTTTAATCGCTTAATCTCATTAATGAGAAGAGCAATCAAACCAGTGTAATTAATTCGTTGCCAATCTTCACCGTCTTTTTCACCAACCACTAAATCCGGATAATATTCCTGCAATTCATGTGCAATAAGACCATACTGTTCTTTATTAAGAAGTGTATGTAAATACTTCACTGGTCGAAGATTATCAATTGTATTTGTTTCATTCAAGGATACAATATTTTTTTTAATACGATAATCAGATGATGTTGAAAAACTACCTGCAGTTAACGTATTATTGATGGCAAGAGATTCAAATGTTGATGATGGATATGAACCATTTACTTTATTATCCAAATAAGTATCCATGCTAGTCCCATCACTGAATTCTATATTACCGTCAATTTTCAAATTAGAAGATTGAACTGTCGTGCCATTGAATGATGCATCTGCATCCACATTAACTCCTTTTTCGTAAAGTATAGCCGATTGCGTAAAATCGGGGCCGGATGTAATTAGACCATTAATTGCAGTTGATGGGATAGACGAATCGACCAAATTACATCTAACAATATTACCATCCATTGAAACATTGTTGTTTACTGTTACATTGGCATTCAATGATATGTCGCCGTCTACAACAATTCGTTTGTTTGTAGTTAAATCAGCAGAATGGGTTTGTGTATGTTGTATTGTTACATTACCCCCTGTAATAATATTATTATAAACGTTAAGGTTCGCATCTTTTTGTAATACGACATTACCACTAATATCTATAAAATCTTTTACATAAGATTGGTTAAAATGATTTGCATCTGGGTCGTCTCCGTACATTATTTATATATCATATAGAAATAATATAATCTTAAAATTATTTGTTATTTAATACATTTAAACGTTTTTTTAAATCTTGTATTTCTTTTACTAAAACACCAATGAGACCATCATAATGAACACTTTGGTATTCGTCACCGTCTTTTTCATTAATGACTAAATCTGGATATTCAGCTTGTAATTCATGTGCAATAAGACCATACTCGCGGTTTCCGGTTAAAGTATTTTCATAGTAAATGGGTTCCAATGTGTCCACTGTATGTGTTTCATTTAATTCGGTTATATTACTTTTGATACGATAATCTGATGATGTAACAGTTGTAGCGCTTGCACTACCATTTACAATAACACTTGATATTGTGGTATCTTTAAATACCATATTACCACCAACAATTGTACCACTAAATCTAATACTATCTACATCAAATGCAGTATTGTCATTAAATTCAGTTGTACCACTTAATTTTAGTGTTGCACCACTGCCCAATTCAACGGTCGGTCCATTAAAAGAAACATCTTCCCCTATTTTGACATTTCCGGTAATAATGGGAGAATCTTTTATTTTTGAATATGGTATACTATTACTAGCAAAATTACTACTAAATTGACCATTTACAGATAAATCACTGCCGACATAGAGCTTTCCGTTTGCAGAAATATCACCATTTGCAAAGAGTCGTGAATCCACTGATAGAATAGATGATGACAATGTTTTATCTTCTTGCATATTTATAGTTCCATCAATAGTAGTATTACCCATTACTACCATATCACAATCATTGCGAATTGCCATATAGCCACTAACATCCATAAACCCGAGTACATAAGATTTGTCAAACTGATTTGCATCAGTTTCTGTGCTCCAACCAGGAATGACACTTAATGATTTTAGTTCTGTTGCACTTATACCATTGGCTATAAATTCATCATATGTTATACCATTTAATGAGTATTGAAAATAACTAGGTTCTGGTTGACCATACGTAATAAAAGAAAGTGTATTTTCAGCAACAGTTATTTCAGTGATGGATGTGTCAAACACAGTTGTATCTGTGCTTGTGATGGATATTTCAATATTTTCACTAATACCATCAAAGGTAATATTTGCATTGTCTGCATCGTAAGATAATGATTGATTGATATCTGTACTAATCTTACTTACGAAGTTGTTAATGAAACTATCACCCGCCAAATGCGTGGATGATGCGGTAGTTACTACTTCTCCCGGCATGCTGTAAATATGCATATATGGGGCTCCAGATACAATCATTTTTGAATTATCTCCAGATAGTCTGATATTTAGACCTAAATACGAATTTGAGACTCCTAGAATTGCGCTATTTCCTCCTTCCAGATAGCCATTATAGTACCCCCCACCTTGATAAGAGTTATTAGTTATTATATGGCTCCACGTAGAATCAGTTGTGTTATACTCAAATATATAAAATTTTCCTGTACCTTGTCCCTGATGAATTGTTGAACTAACTGCGAATGAATGTCCAATATCATCTAATGACATGTCATGTTGACCATCGGCTCCTTCGGTACTTACATCACCCATTTGTGACCATCCAGACCCATCTCGTTTATATACATAATTTTTCCAAGCATTTGAAATATGTTCATTAAATGAGAACACATCACCATTTTTATTTATTGCTATACTTGAACCCATTCTTGAACCTGAATTTTCGTTTCCTGTTGTCGTACCCACAAAATCTGAACCTATTTGGGTAAATTGGTCGGAACTATCTCGTTCATATACTTGTACACGACCTTTGAAAGTATCATAACCCATATCACCCATTACCAAAATACTTCCATCATATGATAAGTTTGCACGAAAGCGCATCCCCTTATACGCAATTGAAAATGAATGAGTTATTTCATCCCATGCATTTGTACCACTATTATGTTTATATATTTTTATAGTAGTCAAATCTTGAGACCACCATATTATTGTATTACCATCACCAGACATATGATGATTATACCATTTATATGGATTAAGGCCTTGCAATTTGTCACCATGCGGTGACCATCCAATCGGTTCTACTGAAGTATTACTAGGGTCTTGTTTCCATGCCTGAAAATATCCATAAATACCCACACCGGCTGTTTTTACAGCAGCACCTGCTACAATTTGTCCATCGTAAGATAGTGTAAGGCTTGTGCCGTATTGGTCATAGTCATCCCCGAAAATAGTACTACCTATTTGTATCCAACCAGAACTTGCAGTTGCATCTCGTTTATATACCTGAATAGCACCATTTTGTAAAGATCCCAGAGTATTTTTAGCACACGCTATTATAGATCCATCATAATTTATACGTACAGCACTGAAAACAGTTGGAAACAAAGTATTATCATTAATAATGTTAGTATAATGGTCAATTTGATTTACATAAGGATTAGATGCGCCAGAATAATTAGTAAGATTTATATTATCTATTACAGTACTATCACTAGTGAACACGGCCTCATTATTAAATTGATTGAATTCTTTCTTAATCATTGCGATAGTCATATCCGCATCCAAATTCACGTTACGGAAATTCACTCTTCCACCCGCTTTCACAGAAAAATCACTGAATGGTATTGCAAAAATATAATTGGGCATACCGGTAAGTGTTGCTGCATTCGCGAATTCTAAATAACCGCTACCACCGGTAGTACCAAATGTTACCGTATTACCGGCTAGGTCTTCAGTGAGTTTAGCAGCAAAAGCCGAACTAAGATAATCAGCATCATCTGTAGTAAATGCAGATGAACTTGTTCCATCACTGATGGTAAAAGCAGTATGTATTTTAATTTTGGTATTTAAATATATAAGTTGGGACAGTGATGCACCTGCATTTTGTAAATTGGATATTGATACGTCGGATAAAGAATCTAGATCGGTATTACTACCTAATTTATAAATGATATCTACTATTTCCGCATTCGCTGCATAATTATAAACTCTAAAATCATTCAAATAAGTATCATAAAAATCCGTTAACATTGAGATTTGATCATATTTAACATTATAAAAATTATTTAAATCTAATAGTGTAGTCATAAGCACATTATCAAAATATACTTTTACTGTGTTGGCAGTTGACCCATAATCAACAACTATATGATGAAAATCAGTTCCGCCATCAACTACACCAATGGTATCAGGTTCTGACGACGCATCATCTCCAATTCCTACTTTAACTGTAGATATTATGTAGTCATAGGGACCACTCCATACTAATAACTGATATAGTTGGTTTATCAAGTTATGGTATCCGAATTGTGTTACATTATCATCGTTGCTGTGTGTTAATTTAAAAAATAGGGAATTGATTACGTGGTATGCATAATCTGCATTAGTTGGAGATGCAATCAATGCGGCGTCAGGGTAACCTACTGCAAGTAATTCTGCTCTTGTTTTTTTTGGATACCATGCATTTTGCGTCATGTCATAATCGTGTTTAGCCCATAAACTTATAAAAAAACCATTACTTGATGATGTAAATGTAGCATTACTATCATTCATTTCACACGAGGTTTTTCCCAATTCACCAGTATATAAAGCACCAATACCTTTTTGCACATGGACTTTATCAGTAACTAAACTAACATCAGTCATATCTATATCATAAATATTTCCAAGAGTACCCTTATTTGTTCCTGTTGCATTAAAATCATGATGTATAATAGGTGGTTCGTATGACATTTATAGTATATATATAAAAGTCATAAAAAAATAGAATTAACTACTAAATTAAAATTTATTGGGTTAATTCGTCTAATTCAATTTTTAAATTTTGGATTTCGTTGATTAGAATAGGTATAAGTCCGGTATAATTGATGGTTTGCATTTCCTCTTCATCTGTTTCTCCATTCACCAATTGAGGTTAAATTTCCGTCGTTTTTAATACTCAAAACTGCGTCAGCGTCAATGTCAACAAAAACCTTTCACATCCATTTTATTAAATTTGTTATCAGACATTATTTCTATACCATATAGAAATAATAAAATATTGTATAGAAATTCTTAATTTAACTTATGGTCATAAATAATATCGCAAACCATTTTCACACGATTATATAATTCAGTAATTTTACGGATATGCTTTTGGTCCACATAATCCAATATTGCATAATTATTCTTAAATTCCGTTTTTAGAATCGTTTCTAAATCACAACCTACTAATGTTCGTAAATATGTATCATGCAGAAAAATAGTAAGATTATCATGCAAAAAATCATTCCAATTCAATACATAATCTAACCAATTATCGTGACCTAATTGTGGTGGGCTGGTTTGATTCGTGTATTTATGTTGATTATTTTGGATAAACCCGGTCACTGAATCTTCGTTTTCTTCCACACGATAATTGTACATGGGGGTTGATATTGTCATGTATATCCAATTTGGGGCTTTTCTTCGTAAATATTCACCAAACAATACATCACAACATCGGTCTTCTAGGACACCCGGCACTGGCTCTACTTTTTCAAAAAAATACCCTATTAACGATACTTGCACACAATAACACCAATACTCGTGTCGTTGGATTTTGTGCGATTTGGTTGACGTATTTTCATACAATCCGGCTAAATGTAATTCGGGCGTATATATAAAGGACTTTTCTGTATTACATATTGCCTCTATGATGATTGCTGTTCGGTCTGGAATATAAGTGTCATCGTCATCGCAAAACATGATCCATTTATGCTTTTTTACCATTTCTTGATATAACAAGAAATAATGACGCATTTGGGGCGTTTTTTTTTCACGAACGCGGATATTTAGGTATTCCGGCACAATGAACCCACTGTTGTTATATAGATTATTTAGTGTTTTCTCTTTGATGTCTTCGTTCGCAAATGATATTGATAAATATATATTGATTGGGGTTCTTTGCGATATTAATGAATCCAAACACTCTAATAAGTACGGAATTCGGTCCGGATTTGATATATGCGATGCTATTGCTATACAGTATTCATGTGACTTTTCTAATAATGACATTATTCTTATTATTACATAATATTTAATATTGTTTTACGCTACAAATATAAAGTTTGTCCGGATAATATATAATCTACTGTTTTATTAAATTATGGAAGAATCAAAATATAGTTATGAAGGTTGGACACCTGAACATAAACCGAATGTTATTATGGCTATTGAATTAATAAATAAAGATATTAACCAATTAGGTACCCCTTACTTTTTTGGAGATAATGGCGGGTTAATTGAATATAATAATAATATTAGCAGTAATTCTACTACATTTACTTTATCCTTTAATGGTAAAATCCCTGTATTTAATAATAATGATAATTTCATACTACTTGTAAAAACTGATACAACTGGAAAAAAACTTTATAGATTAGTTCAATCAATCAAATATGATAATAAAGATACTATAGATATTATACCTATTGAAAATTATGAACATGAATGGATAAATGAAGATGAAATAATAGCGGATTTAAAGGCTTTAAATAAACCGGTTATTCCAGATAATTTGGATCCTCAAACATGGAATGATAAAATAAGCGAATTAGAAAATTTATTTCCATCCACAAATATAAATATGAAAAAACTCATGAAGAATGCAGACAAAAATAGTAAAAAAAATCCGTTTTTTCTAGAAAGACAGAATACAAAAATTATTGAGGATGCAAAAAAAGAAGAAAACCAATTTGCAGAAGAAGAAGCAGAAGCAGAAAAACAACAAAAAGAACAACAAAAAGCAGAAGCAGAAGCTAAACAACAACAAAAATTAGCAGAAGATAAACGACAACAAGAACAACAAAAATTAGCAGAAGCAGAAGCTAAACAACAACAACAAAAATTAGCAGAAGCAGAAAAACAACAACAACAACAAAAAGCAGAACAACAAACAGCAGAACAACAAACAGCAGAACAACAAACAGCAGAACAACAAAAGGCAGAAACAAAACTAAAGCTAAGCCAGATGATAACAAATGCAATACCACAAAACGTACCAACAGTAGCAAAACAAACACAAGTAAAATCTAAAAATAATAAATCATCTGGAGATTCAACATTAGATGAATGTATGAAAGACGCAAAAGGAAATAAACGTAAAGAATACATGTGTAATAATCAAGATATAGCAAGAAAACAAAGAGAAGAAGAAGCAAAAGGAAAAGCAAAAATAGAAGCAGACAAAAACGCCCACGCAAAACTTGGACAACAACATATACAAAATCAAGAAAAAGCAAAAATACAAGCAAAAAAAGCAACCACAGCAGCTCAACGAAAACTACATAATGATACGATATTACAAAACTATGAAGAAAAAAAATTTGAGAAAGAGCGCAAGACACCAGCCGAACAAAAAGCAAATTCTAATATACATATAGGTCATAAACCTCTCCCCAGCAAAAGAGGTGGTGGTACCATAAACGAATTAACAATCCAAAATACAACAGAACCTTTAAATATGTATATACGAAAAGTGTTAATGAATTCTTTTTATTTTAAATTAAGTGCACTTACACCCGAAAGTATAAATAGTATAAAAGACAATAATATTAAAGTCAACGAAAATCAAGACTCATTAAATAATCTGATAATAAAACCATTTGTAAAGTGTGCTTATGTTATTTTTAATTTTAACATGATTGATCAAGATAATGATTTTGAAACTATACTGTCAACCATAATACCGCATGAAGAGGGAGATTCAACAATACATGATATTAAAACATCAATTGAAAAAGATACCAACAATTATCTACAAATTATGGGTGATGATAGTATAAAAAATAAAGAAAAAGAAAAAGCCATTCATATTTTTAATTATATTGATATAATAGAAAAATCGTTCATAAATAAAGATTATGATTTAAAAGATAATTTTGAGAAGTATGCAACTAGTATAAATTACGATAAAATTCAGTTAATTATTGATTTATATAATTTATCAAAAAATAATTATGATATAACTGTAGGGAAAGAAACAAAACCATTGCAAGTTTATATAGATGGATTAATTGATTCACAGAATAGAACTAATATAATGACCTTTTTAAAAATTAATAATACAGAACCCGGCCTTAACAGTAAAGACCGTCAAACAAAATGGAATCAAAGATATCAAATACAATTAAACCAAGTTGGGACAATGAAGGCCAATTATAAAAAATCAAGTTCAATGTTATTAGGTTATAATGATAATGATAATTTTCCATATTATCAAAAAAATAATGATAAAGTTACTGTTCTAGATGATATATCAACAAAAACAAACAATAATATTACATTAAAAACAATCAGTACTGGTAATAATGAAATAGATAAAGTACAAAAATATAAAAATCATTATTTATTTGGCAATTTTCAAGAAATCTTTCCAATATATAATTTGTATTCTGACCAAAAAGAATTAATTACTAATAAATTTATAGCAGATAATAAAATGACTGCTATTACTGAACAAATATGTGAAAAGAAGAAACCGGTTTTTTTATTAGGTTATGGAACATCCGGATCAGGAAAAACATCTTCATTAATTTATTTCAATAATGCATCAAATAATGATGATAAAGATGGTATAATTGTTCATTTATGTAAAAAAATTATTGAAAACAAAATTAATGGTAATGATATTAGTTCTGTAAAAGTTACCATACAAGAATATACATCACAAGGAGAAGAAACAGAACGTAATTATATGTTTAACGATAATCTAAAATATTTTAAAGGAGATACATATGAAAACCATCATGAATATCATACAAAAATAACAGGTAATAGTAATTTTAAAATCACAGGAGAAACAACATTAGGTGAATTATTAAAACAATTAGTTGATGTAGATAGATTAGTAAAAGCTACACCCAATAATCCTCAAAGTTCGCGAAGTCACGTATTAGTATTTATTTCGTTTCATAATGCCATGAATAATATATTAGGTAATTTAATTGTGGGTGATTTTGCAGGTAAAGAAAACGAATTTCAATGCAATAATATAGATGTGATTACTGATTTTTTGAATAAAAAAATCACCAATAGTGAATCAACCTATCAAGGAAAACCTTTTTATAGTTCTCAATTAGAGTTAAATGAACAATCGGGAGGTGGTGATGAGGAAACAAAAATAAACAATGAATTTGACCCATATCAAAAATTAGAAATTAATGATATTAATAAAGATAAACTAAATTTATTACGTACTCAAGACCCATTATTTGATTTTGTAAAACCATCAAATTCTATTAAAAAACAAAATGATAGTGAATTTCAAGTAGATAAATATTCATCAAATATATTAAGATATATTTTTAGTGAAGGTTTAAAATCTAATTCTGAAATATATGAAAAATTATTAAATAAAGAAACAAAATTGAAAACAAGTGATTCGGGTATTAATATAATTAAAACATATAAACCTGAAGAACTTAATCAAGAAGGTCAAAAGAGTGATAATGAGGATAATAAAAAAGCTTTATTTTTACAACATTTAATTTATGCAGATTTATTTGAAGGTAAAATTCAAGATACAGATATAATTAATGATGATAAATTACAAGAATATAAGTATAAATATAATTCAATCTATAATCCCAATATGAATATTAGAACTGAAGATCCATCATCTAAAAAATATACTATAAATCCACGTGCAAACGAAGTAGCCAAAACATTAACTAATATAGAATTATTAGATAAAGGAACCGAGAATAAAATACAAAATAGTAATGAAAGTATATACGGTCCTTTTTTAATACAAGATAATTCAGATAATAACACTAGGTATACAAAGGCAATAAACAATTTAAATAATATAAATAATTTCTTAAATTATAAAGAAACTAATCCTGATATTAATAACATACGAGATACCTATAGAAAACCTACAATATTTACAAGATCTTATGTTACAGAAAAAATAGTAAAACCATTAGCTAATACAAATAAAGATGAATGGCAAATATATGTAAATAAAGAAGTTAAGTATACAGACCCATTTGATAATAAAGAGAAATATATCCCAGTGATTAAGACATTTACTATAGAAACCATGTGCAAATATTTTATGAACCATCGGTTTAGTTCTTTATTACCATTTTTTAAAACAATAAAAGATGATATTACAGGACATGATAATATACACGTACATCAATTTAATTACATTTTAGATTCTTTGGTTAAAGAAACAGAACTAACCCAATATATTGACTTAATGAATACATATAATGAAAAAATTAACGAAACCAAAACACGTCTTGAATATGGAAAAACAATATGTAGTAATAGAGTCATTGAAGGTAAATTTATTAACAATTCTCTTGAAGTAATCCGCAAAGAAATAAAGAAAATATTAAATATTAAGCATAAACACAGTGATGCTTTATTTAATTCCCCTAATTATATAGATATTTGTTTAGAATCCTATTGTCCAACCAATAAAAATTGTTTTAAAATTCAAGAAGAAAATATAGATTCAAATGAAATTAACTTATTTGATAAAATATATAACAAAATAAAAAGCGATTACAATATTGATAAAAATCAATTTTATCAAGATATTGTTATTAGCGTATTTGGAGTATTTAATGTATCACGATTAGCCGATAATCCACCACCTCATCCATATATTGATATTAATCGTTTAAAACAAATTTATTATAATGAAGGGCAAGACCATGAAATGGAATTATTTTCATTGTTGAGTGACATTAAAAATCTTGTTGAAAATTTTAATTTAACAAATACTGTATTTTATAATAAATTAGAACAGCTATTTAATCTAGGATTAGAATTTCATACTAACAACGAAGAACCACAATCTTTTAATATAGAGGCATTACAAAATGAAGCAACAGAAGAGGTTAATCAGGGTTTATTAAAAGAAATGATTGAAGAAATAGATATTCATAATGCATCATCTACCATTGGTACTTTGGAATTTTTAGACCAAATATCAAAATTTGCATCAGTGAACAATTTATGTTATACAAAAGAAACTTTGGATATGGAGAGTCCTGATAATGCGGAAAATCCTTATTTAGAGATTGATAAATATAAAAGTTACAAAAATAATATAACTCATGTTTATAAAACAAAATAATTATATCTATAATTTATAACTAAAGATATAATTATGGCATTAGAAGCTATTAACACGATTTATGATGATTTTATAAAGGGTATAGATAAAAAAATAGAAAAAGAAAAAGCGGAAGCTAAAGCAGAAGCAGAAGCAGAAGCAGAAGCAGAAGCGGAAGCAAAAGCTAAAGCAGAAGCAGAAGCAGAAGCAGAAGCAGAAGCGGAAGCAAAAGCTAAAGCAGAAGCAGAAGCAGAAGCAGAAGCGGAAGCAAAAGCTAAAGCAGATGCAGAAGCTGAAAGATTAGCAAAAGCAGCTACAATAATATCTACAGCTGTTGTTCATTGGTTAAAGAGAAAAGAAGCTGAAAAATTAGCAAAACAACGATTAGAAGAACAACGATTAGAAGAACGACGATTAGAAGAAGAAAGAAAACGATTAGATGCTGAAGCTAAATTAGAAGAACAATTAGCAAAAATAACAGCAGCAGTAATAGCAGAAGAAGAAGAAAAAAGAAAACGATTAGCAAAAGAAGCTAAAATAGCAAAAGAAAAAGCGGAAGCAGAAGCTAAAGCAGAAGCTAAAGCAGATGCAGAAGCAGAAGCTAAAGCAGAAGCAAAAGCAGAAGAAGAAAGAAAACGATTAGATGCTGAAGCTAAATTAGCAGAACAATTAGAAAAAATAACAGCAGCAGCAGTAACATTAATAGCAGAAGAAGAAAATAGAAAACGATTAGAAGAAGCAAAAGCTAAAGCAGATGCAGAAGCACAAGCACAAGCTAAATCTAAAGCAGAAGAAGAAAATAGAAAACGATTAGCAGAAGAAGAAAATAGAAAACGATTAGAAGAAGCAAAAGCTAAAGCAGATGCAGAAGCACAAGCACAAGCTAAATCTAAAGCAGAAGAAGAAAATAGAAAACGATTAGCAGAAGAAGAAAATAGAAAACGATTAGAAGAAGCAAAAGCTAAAGCAGATGCAGAAGCACAAGCACAAGCTAAATCTAAAGCAGAAGAAGAAAGATTAAAAAAAAAAGCATTAAAAGTAATTTCTGCAGTTGTTGCTTTTTTAAAAAAAAAGAAACAAGAAGAAAACAATAGAAAACAATTAGCTGATGCTGCTCTTGATGCTATTAAAATAAAAAATGAAATAGAGCGTGAAAAATTACAAAAAATACGTGAAGAAGAAAAATTAAAAAAAGAACGAGACGACAAAAAACACACCCGTAAATTAAATGACACAGTAATAGTAGCAGCAACAGTAGCAGTAAAAAAGAAAAATATCGCAACAGGCCCAGATCACATTACATTACCAGAACCAGAACCAGGAACAGAAAATCCAATAGTAGCAGGAACAGAAAATCCAATAGTAGCAGGAACAGAAAATGCAATAGTAGCAGCAACAGTAGCAGTAGAAATGAATGATATCGCAACAGAAACAGAAACAGAATCAGGTTCAGAAACAGAATCAGGTTCAGAACCAGAAAATGCAAAAGTAGCAGCTATTGTATCAAATAATTTATTATTGTTATTAGCAAAAGACAATTTTAATAAAAAAGAAATTACACAAAATCTATCAGACAAAGCAACAACCACAATAGCAGCAACAATAGCATCAATTCCACATAATCAACCAGAGCAACTAGGACAACAAACACAACAAATGCAACTAGAGCAAAAAAAGAAACTAGAGCAACAACATAAAGAAGCACAAGAATGCTATGAGAAAATTAAATTAGCAGACAAAGAAATGATACCGGTTGCAATTGTAAATAATGAATGTATTGGTTATAAAGAAACAACAGATGTAAATGGTAAAATAAATAAAGAATATATTAAAAAGTAAGCATCTAATAATTTTTATGTAATGTAATTAAAATTACATAAAAAAAACAATATAAATAACATATCTAAAAATGAATTCAAGATATGTTATGGCGAATATAGAAATGCCTATAGAAATAACTGCAAACAATGAAATATGTCCTTTACAAAATTTATCAAGCATTCATGTTGTTTCTATAATAGATTCTATCAGCAATTTAAACAGGGATATAAACCAAGATGATATAATTAGTCAAGCAAACAAATTATTCAAAGAACGTGAAGACGAAGAATCTAGTGATACAAAAGAAACAGAACAAATCCAAGAAGAACCTATAAAAGAAAAGGAAGAAGAAAATATAGAAACAGAAGAAGAACCATCTGTTGTATCGTCACCAGAAATAGTTCAGCAATTGTTTATTTATCCAGAAGAAATACGTAAATCAGTTTCGCGTGTAAAACAAAATAGTTCTTTAAAAAAGCGGAGTAAATACAATCCACGTACAACGGTAAAAAATAGATAATGCTCTAAATCTAGTTTAGGTAAGGTCTTTGATTTTTCTCAACAACCAATGGCTCTGGCATAAATACGGGTGTTTTATTCATTACAGACAAACTATCTATGTTCATAAATTGGGGATTCACTGGTGTTTGAGGATTCACTAAATTTGTAGAACCAATGCCACGAAGTTGAGATTCAATATCACAGTAGTTTTTGCATAAATTATCTCTGGCATTTGATGCGGGCAAGAGACCATTTCCGGGTAAATGATTGGTATATGCATGTCCAGCGGCAGAATTTACAAAAGTACGATATTCATCTACTTGTTTATTCATTTTTTGTTCGTGAGAATAATTTCCAGGTGTGTTTTTATTAGAGGTTGATGCCATAATAATGTATACAATACAATTATACATTATTTACTCATAAATATATTTAATTTAACATTTCTACTAAGTCTTTATATTCTTGTGTTTCTTCGGTAAGTGCATTTTCATTATTAAAAAATATGCACAAACATTTATGAAATAAAGGCAAATATTCATATGCATATAATATTGCTACACCTATTTCGTGATCTCTTGATAAAAAACGGGCGGCGGCCATCTCATATAATCGGTGAAAAATAGGCAGAGTTTTTGTACAATTACGAATATACTGCATCATTAATCCAGCAGATTCTTCATCATATTCAATTTCGTCACGAGTTTCCTTATCAAAATCATCACCCAACTCTTCTTCTAATTGTTGAATTAATGCAGGATAATTCTCTGTATTCATTTTAAAAATTTGGCGTAAACATTGTCTATATCCAGTATTGGTTGTATATCTTGGTATAATTAAATGTTTTGGATACTGCATTCTACTATATTAATGACATCTAATATTTATATTCATTTGAATGAATATAAATTAAAGTAATTATCTAAAGTCTATACATTATTTCTTTTTGGGATATTGTTTTCGGGTTTGTTTGTGTGCATTACGAGAACGCTTTCTTGTCTTTTTACCACCATGAAGTTGTTTAAATGGATTTCTAATAATTCCCCAACTTTTAATAGCTTTATCATAATTGTCTATTTTTTTTGTGTCAGCTAATTTATTATATTCATCAAAAATTATATTTGTGTATTCTTTCATTTTTTCTATTACATTATTTAATTCTTTCTTATAGTTAGTTGCGTTTTTATTTTTATTAGTTATTTCATTAGTTACTATTACGTTTTCACTAAGACCTTTTAACGAACTATAATCCATTTTTGTCCATTTGGAATTATTAATTTTACCTGTTAATTTTCTAAGTTCTATATATTTTTCTATTTTGTTATTGTAATTATTTACTATATGTTCTTTATACTCAGGAGCTTTTATGTTATTACGCAGTTCTGTATATTGTCCTTCCAACTCTTTAAGCTTTTTTTCTGCTTCTAATATCTGAATATATTTGGCTATATCCGGGTTATAAGGATTTTCAGAATTTGCAGGATTTACATATAATTTATTATTTATATTTATTATTGAACGTATAGAGTTTTCAAAGTTTACATCCTTATCTTTAGCATAATTAAGAATTTCATTCTCTATTTCAGCATATTTTGTATTTATATTTAATGTTGTTTGGCCTACACTGTTATCTTCATTGGTTGACAAGTCATCTAAATTACACCATTTGCCTTTATTTTCATCAGTTATATCAGTTTTTTCATTACATATTTCGTTTATTATATCCTTCCTGAATTCAAATAAATTCATAATTTTTGTATTCAAATCAGTTTCTATGGCCTTTTTTGTATTATCTTTTTCTTCATCTCTTGGTAAATGTTCTGGCGGGAGTTTTGTATCAGCTACTGCTTCTGTTGCTGGTGCTGCTTCTGTTGCTGATGCCTCTGTTGTTGCCTCTACTGTTACCGATGATGGTTGTACAGCAGAAGAAATGCCTAATTTATCATATATGCGTTTGACTTCTTCAATATCATAACTAACAGTATACTGTTGATTATTTATAGTAGCTGTTAAATTAATGGTTTTATCATCACTCATATTACAAAATTTTCTTATATATTATATGTAAATAAATATAATATAAAAATACCTAAATGACTATGATTTATTTATTAGCTTGTCCAGCGGGCATTTCACGAGTGGACATACCACCGCGAACCCATCCGTCTAAAGCGGCTTCTTCAACTGTGTTAGAAGCGTCTGTAACTCTGTTCTCCATTTTACTATCAGTAGGATATAGAGCATAAGGACCAAAAGACTTCTCCATGATGGTAGAAACACTCTTCTTTTGTGTGACAGGTTCTCCTTGTTGTAATTGAGATTCCAAAGCAGGGTCACAACTGCCTCTTCCTAAATAAGGAATAGTAGAAAAGGGGCGAGAAAAAAGTTGTAGTTTTTCAAGAGGGCGTTCTTCAGTAGATTTTAATTTTAACATAGACTCTTGGTCAACAGATGCATTATGAATACCATTACCATTGGCTAAACCGTTGAAATTCATAGTAGGTTGTTGCATGGCAAATTTGACATGACTATCTGAAGATGTACTACTAAAATGGTCGGTCAACATGTAATTAACAGAATTATTATTGGCAGTATTTTGCTGTGTTTTGTCTGTAGCATCAGCACCGATACGCGCAGTGTTATTAAAGGTGTAAGGACTAAGTGTGGCCATGTATACTATATATTATAGTATACAAAGAGATAGTAATTTGTGAATAATATTAATAAAACAACAAAAGGTTAGCGTTGATGTAAAATGGCAGAATAACCTAAATATAATGCTAGAACAATCGTAATCCATGCCATTGTGGGATCAATTCTATTAAATACAAAATGTTCATTACTTAATATCAATGCTTCTAAGAAGAATGTACCACTAACAACATACTGACTAGTGCGGTCGTCTAAAGTCATTCCATTTAAAACCCGTATAATTCCATTAGCCAACATAGTATAAGCAACAAAACGTTCAAACATAATATTATTATTATCATAATCAGTAATCATATCAAAATAAACATTGCGTATATGTGGAATTTGTAATAAATTTAAAATACATAAGGCTGCTATAATATTATATATACCATTTATGATAATAATCCATTCAATAATAAGAAAAGATTTCATAAATTATTTGTTTTATATTATATGTGTTGAATATAATACAAAAAGGCTAAATAATTAATTGGTATGTCTGGATAAATTACGTGCACAAGCAAATTGGTTACCCTCTTTGCATGAAACCATACTTCCATAACAAAATTCTGCAAAACCAGCTTGATCATTAGGAATAGTGGTACTAGGATTAGAATTAAATGGACGCAATGATTGTTCAAACATTAATTCACTTCCGGCATCTTTAAATAATTTATCAGCAATGTTAGGATGGTCGGGGTTAGCATCAACAACAAATTGCTTGGCTTGTGTTAAAATTTCTTGTTCAACATTTTTATTAAATGCGGGTGGTGCAGGTTTTTTCTCTGGATTATAATCATAATCAGTAACTAAAACATTACCAAAGGGATTACTAGAATCAGGACCTTCAAAAATGCCATCAGGAACGGGTAAATTATGTTTTTTAAATAATTCTTCTGCAATAGGTGCATTTTCAAAACCTTCATTGGCTTGTTTTTTCTTTTCCATTTTATCTTTTTGTTGTTTATGATAATGATGTAACATATAAATAGCACCAAGAGTTACTAAAGAAAACAAAATAGTTCGTACATTTTTGGAAATAACAAAACTAATAATAGTAAGTACTAGTACAGAACGTGTAATAGCATTAAGTTTTTGTTCATAGCTCATACCTTCAACTGGAAAAAATTCAAACATATAAAGTTGATGAAAGAGAACATTGGGATTTTCTCCCCAAAAAGGTACTTGTTTACGTACTTTTTTAATCTTTTGTGTCATATTTTCAACATCATCATCGGGTTCTCCGTGAAGTTCATCAAATTTGATATCCTTTGGTGGATCTTTTTTAATTTGTTCAACATTAGGTTGATATAATTCTTCTGTTACATTTGAAGCAAGTAATGATTGTGACATATTATAAATTATTATTAGTATATATTTATATATTATATTGTTTTACATAATATATACAAGAATATCTAATATAACATGACTAAATAGAATTCATTTATGATTGTTTCCCAATAGCTTCAGTTACACTATGTTTTTCTTTAACACATTGTTTATCAATGCTTAATGACTCGCAATTGGTATCTTGTGGTACTATTTGTAAAACACATTTAGATTTTTCACCATACAACGATTCAGTACACCCTTTTTCAGTAAATACCGTATTTTTATTAGAAAAATGAACACGTTTTTTGGTTTTATTTTGTTTGCTAATAGAACACCTAGCTCTAAAATGCTCGTAACGTTCTCTAATAGTTTCATAATTAAGCCCCGATTTTTTTCCTAACATATTATTAATTAATTCATGTAAATCAAAAACATATTTTGAGAACATAGCTCTATTTTTCATATGTTTCATATAAAGAGGTAATTTTTTATAATTTTGTTTTAGATTTTTACGACACTTACCACATGGTAAAACGTGTTTCAATTGTAACATAAATTTGGAATAATGTTCTTTATCTTTTTTGGTAGGGTTTACAGGGTAATTAAAGCTCATTGTATGTAGATAATGCCACATACCTGGTCCCCATACACTGGTTAACATACCATCATTGCTGTTGTATTCATTATCTGTATATACAGTATTTAATTGACTAACATTTGGACGTGCTTTACGATTATTTCTTTTTTTTGTATGTTTGCGTTTTGTATTCATATATGAGTTCTCTTTAGTTATATTATTGCGATATAAAAAAGTATACTAAATAATTATAATATTTAGTAAGTTCTCGTTTTGTATACTTAAAAAATCTATAAATATACTATATAAATGGCAAACATTGTAGACGTTATTGGTAAATATATCCAACCGTATAAAAAAGCAATTATTATTGTGTTGATAATCCTCGCTTTTTATTATTCAATCCGTTATTGGATGAATGTAAATAACATGGAATATATGGAAAATAAATTTGATGATGTAGCAAACACAAATCTTCGTGAAAAAGAAACAATAATATATTTTTTCCATGTAGATTGGTGCCCTCATTGTAAAACAGCATTACCTGAATGGAACGCATTCAAAACAGCAACAGATGATAAGATTATAAATGGTTATAAAGTAAAATGTAAGGAGGTTAATTGTACTGATGACAAAAATGCCACATTATCAGATAAATATAATGTAGAATCCTATCCCACAGTAACAATGCAACGTGGTCCGGATAAAATAGATTTTGATTCAAAAGTAACACAATCATCTTTAACGACTTTTACAAATACAATGTTAAATAATTAATTATCCGGATTATACTGTTGATAAAACACATCAATACCTTGTTGTATTAATTGTTGCCGCGTTTCTCTATTATCTGCAACATTAGAAATAGTAGACAATGAACGTGTATCTGAAGGTAAGATAAACGTATATTTATTCTTTTTAATGACAACATATAATAATTTTTGTAAGATTTTATTTAGTAAATAAACCACATAATCAAATAATGAAAACATAGTAATATCTATATCTTCATTATTTACCCATTCTGCATTTATCCCCAATATCTCATTCGGGTTAGCCCCATTTTGTATGCATTCATCAATTGGGTAATTTGTACAAAAACCACCGTCACAATATAATATATTATCAATGTAAATCGGTTGAAACAAAATGGGTATTGAACAAGACGCATGGATTGCATCAATTAATAACCAGTTTGGGTGTGTTTTATAAGAAATATCTACGGGTTTTAAATGATTCACATTTGTAATCATAATATGCAATTCCATTTTCGTTTTTTGATAAAAATCAAACATATTAACATTTATTGGAATATCCTTTCCTAATAATAATGGACTAAATATTTTTTCGGTGAGGGTTCTACTGTAAATCCCATTATTTTGAACACAATTAAAAATCACATTCAAATCATAATGAAATACTTTTTGCCATGGACGATTAATTAAATATTCATCTAATGTTTGCCAATCATACTGCAAACACATGATTGTAGCTAATATAGATCCAATAGAGGTTCCATAAATAGTTTGTATATCTTTATACATCCATAGTTTTTGTTTATTAGACTCTTTTAAAATACCATAGTAAGAGAACCCAAGTATTCCACCTCCAGAAATGACCAAATGTTTAATGAAATCATTGTTTTTATACTCATTTATTGTAATTTCTGGTAAACACTCCGGATTATCCCGAACATCACATTTACTATCCGCAATTAAATCCATATTAAAATAAATAATTATAAATCTTTGTACATTTTTGTGTAAAAATAATATAATTTTGTAATTAGAGAGAACCTTATAAAAAATATTTTATAATAATATAAAATTCACCCATTTGTGAGAACATTTCACGCATTTATGTGGAAATAATAAATAAAACAAATATTACGTTAATTAAATTGATGTTTTTTCTGTGTACATTATAATTATGTCAAACTTTTTATACTCAACCGATGAAGAAACAACCGGTAAGATAAACATAGATGAATTATACGATAGGGCACAACAGCGCGATTTGAAACAATTAGCCATATTTAACAAATTATTAAATCGTATACATAATAAAATCAAAAGCACAACTCGTGTAGTAAAAAAAGATACACATATATGGTTTACTGTTCCAGAATACATATTTGGAGAACCATTGTATAATCAGGGTGACTGTATAGGTTATTTAGTTGTAAAATTAGAAGAAAATGGGTTTCATGTCAAGTATTTACATCCCAATACATTATTTGTATCTTGGGCAGACTGGATTCCAGCGTATGTACGCAGTGAAGTCAAAAAGAAAACTGGAAAAGTCTTGGACGAAAAAGGCAATATTTTACGTGATTTAAACGCAGAAAAAGAAGCAGCCGAAGAAGAAGAAAATATGAACTCGGGGTTGTTCAATGACAAAAATAAAAGTACACAAAAGAATAAGAAAGATTATACACCATTAGACCAATATAAACCAACCGGAAATTTAGTTTATAAACCAGAAATGTTTGAAAAAATAGAGAAAAAAATGGGATAATAAATAATAAATATATTTGTATTTTTATTATTTATGCAGTTCTTTGTGAATCATCTGTATTTTTACCAGAAGTACCAAATTTATTCCATTTATTAGTGTTGTATGAATTTAATTGTAACATTTCACTGGCATTATCTTTCCAGTACTTAATTTTATCTTCCAATTCTTGTTCTTCTTTGGATAATGGATATGTTTGGTTTTGTCTAGCATTCATACGTTGTAAATCATCATCCGTAGCTTCAGGTTTTTTGCCGAAACAATTTACACCGAATTTTACATAAGGATTTGCAATATATCCACCGTTTACGCCAGGTCGTCCACAATTATTTCTATATTTTTTATCTAATTTTTGTAATTTATCCCATGTATTTTTTTGGGTAGGGAATAAAATCATTTGATTATCAGACCATCCATAACCACACCATTCTGCACCATTATTGTAAGCATTTTCAACTTGGTCATATGTTGCAATTTCAGAATCATATGCTTTACAGATAGCCTTTGCATCTTTATATGTATACAAATTATTAGATACATTAAATACCTCTGCATCTGGATCATCTACTTGTTCCTTTTCACATTTTTCCAATTTGGGTGCATTCTCATCTTCTGGTTCTTCTGGTATTTCTTCTTCGGGTGTTTCCTCCTCACCTAAAAATGGGAATAAATCATAAATAGAGATTTTCAATACATATTTAAAAAAATCTATAAATAATATAATTATCAATAATAGCCATGCACCTCCTTCAACTATGGAAATAAAAAATGGTTTTGTATCTTTATCTGTGGGAATACCTACTATTTTATTGAAAACATAAAAAATAACAATAAACATACCCGTTGTAAATGCAGAAGATGGTTCAAGAACATAATCTTTTATTTTATCAAAATTATTTTTAAATATACCCTCATCTGGATTTTCTTGGTAAGAATAATAAACATTGTATGAAATAACTCCTAGAATAACTAAAAATAAAATGTCTAAAGTTCGGCTTAAACCTATTTTGGAACCTTCAGGATTCATATTATCGCCTCTACTTGTAAAACTACTGATAATATAATAAAAGACAAGACATATGCCTAAAAATATAATAATAGATGAAGCAGTAAATGAACTTATGATATCTGGAAACTCTTCATTTGTCTCTTCCTCTTCATTTGTTTCTTCCTCTTCTTTTTTATTATTCGTTTCCTCTTTTTTATTAGTTTCTTCTTTTTTATTATTCGTTTCCTCTTTTTTATTAGTTTCTTCTTTTTTATTATTCGTTTCACTCATTTTTGTTATTACTATTTAATATATTATACAATGTTATTTTTTTTGCGATAAAATAAACAGTAAGCAGCAGATGATTTAATTGCGGTAGGATTACTAACCATTTCAACATTACGGTCATTATAATGTAGCCAATTATTTTCAGTATTCTTTACAAATGCGGTGTAATGACCACCCGTAACACCACCCACATGATTACATATTCCATATAAATCATATTTATATGAAGACGCATTATATCCACAAACATATCTAGACAAATCTAAATTTTCTATAGGAAATTCAACATTATTATTTATTTTATTCATTCCATCGGCGGTAAATCTGTTTAATGTAATAATAACAATCTTTGGAAAATTCCAAAAACGAACTTGTTTCTTAACGTCCTCTTTTTGTTTCGTTTTCTCGTTATACCAGGCATTATCACCTTCTAATAATTCTGGTTTCACGTAACAATTAAAACAATCATAAATATTTTTTATTTCTATAGTATTATCTATTACGGGAAGGTCTAGTACAAAAAAGTTTTCAGGTTTTACAGAATGTACAGTATTTTTCGTTTTAGAAACAATTTCTGATACATATATACCATAAAATAATTCCATTATTTCAGAATATTCATTAGAATATGTATTTTTTAACATTTCATAACACTTTAATGCTGTTTGGTCTAAATCGTTCTGTGGCGTTCCATTAATATTCATTTTTACTCGTCGTGAAATACTAGAATGTATACAATCCATAAAAAATAATAAGAATTCTGTCATATCATTTTGGGCATGTCCTGTGAATAAATCTCTATTTTTTTGTTTCGCTATTTGTTGAACATTATGTACAAATTTACGGGGGGTTACTATTCCATTTCCACTCCACATTACTGTACGTAAATCATTCCATTCATCTAAAATGGCAATATCTGGTATATCCTTTTTAATAAATTGTTTATAATTATTAGAATCCAAAAAATGATTTAATTCATATGTATTATTTAATACTTGCATACATGCATTTAAAAAACATGTGTTTCCTAAATTTTCTAATCCGACTTTACCTTTATTTTTATATTTTGTCAAATCCATTTATTTTAATAATTATTGTAAATATATAAATCTAAACATATATCTTTATATTATATTATAGAATGGATAATAATACTGAAAATACTGGTAATTTATTTACAAATATAGAGGAAAATATTCAAGAAGTTATATCAAATTCAATTAGAAATTATTTTTCAACTATGCCACCTTTTAATAGAAATAATAGAACAAGAAATCCAGTAAATAATTCAAGTGATATTGTTAATATTATTCGTGAATCTATGCATATTAGTAATGATATTATGCGTTCTTATAACAATAATATCAATGAATTTAATACAAATATGAGAGATTTAATACGTATATTACAAAATATTAATAATAATAATAATAATCATATTAGACGACAACAAATGCGAACAACAGACCCTATTATTTCCATTCCACGAAGTACCATTCCAGGAAATCCTATTCCACCAAGTACCATTCCAGGAAATCCTATTCCACCAAGTACCATTCCACGAATGAACCGACGAAATTACTTACAAAATCGTCGTTCAAATGTATTAGATAATCCATCTTTTAATATATTTGAAAATATTCTTAATAATAATATGCCATTTTTGCCATATACATTTCAAGATGTAGTTATACGACCAACTGATAGAGAAATTGAAAATGCGTGTGAACTATTTGAATATATGAGTTCAATTGAATTAATTAATAACCGATGTCCAATTACATTAAGTGATTTTCAAGAAGGTGACCAGGTTAGAAGAATACATCAGTGTGGTCATACTTTTATTGCAGATTCCATTATTAGTTGGTTTCAAAATAATGTTATATGTCCTGTTTGTAGATATGATATTCGTAATTATAATAGAGAAAATTCAGGTAATGAAAACAATGAAGCAAGTACCGAAAATGAAAATAATGAAGAAAATACCGAAAATGAAAACAATGAAGAAAATACAGAAAATGATAATAATGAAGAAAATACAGAAAATGATATATCAATGAATACGTTTACCACGATATATAATCCTGGTCATTATACAACATCCATGACAATTAGTGAGCCATTTGATGTTAGTTCGTTACATTCATATAATGATTCTTCTAATAATATCTCTTCACCAAGTATTTCACTGGATGACTCTATAAATACTTCATTAGAAAGTATTTTAATAGCGGCATTAAGTTTAGATAATAGCAGTAACAATAATTTGAATAATTTATTAAATACAGATATTTCAAATAGACAACAATCCTTATTTAGACTAGAAATCCCATTAGAATACGAAGAATATTATGATGCATCAAACAATTTTCTAGGAAATAACACAAATCATTTCTCATAATAATTGTATATGTATATTTTTATTTTTATTTGTTTATTAATTTTATTCACATTATTTGCGTATTATAATAATAGTAATAATGATATAATTAAAGCGAATATTGTAATGTACATATAAAAAATTTTTACATAAAATAAATAATTTTATTATTGATTTTATCTTTGAAAGAAGCTGATAATCGTTTGAATATTATGTTTTTGATTGTAAATTTTGTTCAACACACTATCAAATAATAAAACCTTAATTTTTGCAGATGAATATTTTTCTTTTTTCTTCATAAATGTCTCTGTATCAGGAAATTCATTTTCTAATTTAATTAATTCGTTACGATATGCTTTTATGGCTGTACTCTTTCCCTGTAACTCCCATATTTGTTCCAAAGCAAGTCCAAACAATTGCTGTAATGGTTTCATCAATTGATTTGTAATATAATGAGTATAATCAATTTTCAACTTATTTTCAACAATAAATTCGGGTGTTTCTATTTTATCGCCCATCAAAGCTTTGGGTGTGTCATTTACAACAAATACAAACTTCATTCTATCACCTGGTTTTGGTTTATTTCCTGGATCTCGCTTACCAATTCGTTCAGCTAACACGAAATGACCTATTTGATTGGGATTTTTATATCCACTTCTAAGAGCTTTTGTAATTGCTAATTTATCCATGCTGACATTGCCTTCAATCAAGTCGTTCAATGAATGTTGTAAAAATTGTATAGCATTTTCAATGTTGTTACCTTTCATCAAAATATTCAATATACCACCATAAACATCTTTAAGATAATCACATGAATCGCGTCTCTTTAATGACAATCCCATGAATTTCATATAACCCTTATTTGGGTTTTCTTCATATAACATTCCAACATATCGTTTCTTTGATAACAGTATGAATGGCATCAATGTTTTTTCATATTCTAACCCCATTGGTGGTTTTAAATATTTCGTACATAATTCAGCAGCATCTTGTGCAATCTCAATTGTCATTTCTAATGCTGGTTGACCTCTTATTTTTTCTCCAGTATCTGCATTTTCAAGGTTAAATGTAAAGAATACACTGTCCGTATCCCCATACACATACTCTGCTTTTGTACGTACCGGGCCATGTGAAACTGTATTATATATTCGGTCCCCATATACTTCTTCAATAATACGCTTTGCATAGATAATCATCATACGTCCCGTAGCCGTAGTGGATGCAGCAACATCTTTTTCGTAAAAAGTAGATGTACGTGAGCCACATTGTCCATACAAAGAATTCGCAGTAACCTTATAACCCAATTGTCTTTTATCCAGAATATTTTGCATAAAAGGGTCTTTTTCGGTTTTAATCATTTTGCGTGTATCTTTTCTAGCTTTAAGAAGTTCCTCAAGAATAGAAGGCATAATACCTTTTTTATTATCTGGAAATTGAGCCCATCTACAAACCATCTTTCCCACTTTTGTTTTGACTTTTTTAGATACAGGATTGTTTGGATTTCGTAAATATTCATAGGTATCAAATTCAATATTAATATAATGGTATCCTGGTAAATTGTCATAAATAAACTCTCCTTTTTTATTTTGTTCACCAACAACACGTATTAATCTACCATCTAAATCATATTCTTTTGACCATACTTTACTATCGTGTGAATAATTTTGACTAATCATGGATGACGGATATAGAGAAGAATAATCAACACAAGCCACTGGGTTATCCATGTACATTGAGCATTTTGGTGGTAACACAATAGCCCCTTCATAGCCTTCTTCTTTCCATGTTTTTTCCAGATCGGGCATAAGTGTATCTTTATCACGACACTTTTTAGCAACATAACTAGTTAGTTTAATGCCTTGTCCACGAAACACCAAGAAACTAATGGGTACACTACAAATACGAGACATCTCAACATAACCAGTGATTACATCTATTTTGTTCATTAAATGATGAACCAAGTTACAATCTTGAATACAGTATTTTGCAACAATGGCCCTGTCACTGGCTGAACCTTTGGATAAACGAAATATATCTTGTGGCGTTACATCATCCTTTGCCATTCCCCATTTAATGGATTTTGAATTATCAAGTTCATAATGTCCTTTAATTACAATGACATTGTAAGTATTTGTTTCTTCAACACCTTTCACTATATGTGTTACTGATTTATTGAGTTCAATATCCGCAACTATAAATTTTTGCCCATCGTTAAAGTAATCGGCAGTAAATCCAGTTAATTCAATGTGGATAAAATCACCAACATTCAAGCCCATCAAATTCTTACTGCATAGTTCAGTAACGTCACCTAGTTCTGGGTGTGTAGAATTAGAGACATATTTAACAGAATCACTAATAAATTGTCCAGCTACATCATCTAGTTTGTAAGAAGACAGATTAAAATCTCTACGAAAATAAGCATACATATCTATTTGCAATCTTCCAGTCATTTTTGCAAATCGCAAATCATATTCGCCACTAGCAATTTGTATTTTGGTATGTTCCAAATTCAATTCACCATGTTTTTCTCGGCTTTCTTTTGCACATATTTCATTTATTTTTCTAGATAATAACAAGAATTCGCGTTCACAATATGTCTCTTGTGCGCGACGAAACATGAATTCGTAATCAAAGCCAAATATGTTGTATCCAATAATGATGTCTGGGTCTTCACGTTGTATTAATTCCGTCCATTTTATTAGTAATTCTTGTTCTGTTTCGGTGCATTCAATTTCAACATTAGGTACTTTATCGCAACTTCCTACAACTAAACAATGATTCAAATACGGCTCTTTATCGCCATATTTTAAAAATGTTGACCCGATAAACGTAACTTCATCGCCCTTCAATGCAGGAAATATTCTTGTCATAATTTCATTAAATATTTGTATTTTTTCATCACGTTGATATTCTTCATTTAATAGAATATCTATAATTGTTGAATTTTTTTTTACTTTGGGTTTTCGTTTATATTTACCGTATTGTTGTCCGGTATATTCACTGGATTCTACTTGTTCCCCATTATTATCATTATCCTCACCTGTACCGGTATATTGTTCATTCTCTTTCATTTGCTCAAAAATACCATCTATTGTTAATAAATGACTATTATCTTCTTCAAGAGTTGTTTTCCTAACTGCCTCTAATGATTCATTCAAAACCAAATTACTTCTAGCTTCTAACATTTTTTTAGATGGTTTATTTTTTGGATACACTAAATCAATATCTTCAAATTTACCATATCCAAATGCAGACAATATCATTTTCTGTAATAACATTTTTGATTGAGAATCATCTAACACTTTCATTTGTTTGATAAAAATATCCACAACATTTGTTACAAACCGTTTATATGTTTTAATAGGAATAGGAAAATCACCATGACTACTACTTGCTTCAATATCAAAACTACATATTTTATAAGGAACTCTTGTTTCTTTTTCAGGTTGAGAATGTAATTCTTTAAGTGGGCATATCACTTCATATTTACATGTTGTAGTTGGTATAGATGATTTTGTCACTTTATTCATCTTAAAGCTGACCCATCCCGATGGACTTATATTATGAATGTGAAAATATCGCAATAAAGGTGGAATATTACTTTCATATAATTCAACACTAGTGCCTTGATATACTATATTTTTACGGGTTCTATATTCTTTTGCATCGGGTTCACTGTTATACGTATACCATAAATTCTTGTATTTATTCATGGCAACCGTGTTTTTAAATACCAATTTTATAAATTTATGTTTTCTTCCACCCGAAAATCCGTATAATTTATAATGGTCAACCAATTCAAAATCAACAATAGAATCTTTAAACCGATTGTCTAATTTGGTGTTAGCTTGTAAATCTAATACAAAAGAACGCATTGTATATTCATCCCAATTATCACCAACCTTCACATAAAAGAAGGGTAAATAATCATTCACATAAATACAACATGTGTCTCCTTTTTCATTTATACCGAACATTTGAATAACAAATTGTAATTCATCTGTTCTTTTTTTATATTTGGAACGGGTTCCATCATCAGAACCAGAATCACTCTCTTCTTTTTTTGCGGATTCATCATATATATGAAAATCAATCAAACGGAAAGACTTTACTATAACTGGTTTCTTAATCTTCAGTTTGATGGGTTTAGAGTTACTACTTTCCATCTTAACTACTGTATTTGCTTTGTACTATTTAGATTATTTTGTTAAATATATCAATAAAATAATCTATATTTTATTATCAATTTTTCAGGTATTAATTGAAAAATATACCACCTGGTGTAGAATTTCTACTATTGGGGGTTTTAGGTGTACCTTTTTTGGGTGTAGGAGTTTTGACTTTCATTGTTCCTAGATATTTTGGTTCTGGCTCTAAATATTCACCAGCTTTTCTAATATCGTTTATAATTTGTTGTTTTGCAGCATATGTTTCATTTGCTAGCCTACGTCTATCAATTCTTGTTTTTGGTGAATCCCTTATATTTTTTAAATCAGGTAATCCATGTCCCATAATTGATGGCTTAAGTGGAGATTCTGCACCCAAATTCTGCAATATTATTTTAGGGTTTATTCTATTACTAGTATTATGTGTTTTATCTGGTTTATACATATCATCAAATGCTTTATTTATACTATTTATGTTATTTGTGAATAAAGCTTTGGGCTTTATACTAGTTTTATCTATTGATATTGTACGTTTTTTCCTGGAAGATGGGGAATTTTTAGTTTTAGGTGTTTTTGACGCTTTTGGCGTATTTGGCATAGTTGTTGTACCACCACTCATTTTATTTAAGCTTTTTACCCAAATTGATAAATTCTCACTATCACGTGGATTAGTGTATGGTTCAAAAACACCATCTTGTATACTACCAATAGTAGGAAACCCTTTATACTGAATCTCTTTATTATTCATATAACGTTGAGATAATTGAGATAATTTTTCTTTTATACCATCACTTTCAAGCTCTTCAAATATAATATTATTATCTGTAATATACGAACCTAAATTTTTTTTCATTTCGTCCCATTCTGGACGAAGATATTTACAGTGACCGCACCAGGTCGCGTGTAATAACACAACAACGATTGGCTTTTTATCAACAATTGGTTGTTTTGTTTCTTTTTTTGATTCTGGTTTACGTTGAAAAATAGTATTAAATTCTTTTTCTAAACTTTTTAGCTCTTTTAGACGTCGGTTTCGCTTTTGTGTTCTTTTAGATTTAGATTTAGATTTGACTGATTTAGATTTGACTGATTTAGATTTACTACTAGTTTCTTTCATTATATAATAAATGTATATATTTTACTAAACAGATATCTAGCATTTTTATATCAATAAAAATATATAGATGTCTACAATTCAAAAAATATTTATTATATTCCTAATATTTACATTTTTGTTAGGTCTTTATATTACCATGTATTGGAACGTACAAGTAAATATGAAGACAAAAGAAAATATGGAAAACAATACTTCTTGTCCAAATTTACTTATAAAAAAGGGAAACATGTTATTACTATATAACAAAAATAAGCCAGAGGATGATACAAATCCAATCCCTTTTTTTAATTTAGATGAATATATAAATTATTTAGAAATACAAAAAGAAAAGGGATTACATTGTCCTGTATTATTTTTGCAAGAAGAGAACAATGCACAAGGTGAAAATGTATATAAGGTACACCCTAGTCCATTTCAATTACAAGATGGTGTTCCAACAGATACACCTGCAAAAGAAGATGTAACTGAACGCGGAGATGCAAATCGTTTAAATGCCCCATATAATCAAGACCAATATCCCGGTTTTGACCCACAAGGACAATATATAGGTGTATATACAAATATAGATGCAATTCACGATTCAACAAATGTTAAAAAGATTAGCGATAATCCAATGGATTCAAAATGGGCAGGTGTTACCTATACGCAACAAATGGTAGATAGTGGTAAATATGCTAAAAGAGAGATAACAAAACCCCAATTATTTAATGCAAAAACCGCATTTTATCCATCAATACCATCAGAAGTACCGTTACCACAAGATATATTAGGATATTCAACAGAGGGTTCATAATTCGTAAACAAACTTAAATAGTTAGCAATAAAATATTATTATGGTGAATAATATTTTACAGTATTACATATATAATTATCAATTTTATTCTATAAATTTCCCATTGGAATGGGCTATAAATCATTATGATGGAACTGGGCCATTACAATGTAAAAAGTGCGAATATAATGGCTGTAAATATGGAATATTCTATGAATATTGTAATGATTGTCAATTATTCCAGTATAACAGTAAACGCATTACAACAGAATACCGTAGAGAAAGGTCAAGATATTTACGGGGTAATTATAATAGTTCAGTAGCACCTATACTAGAAAGTTATGGTGTAATGGGTTCTTGATTCAACAGAAATGTTTGTATACTTTCTATTGCTTTTTTGCTTATTTTACGAACTTTTCCATTTGTTTCCATTGTCAGGTTCTCTATACACTGAATATTATTTGTAATTTTATTTATAAAATCAGGAAAGTTATCAAAATGTTTCATGATAGCTATAGCAGTAATTGAACTAATACCTGGTATTTGACATAATATAATTTCCCCAATATTGCCCGGTGTTACATTATCTTTTTTAACTTTTTTAACAACATTACAATAATCCGCTGGTTTTAGTTTATTTGTTAATTCTGTGTTAAAAATGTTCTCATTTTCCTGACAATTTCCATCTAGAGTTGATTCACTAGATTCAGGTTCTCTATCATGTTTGAATAATTTAAGGAAAGGGTGTGTTAAATAATAAGGAACCACCCCTTTTATAAAATTCCTTTCTATTTTTTCACTCAAATAGAGTAACCATTCTGCCGAATCTTTTATCGAAGATGTACGATGAACACTGAATCCTTTAAAGAATTGTAATGTAGTAATAGCAGAGAATGCTATTTTTTTTTCTAAAGAGGAATATAATTGTGAATTAACACCTTCAATTAAATAAAATATAGAATGTGGTGGAAAACCACTAGCATTTGCTAATCTGTAAGATTGTTCTTCATATCTACCATCTTTAATGGATGATAATAAGTCGGGGTATGTTTTTCTTTCAATTAAGAGAACATCTTTATCTTCATCTGTTTTAAGTAGTATATCTCCTAAATTTAACACATCTTTTGATAATTGTATATAAGAGGGTGTATGACTATTTCTTATTAGTGTTTCACATTGTTCAAACAATGCAGTTTCTCGTTCATCGATAATTATTTTCATAATAGGTTCTCTACAATATAATAATAATGATAACATTATTATATTGTTTCAGTTAGTATATTTAATTTATTCTAGAACCAATAGGACGTGATTGTCTGACAGTGGTTGTCAATGGCATTTGTAGCATAGATAATTTTTGGGAAGTTCCATGCATAGCAATGGAAGACCAAGAATCACGTCCAACTTGGTAAGGTAATCCGGCCTTTTTATTTCCACCACCCTGTGCTTGATTTGTAATACTAGAGATAGAAGATGTGCGTTTAGTTTGACTATAGACCATATTTTATAATATATATTACGAAAATATTTTTTTCTCTGTATGACAATTACTAAACGCAAACAATATAAAAAATTGAGTAAATAATATGTATATACTATATTCATTTTATTTGCAGAATAACATGAATATTGATGATGATATCCGTATAGAAAAAAATAGTAGTGGTGTTGAAACCTATGTTTTTGATCCGTATAATCCCCTAAATAAATTAATTCAAAAAGAACAAATAGAAACAATTTTGCGTAGATATGGTGTAAATTCTTCAATTTATAACTATGAACTTTATAAAAGAGCGTTTATTCATCGTTCTTATATTAAACGCCCACAGTTGGAAAATAATAGTAATAATATAGTTATTGTTCCTAAACCCGATGATTGTATACCATTGTTTACTAAATCCAATGAGCGGTTAGAATTTATCGGGGATGGTGTATTGGAATGTATTACTAAATATTATCTATATAGACGTTTTCCTAAGGAAAATGAAGGATTTATGACTGAAAAAAAGATTGCATTGGTAAAAAATGAGTCCATTGGTAGAATGGCATACGAAATGGGATTACATGAATGGTTAGTTTTGTCAAAGCATGCAGAGGGAAAACAAATACGTACAAATATGAAAAAGTTAGGTTGTTTATTTGAATCATTTATTGGTGCAATGTTTTTGGATTATAACCGTATATCAGTAACAGATGAAGAAGGCTGGTTTAAAAATGTATTTGTAACTGGTCCTGGTTTTCAAATGGTACAAATTTTTGTAGAATCCATTTTTGAAAAGCATGTAGATTGGATGCAATTAATTCGTAATGATGATAATTATAAGAATATATTACAAGTAAAGATTCAAAAGGAATTTAAAGTAACCCCCGATTATTTGGAAATAGCTGAACAACACCCTGATACTGGTTATAAGATGGGGGTATTTATGTGTTTAGGTCAAGCCATTCATCAACTTACACCAAATAAAGCATTATCAATGAATCAATTTAAAACATATAATGATATTCATGAATACATGTCGGTAAATGGTAAGGTATTTATATTTTTAGGAGAGGGTACACATAAAATTAAAAAGAAGGCAGAACAAATAGCTTGTGAAAATGCTATTATAAAATTAGAATCATATTCAACATAATATTATTTATTAAATAACCATCATTTCCAACATCCCATATTGTTTGGGATTTATTATTTATTAAACAACTTGGGATTTTACATATTCCAAGTTGTTTTTTGATTTATATATTTATCTTTAAGTTGTTTTTATAATTTATTCTATTGTATTTTTTTTCAGAAAACTTATAGTAGAGGTTTCGAAAAATGGACATTCTGAAAATGTCCACTTTTCAGATCTTGAATAATAAATTTTCCGGAAAAAACACGATTTTTGATTTTAAAGCATAATGCTTTAAATCCCAAAAAAATAATTTCAGGTTGACTGCACATTTTTTTTTAATACTTATTTATAAAATGATTTAGGCATTTTTTATGTTAGGATATATAAAGGTAAATCCTAACAAAATCCTAATGCCAAAAATGCCAAAAAATGCCAAAATATATATTTGTGAACATTGCAACTTTAAATGCAGTAAACAAAGTAATTATAGTGTACATATATTGACTGCAAAACATCAACTCCTAACGAATCCTAACGAAAAAATGCTAAAAAATGCCAAAATATTTATCTGTTCTTGTGGTAAGGAATATAAACATTCATCTACATTATGTTCTCATAAAAAGAAATGTAGGTATGTAGATAATATAGATGACGATATATCAGGTGAAATACAAAATAGTATAAGCGAACCGCCGAGTAATGCGAGTACAGTTTTAAGGTTATTAAAACAGAATGATGAGTTTAAAGAATTGATGGTAGAACAGCATTCTGCGGTTGTTGCATTGCAAAAGCAAAATATGGAATTAAACAAGAAGTTGATAGATGTAGTCAAAGATGGAACTATAATTAATAATAACACCACAAATAATAACACCACAAACAACAATCAATTTAATCTAAACTTTTTCCTGAATGATACCTGCAAGGATGCGATGAACATAACCGACTTTCTCGGTAATTTAGATGTGCAACTAGATGAATTAGAATATATAGGACATCATGGGTATGTGAATGGTATGACGAAGATGATCATGGAACGTCTAAAAGAAATGGATGTAACAAAACGACCAATCCACTGTACAGATGTAAAACGAGAAACGATGTATATAAAAGATAAGGATGAATGGTGTAAGGATACAGATGAGTTAGTAAAATTACGTAGAATATTAAATAGTATATCAATGAATAATTATAGAACGGTGCCAGCTTGGCAGACAGCTCACCCGGATAGTGAAGTGATGGACAGTCGTAATTATAATTTCTGTTATAAAATGATGCAATTAATATTAGGTGATGTAGAAGATGAACAAATCCGTTTGGATAATAAAATAATAAAAACAATAGCAAAAGATTTATTTGTAAACAAGAATAGAATATAAATATATGTTGTGAATAATAATAGAAATGTTCTCCAAATTTTTTAAAAAGAAATATAATAAATTATCATTTGAAGATATTCAGTTTGTAATGCAAAATAAAGAGCTATTTATATTAATTAATACGTTAGTTGTTAGTGAACAAGATTGTTTAATAAAACATACAATATCTCATATGGAAGAGGCCCAATTAATAAATAAATTAATAGAGAATTACGAGTTAAATGCAAATAAAATAATTGTCTATGGAAAAAATGATATAGATGAAACAAGTTTTCAAAAGTACGATCAATTAGTAAATTTAGGATTTTCAAACATATATATTTATGTAGGTGGAATGTTTGAGTGGTTATTGTTACAAGACATCTATGGTGTAGATGCATTCCCGACAACAACAAAACAATTGGATATTTTGAAATATAAACCGGTTCGTACATTTGGCTCAAAACTATTATTGTAAAAAATTGAATTTAATAATAATGATAATTGTGTTTATTATTAAATATATTTTTATATAAATAAATTATACAACATGGTAAAGCCTATTCTTATCTCAGTTGAAGGAAATATTGGTGCAGGAAAATCAACTATTATAGATAATTTGAAAGACCATATGAAGGGAAATACTGATATAATGTTTTTGAAAGAACCAGTAGATATATGGGAAACAATTAAAGACACCAAAACCGATGAAAATATATTACAAAAATTTTATAATGATTCAAATAAATATGCATTTTCATTTCAAGTAATGGCATATGTAACGCGTTTAAGTACAATTCGTACAGCAATCCGTGAAAATCCTGATTGTAAAATAATCATATGTGAGCGTTCATTAGACGCAGATAAAAATATTTTTGCAAAGATGTTATATGAAGATAACAAAATAGAGGATATAAATTATCAAATATATTTGCATTTTTATAACGAATATGTAAAAGATTATAAATTAGATGGTATTGTTTACATAAATGCAGATGCAGATGTATGTTATGACCGTACAGTAAAACGTTCACGTAATGGTGAATCAAGTATAACTAAAGAATATTTACAAAAATGCAAAGAATATTATGATGATTGGCTATTTACAAATAATAAGGACACTGATATATTAAATATAGATGCAAATGAAGATGTAACATATAATATGTTTGATAAAGAAGATAAGGGTTTAGAATGGTTACAAAAAATAGAAAGCTATATAATAAATAGTAGTATTCGTTTATCAATGTAAAATAAAATAAAAATTATGTTATTATGGACGAGCAACTTCTCATTTCACAAGAAATATCTATATACGGATGTTATACATCTGTGTGCATTCTAGTTGGAAGTATTGTTGCTGGTGTATACAATTTTCATGTCTCGGCTATATTGGGATTTTTACTGTCTATTACTAGTTACATGCATTGGAAACAGGTTATGATATTCAGTTGGATAAAAATCATTGATAGTCTCCTCGCGTCTACTTTGATTCTCAATATAACCTTTGTGGATAGTTCTAGGTTTCACCCAACATACCGGCTTATTTGGATAGCGGCAGTAGGTACGGTGGTCGTAGTGTTTGTCATGAATGAAATACTCCTTTACTATCAAGTAAAAAATCCTATATATGTGGGCGAAATTTCATCTTCGCACTACCGTTATTTTTCCACTTATTATACTGAACCAGGAACCACCCAACGTGAATATGCCGAATATCGGTCAACATTCACACATATTATATCTATTCACATAATGCTAGTAGGAGTCTGTATTTATTGTACGTACAACTCATATTATAGTCAATTATTACCGATAGAAGAAAATTTAAAAATATCAGGTAGTTGTTAAATATTTATAGAAATAATGGAATAGTTACAAGCATATATTAGTCAAATTTAACAATAATTTTAACGGTTTCTTTTTTAATGCATTTACATGCAGATACAGATAATTCTTCTCTTTTTTTACGTGTTTTAGAATGTTCATTCGTATTGTCGGTAGGTGTTCTACGTTTGGCAGTACTATTATTGTTATTCATATCTTGCTCAATATCAGCGTAATTGTCTTTAATATATTGAATAATATTGTTTTCAATAGCCCATTTAAAAAAATTAAGTTGACCAATAGTGGTTTCCATACATTGATTAGTATTATATGGAATAGTAATTCTTTCCCATCTACAGAATGGGTCAAACCGTTTTTTAGAATAGGCTTTTAATTTCAATTTATATTCATTATAAACTTTGAATCTAGACTTAGAATTAGTGTTATTTGTAGAAACCGGTATTTCATATACAGTATAGTTTTTTTTAGCATAATTAGTGACAAACCAATCAACAATGCGCAAAGAAATGCATGTTTCCCCATTTATAATACCCATCATAGTATGAATATTCTGTGAATTTTTATAAAAATCAGTTAATGTATTTAATAATAAATCATTTTGAGTTTGTAAGTTATTTGAACGATACATGTGATAAATTTATAATAAATAATACTTTATACCCTTTACACATATTTGTAAAAATATAAATATATGTAAGTAATTATAAAAAATTGAATACAAAATACATAAATAAATATATCATCATAATAACACCAATTTATAATGGATTTAAAGCAAAATAAGTTAACGAAAGCTGAATGGGATTCAATAGAAATCCAGGTAGGTGCAGATGAAAAAAAAATATTGAAATTAATAGATGATGGGTATGACAATGTAAATATTCGTTTGAATGAAACATTATCATTGAATTCATATATTCATTTTCCTCAAACTCGTGAGATGGATTATTTCTTATTTAAAAAGTATTTTGATGATGAAATGATGAATGTAATAAAAAAATATGGCGATGAACAATTAAAATCATATACATGTAATATAAATAGCGGTAAGTTAAAGAAATTAAAAAGTGGTGAAATTATTCGTCTTAACAATCTCGACAATAATATAAAATTAAATAAATCAAATATTTTTGAATATCTATTAATAGATTTGTTCACAGGTTTGGTGAAACAGATAAAGCAGAGAAAACAAAAGTATGCATTCTATTTATATACTTTAATTCAAATAAAAAAGTCATCAATCGCTTACATAAATGAATATGTAAATGACTTATTGGATTATACAATAAGTTATGCAAATTCATTTACAAATATAAGTGAAATAATTACAAATGCATACGAATTTATAGAATGTAACAAATATTTATTGAAGTATGAAGACCGTGTATTATTTAAACATCAAAAAGAATTATTTACAATTAGCAAGCAAGATGATGAAGATGAATTTATCCCGAGATTAATATTATATACAGCACCCACAGGAACAGGAAAAACCCTATCACCAATAGGTTTATCAAAAAATAATCGCATTATATTTGTTTGTGTAGCAAGACATATTGGTCTAGCATTGGCAAAATCGGCAATTTCAATGGAAAAGAAGGTAGCATTTGCATTTGGTTGTGAAACATCGGCAGATATTCGTTTGCATTATTTTTCGGCTATAGATTATACTGTAAATAAACGTTCTGGTGGAATATGGAAAGTGGATAATAGTGTAGGTGATAATGTAGAAATTATGATATGTGATGTGCAATCATATATTACAGCAATGCATTATATGTTAGCTTTTAATAAAACCGAAAATATTATAACATATTGGGATGAGCCGACAATAACGTTAGATTATGAAGAACATGAATTACATGAAACAATTCATAAAAATTGGGTAAATAATAAAATCCCAACAATGGTATTATCGTGTGCCACATTGCCATCACAGGTAGAATTACAGCCAATATTTGATGATTTTGTAAATAAATTTGATAATGCTGAAATACATAGAATATCAAGTTATGATTGTAGAAAATCCATTCCCATTTTAAATACAGATATGTGTTGTGTATTGCCCCATTATTTATATCAAGAATACAATGACATGATAAATTCAGCAACATATTGCAAGAATAACAAAACAATACTGCGGTATTTTGATTTACGTGAAATAATAATGTTTATTGAGTATATTCATGATAATGAGTATATAGATGAAATGTATACAATAGATAATTATTTTGAAGATAAGATTGTGAATATTACAATGAATAGGTTGAAAGAATATTATTTGGAAGTATTATTGCATTTAAATGCAGAATATTGGAATAAAATATATAATTATATGAAGCTAGCTCATAAACCAAGATATAATGATAAACGTACAAATGTATATATTCAAAAAACGAATAGTTTAAATAATCCAACAAAAACGAATGCAGGAAGTGTATTAACTCGTACAGAAAGTGTTGCTGGAAATTATGTTAACCCAGTAGAAAACACAGAAGCACCAGCGGGTGTATTAATTACAACAACAGATGCTTATACATTGACAGATGGACCAACTATCTTTTTAGCAGATGATATAGATAAAATTGCCAATTTTTATATAAAACACACCAATATATCAAATATGGTATATAGTGAAATATTAAATAATATAGGATATAACAATATTATTACTAATAAATTAGATAAAATAGAAAAAGATATAGAAACACAAGACGAAAGGGAAGGTAAAACACTAATAAAGGGACATAAGGGAAACCAACCAAAAAAAAAGGGAAAGGATAATTATAAAACATCAAATCAAACACAAAAATTAATAAATGATGCAGATAAGTTACGAAAAATGGTAAAAGTGGTATCATTAGACTCAGTATACCTTCCAAATACACGACAGCATCAAGCTAGATGGACACCAGATGGTGAAGTTAGAGAAAATGCATTTGTATCTAATATAGGTGAAGAGATGAGTAAAGAAATTATGTTATTATCCATAGAAGATAATTTGAAATTTCTATTGTTATTGGGAATTGGTGTATTCAAGCAAATAGAAAACAAAAGATATATGGAAATCATCAAACAGTTGGCTGATGAACAGCGGTTATACATGATTATTGCATCAACCGATTATATTTATGGTACCAATTATCAGTTTTGTCATGGATTTATAGGAAAAGATTTGAATAATATGACCCAGCAGAAAACATTACAGGCAATGGGTCGTGTAGGTAGAAATAATATTCAACAGGATTATACTATAAGATTTCGTGATAATAATATGATAATGAAATTATTTCAAGAACCAGAACATAATTTAGAAGCAATAAATATGTGTAGGTTATTTGTAAGTTAAATAAAATGTAAAAAATTGATTAATATTTATATAAATATTTTTTTACAAATATTAAAACAAGTTTTAAATAGGTAATAATGATATTTTATATGGGATTGGTTGGTGTAGTAACTATGGTTACATATATAATGAGTATTCCAAATGAATACTTGTTAGAAGGAATGAAAAATATAGATATAAATACAGATATGGATACAACTACAAATAATATAATTCTGGTATTGGGTAGTAATGAAAAGAATATATTGAACGACCGTATGAGTACAGCAATATCTATGACGAAAAATATGACAGGTACAATTACATGGTATTTAAGTGGTGGCATTAAGAACGATAATGGAAAGCATATGTATGAAGAAAGTGAATCAACCAAAATGCTAGCATTATTAGATAATAATAAAAAAGAAAGAATAGTATTAGATAACAGATCTAGAAATACAGCAGAAAACTTTGCACACTTTAAGTATTGGTTAAATACAAATACTGATAGATACACCCATATTACTATAGTAACATCTGCATTTCATTATTCCCGTGCAAATACAATGTTTAATGAAATTGTTGATTCGGGTGATATGGAAGTGAAATGGGGATTAGGCCCATTATCATGTACAACATGTTGGACGGATGAAACTCCCCATAAAAGAAATATTTCCAAAGACGTAAACAGTGCAATGTTAATATATAACACAAAGATTAGTTATAAAGTAATAATTTAACTATAATGAAATAAAAGAAAAAGAAAAAGAAAAAGAAAAAAGGAATTGTATGAAGTATCATACTTTTTTTTATAAGATAATAATGGATATTATTATTATTTTATTGTATAGGTTATAACCCCATTTTGTAGTCAACAACATACGGGTTTTGTTTTAATGTGTTCATAATATCAGGTGTATTTCTTTCCATATTGATAGTAGATTTCAAAGAATTATCATTACCTGCTAAACGTCCCATACTAGAAACATTCGGTGATTGATAAGGCATATTACCGGTAATTTCTCTATTATTTTTCAAAGATTCATCACGTGTTTTTTCACGCATATTGATATTTCCATTCATAACATTCATATTACCTTGTACCATATAGCCATCAATGGTGCTAGATTTAATATCATTATTACGTTGGTTATAATTAGCTTCATATGAAGTCATTTGGCGTGTTCCATCACCGGCACTAGCAACACCAGTATATTCAGCACTAGTTTGCTGTCTTTTAGTATCATATGCTTGTTGTTGAGTAACTTGATATGCACCACCTAATTGATTAGCGTTTACATTTAAGTGATTTTTAGAATTTTCCGTAGTTTCACGAATAGTAGTATTTGGTCTGTCAGCGGGATTGAAAATATAAGAACTGGGTACAGTAGTACCTGGATTTTGGTAAGGACGTAAGCTACCAACAATATTTTCTTTACGAGAAGGGCGTAATGCATCTAATAAAGGAGCAACTGCTGCACCAAGTCCACCGCTAACCATACCAAAATATCCATCTTGTTTATTGGAGGTACGATTATTAGGATAAGCCTTTTTGGATTTAATTCCATAGTCGGCATCTGTGGCATGATTACGCCCATTAGCGTTAGCAACCGGAAATGGAACTGAACCTAATTCAATGTTATGTGATGGCATATATTCACCCTCAACATAAGTAGATGGATTTTGCGAAGCAGCAACACCTGAATAGGATGTAGTAGTTTCTTGTCTAGCACCAGCACGGTCAATTGGCATAGAATGTAACATTTCACCTTTAGATGCACCAGTAGTGGTGAACCATCTATCTTGTCCCATTTCAAAGTGAGTATCTGGACGGTTTTTTTCCATAACACCCATTTGTTGAGATGTAGGTACATTGTTAGTCCCACTGAATGCGGGTCCTTCATGACCGAGTAGTACAGTACCAGATGCTTTTTGGTTTGTTAATACACGCATATCATCCGCCGTTTTAGGCATCCATGATTCACGCATCATCATACCGGAGTTATATCCATCTGCACCATCATTAGTATAACCTAAACCTAATCCAGGTGCAACTTGTTCTTCTTGGAAAGGTTTTGTATTTGCCATACGCATGCTTTTATTTACACGTGATTGATAAAAATCATTCATATTTGGTGCACCAGTAGCCCAGTCTTGATTATTACTGGGTGAAAATAAAGGGGCTTGTTCTTTTTTAGAAAGAGTTTGTGAACCAGTACCAATATAGTTATCTAAAGTACTTTCTGTACTATTAGCATTAGCATCTTGTGTGTGCATTTTAGCACCGAAGAAGGGAACCATATTATTATGTTCAAAATAAGAAGTATTAACTTTTTCGCCAGAAAGAGAATAAAAATCCGGTGATTCAGAACTAGATTTTTTGTTAGAATTCATATTGGAATCAAAATATTTATCGGTATATACAGAACCACCGTTTTCAAAGCGATTTATTGTTGAAAGAGAGGAGGTTTTATCTAATTCTTCAGATACAATAGGATATTCTTCGGGGTAATTTTTATTGGGTATATTTGTATTTGGCAATGCATTACGATTAGAGAAATTTTCTTCATTTGTGTTATTATTATTAGATTGACCATTCATAACATACATCAATCCAAGGGCAATACCAGGTATGGCTAATTCCATTTTATTATATTATATAATTATATTAATCTTATATAATATTTAAATTAACAATTTTATTTGTATAAAGTTCCTGGACAAGTATCTTCTTTTCCACCAATACATATAGATTGTCCAGTTAGATAAAAGTCTCGGTGCCCAACCATAGGTATTTTTGGTGTAAAATTATCTTTTTCAATAATTCTACTTTGTATGTTATTTGGAAATTGTTTATCTAAACCATTCAATGGATTTAAAAAAGGTTGTTCCCACCGATTTTGTTCTAAATCTTTATATACCCACGCTGGGTGGCTTGCACGACTTTCTTCCACCATAGGTTGTTGGGTTTTATACGTTTGTTGAGAAGAAGAAGCTTTACTTTGTGTATATTGATTTAACTCCATATTATCTCTATTGTTTCTGCGGGTAAGACCAATCAAATCACTTTCAAGATTAACGGTATTGGTTTGTAAATTAGCACCCCATTTTTGTAATCGTAAATGCGGGTCTTCCATAAAAGGTAAGTCCATACCAGGACCAGGTGTGTTTAACATATATCTACCTGTAAAACTGGTTTCTTCTAATTGTTTTTTTATTCTATGTGGGTCATCATGAAATCGTGTAAAAGACATTATGAATTTAATATATATTGCGAAAAAAAAACTTTATAATAAAAATTACATAAATAATGGTGTATGTATATGTATATGACTCTTCCTAAAATATGTTTAAATATGATTGTAAAAAATGAAAGTAATATAATAGTTAGGTTATTAGAAACAGTAACACCTTTAATAGATAGTTATTGTATTTGTGATACTGGTAGCACCGATAATACAATAAATTTAATAGAAGATTATTGTAACAAAAATAATATTCCTGGTAAAATATTAAAAGAGCCATTTAAAGATTTTGGATATAATCGTTCATTTGCATTAAGAGGATGTAATAATATGAGCAATGTAGATTATATTCTATTAATGGATGCAGATATGAAATTAGAAATTAAAATAGATGATATAAATAATTTTAAGAAAACACTAACAAAAGACGCATATTATGTAGTACAAGGAACCAATGATTTTTATAATAATAATATTCGCATTATAAGAAATGACCCAAAGTATAGTTATTGGGGTGTTACACACGAATATATAGAGTTACCTGATACCGCACTCATTGATAATATTTCTAGTAATGTAATGTTTATTAATGATATTGGTGATGGTGGTAGTAAAGCTGATAAATATAAAAGAGATATAGAATTATTAAAACAAGGATTAATAGATAATCCTAATAATTCACGATATTTATTTTACCTAGCAAACAGTTATAGAGATTCACAACAATATGAAGAAGCTATACACACATATACCCAGCGTATAACAATAGAAGGTTGGATACAAGAGACTTGGCATTCATATTATTCAATGGCAAATTGTTATATGAAAATAAATCAGCATGAAAAAGCTATATTTTATTGGCTAGAAGCATATCAATATATGCCAACACGCATAGAAAATTTATATAAAATAATAAATTATTACCGTTATGAAAAAAAATATGGGTTAGCTTTATTGTTTTATGAGTTAGCTATTAAAATTCGTTCACAATATTCACATAAAAACCATTTATTTTTAGAAAATGATATATATGAACATAAATTAGATTATGAAATGTCTATTATTGGATATTATACAAATATGAATAAGAGTAAAATGATAATAATGTGTATGATGTTATTAAATAAAAAGAGTATTACTGTTTCTATATCTAATAACATATTCAATAATTATAAATATTATTGTTTACATATCAAGGAATTCGCTATAAAAAATACCGATATGAATAGCAGATATACTAGTTTGTTACACATATTAGATAATATAGGTGTTGAGAAAATGAAAGAACATTCCGGAATGTATCCTAGTACACCATCGTTATCAATTAATAAGGATACCTGTGATGAAATCTATGTGTGTAAACGATATATAAACTATAAAATAGATGAAAATGGTGAATATATAAATCAAGAAAATATAATAACACTAAATATATTCGCTGTTATAAAAGAAGCTCATGGATTGTGGTATCTACACGATGAATTCGTTATGGATTATAATGACGAATATGATGATAATAATATGTATAAAGGCATTGAAGATGTGAAATTATTACATATGCCAGATACTATTTATTATACAGCAAATCGCGTGAGTAATGCAGGTAATTTTTGTGTAGAACATGGCGCATATGATTATACAACAAACAAAATAATGGAATCTACTATGTTGAGTATTGATAATCCAAAAAAATATGAAAAAAATTGGACAATGTTTATTGATAGTACAAATAATTATAAATTTGTCTACGAATGGTATCCATTAACTATATGCAATAAAAATAATGATAAATTAGATATTATAACTAAAATAGAAATGCCTATCATATTTAAAAAATTAAGAGGTTCTACAAATGGTATAATTGTTGGCGATGAAATATGGTTTTTGTGTCATATTGTAAGTTATGAAAAAAGAAGATATTATTATCATATTATTACAGCAATTGATAAGACAACTTATAAACTAAAAAAATATACACAATTTTTTACATTTGAAAAGGAAATAGTAGAGTATTCATTAGGATTTGATTATTTTGAAAAAGAAGATTCATTTATTATTTCCTATAGTACAAATGATAATGAATCAAAATATATGTTAATTAATAAATCTAGTGTTGATAATTTATTCATCAAGTTGGATTAGTTTCTTCATCAAATGATTTATCTAGATTATTCATTTCTGCTGTTTTACAACAACCAAAAGTACGTCTATGGAATCGTGTAATACCATATTCCAGTATGCCATTTAAATGTAACTTCGTTCCATATCCCATATTTTTAGATAAACTATAATGCTCATCTAAAAATGTATGTTGTTCACATAAGTCAATTATATGTTGGTCTCGTGCGGTTTTTGCTAGTATACTTGCAGCTGCTATCGCCATATATTTCGCGTCACCCTGTTCTACTGTATCAAATGCCAATTCCATAATACATTGTTGGTCATCATCATAAGAACGGAAAGGTATAAAATAATTTCCATCTATGACAGCCATAAAATCTGTTAATTTATATTTTATATCGGTTTTGTTATTTATTTTTATGATTATTTCACGAATACAAGTATGCATACCTTTCATAACGGCTTGTAGAATATTGATGTCATCCACTATTTTTGGTTCTTCATAAGCAACATGCCATGCAAAGGCATTTTCTTTAATATATTCTGCAACTTCGTTTAATTTTTTTTTTGATGAAAACTTTTTGCTGTCTTTTATATCTTTACCATCAAACAGTAAAGGTTCTTTAGGTAAAACCACACAAGCTATATATACTCTACCAAATAAACACCCTCTTCCAGCTTCATCAATTGATAATTCAAACATTACATCTTCATTATAAAAACGAGTTAATGGCTGTTGTTCCTTTCTCTTACGAGGTTTTTTTTCTATAGTGTTTTCTGCCATAGTGAATATATATGAAAATAATAACATAATGATATCAATTTTTTATAATGATTAAAATAATTGTATTTTTATTCATTATATATTTTCGCCACATACTGTATATTTAATAATGAAATTTTCCCCATTGGCTTTATTTTTAATTTTATTAATTATTTTAGTACTATCTGTATTGTTTTGTAGATGGGCACAAAATAACACAGAAGGATTTATTACATATCAATATGATAAAGAACCATTAAATCAAGTAACAATTCCTATGTATTCAGATTCATCTAATAAATTATATAAAATATATGATAATATGTTTTTTGATAATAAAAACGGTAATTTAGTTGAAGTTGAAGGACAAGGTGCATCTGGTTCAAATATTCAACCTGATAATACTGGTGCTAATATATCTAATTTGCACATAGTTCCTCGTATTGGTAATGAGGTCAGATCATATGATATTGATTCTATTAATGATAGAATAGCACCACCTGAAAATAATATGTCTAATTCTTACAACTCTAAAATTTATCAAACAAAAGGTACATCAACAGATATATATACTGTATTTTCAATGCCTTGGCATGATAATACTTATGTTCATACTATGAAAACACCTAAAAATACATCTGAAGATATTGGTGCTTTACAAAATGGTGCAGAATTGGCACGGACGACTGCAACTTCGGCACGGGCGGCTGCAAATGCAGACTCTGGAAATCAAGATTTAGAAGCTGCCGCTATTGCCGCTGAAACTCTAGCTAATAGTACTCAAGCAGAACTTGATAATGCTAATAATAAATATATATCTACAGAAAATGTATCTACTACTGCTTTTACCAATAATGCTACTGCTATTAATTTTATGTTTCAATCTGGAAACAATATGGGTGAAGTAACTGAAAGTAAAAATGATAGTGATTCTAATAATAACAAGATGGTATTAGAACCATTATATAATAGTGAACGTAAAGTATATCAAATAAGTGAGTTTGTAAAGTTTGATATTAGCAATGCTAATTTGTTAGTATCATCTGGACAAGACAGTAATAAAAAAATAAAAGTTTATAATCGTAATGGTAGTAGTAGTATGTCTTTATCAGTTGCCGGTACTAACTCTAATGAATCAACTACACATGGTGATGGTGATAGTATTAGTGATAGTACATTTACATCTAGAACAATACCCGATATTTCTGGACAAAATATGATATTATATGTACCTAATGCAAAAAAGACATTAGTCGCATTAATTTGTTATGATAATAATGAAGATTTATCTTTAAGAAATGTATGTCGGTTTACACCAACAGGATTAGATAATGGTGATCCTGATATGGGTGAAGGTGAAGAAACGAATCAAGATGCAGATAATGAAACAGAATCTGGTATTAATTATGGAGGTAGATCTAGAAATGAAAGAGCACTAAATAGATATTTTAGAAGCATGGGAATGGATATGGGTAATTATGAAATAGAAATAGATATGGATAACAATGGAATGGATATGGATATGGGTAATTATGGAATAGATATGGATAATTATATGTTAAAATCCCAAATAGTTCCACCAGTTTGTCCATCATGTCCTTCATGTAATTATAATACGGGTGGAGCCTGTGGAAAATGTGGTGGAAATGGTGGTGGTGGTACTTGTGATAGTAACGGTAAAAGTTTAGTAAATACCGATAAAATATGTAAAAGAAAAAATGATAAAGACAGTGATAGTGATAGTGATAGTGATAGTGATAGTGATAGTGACAAAAAGAAAGATAAAAAAAAGAAAGATGAGAAAAAGAAACCTATAAAAAATGCAATTAAATCAACCGGTGATGTAGCATCTGGAGCAATAAATACAGCTGGTGGTGTAGCTGGTGGAGCAATAGGTACCACTGGCGATGTTACTAGTGGACTAGTAGGTACAGCTGGTGATGTTGCAGGTGGGGTAGTAAACACTTTTGGAAACGTGTTAGGTGGTATATTTCCCAATAATAACGGTAATGGTAACAATAATAATGGAAATAGTATGAATCAAGGTCAAGGTCAAGGACAGGGTCAAGGTCAAGGACAGGGTCAAGGTCAAGGACAGGGTCAAGGACAGGGTCAAGGTCAAGGACAGGGTCAAGGTCAAGGACAGGGTCAAGGTCAAGGACAGGGTCAAGGTCAAGGTCAAGTACAGGGTCAATTGCAAGGACAAAATCAAGGTCAAGGGTTACCTGATGCATATTCTTATAATGGTAAATTAGCACAACGTGGTTCTAATGAGTTTATGCCTCGTACTTCAGATTTTAGTAGTTTTGGACGTTAAATAAAAGAGTAAATAATAATATTATTAGTGTAAATAATATTATTCGTTTGAATGAAGTTAAATATATATACAGAATTATATTATTCATATGGATACAATAAATATAAATTCAATATTTTCTCGTGAACCCATATTTCAAGAAATAAAAGACCATTTATTAAATTTTGAAGAGCGTTCAAAAGATATAAATTACAAAAAAGGTATTTATATATATGGAACACCTGGTAGTGGTAAAACCGAGTTTATAGTAAAATTATTAAAAGGATTAGATTATGATATAGTGAAATATGATGCAGGAGATGTTAGAAATAAGTCATTAATAGATACAATAACAAGTAATAATGTATCAAATAGGAATGTATTGGACATGTTTACAAAAAAGGTAAGAAAAATAGCAATAGTTATGGATGAGATAGATGGTATGAATAATGGAGATAAGGGTGGAATAACGGCATTAATAAAATTGATACGTCAAAAGAAAACGAAAAAACAAAGATTAGAAAACAAGTGTACAAATCCAATAATATGTATAGGAAATTATTACATAGATAAAAAAATAAAGGAATTAATGAAAGTCTGTAATGTATTTGAATTAAAAACCCCAACAAATAATCAAATAAATACAATATTAAAAAGTATCATCCCAAATTATGAAGAAATAACAAAAGAACATATAAGTGATATATTAATGTATATTCAAGGTGATATGCGTAAACTGCGATTTGTGTATAATTCAGTAGAAAAACAACCGGATATATTGAAAAATGGAAATTTATTGGAATTATTTCGTACAAAATTATATGATGAAGATTCAAAAAAAATAACGCACACATTATTAACTCGTAAATGTGATTTTAATGAGCATGAACATTTTATGAATGAAACAGATAGAACCATAGTGGCATTATTGTGGCATGAAAATGTCGTAGATATTTTATCAAAATTCAACATAGAGATAACATATCCATTATATTATAAAATTTTGCAAAATATTTGTATAGCGGATTATATAGATAGAATAACATTTCAAAAGCAGATTTGGCAGTTTAATGAAATGAGTTCATTAATAAAGACTTTTTCAAACAATAAATTATTTCATGATGCTATAGACATGAATAATGTACAATATACGAATGAAATAAGATTTACAAAGGTATTAACAAAATATTCAACAGAATATAATAATATGTTGTTTGTCTACAATCTAACTCAAAATTTGGATATGGATAAAAAAGATGTAATTTCTTTGTTTCAAGAATTACGATTATATTATGGTCATGATTTTTGTAAAAGTGTAGAAGAGTTGAATACGATAGAACGTATATTTGAATCATATAATTTATCAAAATTAGATATAAAGCGAATCTATCGGTATTTAGACCGTACAGTAAAGAAAGATGCATTAATTACGATAGAAGATATAGAAGATGATTTTGATTAGAACAATTTACATAAAAATAGTTTTATGTAAATAAATTAAGAATTGGTATCATTTTGTTTTACATTCTTGAAGATTTAAAACACCGTTGTGATTATATCACTATTAATTACGGCTCGTGCTTCCTTCATATTTACATAACGTATATATAATATACTTTGATTAGACCAACGATTAGTAATATAGTCGGGTATCATATGATATTCATAATATAAACACAAACATGGCTGTTTATTGAAACAAAACATAAAACCGAACCCTCTATTATTAGGATATATATCAGTATCTTTCATAATCTGTATTTTCCGTTCGATAATAGGTTGAATTGCGTTATATCTTTGGTCGTGTTTATGGATTATATTTACATATTTATGATAATCAATACTATTCTTTATTTTATATTTATATTTGATCCGTCCATCATACTCAAATATTATATTTTTTAATTCATATGGAAGTTTTTCCATATTATGTAAATTATTCATAACGATACTATATATAATAATAATTATTTATATAATTTTTATTATAATTGTGTCAAAAAAACGGCGTTTTAAATCTTCAAGATTTTAATTCTAAAATAGTTTTTTCCATAACTAAAACAGTATTTTGTAATTTATTGTATGCGCTATCTAACTCGGTATTTTTACGTAAAAGTTCATTATTATCTTCTTGTAATTTTTTGATTAGTGTAACAACTTGTATATTATTTAATGGTATAGGTGGTTTATCACCATCTTGTTGTAGTTTAATGGGTTCAAATTGAGTTTGAATTTCATTATTTTTGGTAACTAATTCAGCATTATTTTCTTGTAATTTCTTAATAAGATTAACAACTTGTAAATTATTTAATTGTATAGGTGGTTTTCCATCACCTTGCTGAATAACAATAGGTCCATTTTCTTTTTGTTTCTGTATTTCTTTCTCAATGAGTTCAGCTCTTTCCTTTTTGATTTTTTCAATTTGTATAAGAACATCGGGTTTCATTGCGGGTAGACCGGGTTCATATTTTTCTAGTAATTCATCAATATCTTTCATAAAAAACTGTTTAACATTTTCTTCGTGTGGTTTTCTAATGAACGTATCAACGGTTTTAGTAGATTCTTTAAAAAAATCAGGGTGTGAAGTTTTAAACATTTCTCTTTTATCAAAAGTATTATGGTCATGTGAAAATACCAATATAGTTTTTAAAGGGTCAAGTTGAACAAAGGGAACAGTATAGTCCTTTAAAAAAGCTTTTTCTTCAGCTAATGCTGCATCATCATTATATTTGGTATCTTCTAATAATTTTGTTTTAAATGCAAATGTACCAGCAGTAGCATGATTAGGTCCATAAGGACCACATTGCATCATTTTATCCATAGATTTGTAATAAACATATATTTCGCTACCACCTGCACATAAAGCTTTTTCATCACTCATTAACTTTTCAACAGAATGTGAAACTCTTTCTGGTGGATAATAATCATCATCATCCATATAAACAATAATAGAGCCTTTCACATGTTTATGCATGTAATTTCGTTTAGCACCGAGTGCAAGTTTATTATCAATTTCAAAATATCTAATTTGTGGAATATTAGAAGTTTCAATGAGATCTTTAATTTTATCGGTGCCATCATCAACAATAATCCATTCCATTCTATGTTGTGGATAATCTTGATTTTTAAAACATTCAAACATAGTTTTTATGAAAGGTCTTCTATTAAATGTGGGTGTACATATAGAAACAAATGGAAGTTCCTTTTCTACATTGTTAGTATTAGTAGATTGTGTTGAATTTGGTCTAGTCTTTGATTTTGCCTTTTTCTTTGCCATAGTAGACTATTTATATGTATTTTTTTATATATATAAATAGTTAATTCATTTATGATTTTTCTAATTTATTTGAATTATTGTCAGTATTTTTAGAAAAACTATAATCTTTATTAACATCAAATTCTTCTTGGAATCCATGATCATCCATTTTATCATCGTATGAATCATCATTTTCATTTTTTATATATTTTCGTAATTGAATAAAAAGTTGTATGAAAATAGAAATGGTAATACAAACGATAAGAAAGATTAAAATTTCTTTATTATTCATTTGACTAGATAAATTAGTAATCATAGTGAATGTAGTATATACAAAAATTAAAAAATATGCAATAGTAAGAATATTCTTTTTAATAAATTCCATAATTTTAAATAAGAATCTTAATATAAAATAAAACATATTCCATAAACTACCTGTATTACACATATCTTTATTTTCAAATTGTGCAGTATTAGTTTTAATGTGGTCATCCATATCTCCCATATTTGTAGTAAACCCGTATATAAATCTTCCAAATAATGAGTATATAATTAAATATAACCCACATATAATTGCACCCATAGGTACACTAATAGTAATAGTAATAAAGAAGCGAATTAACCAAACAATAAATGTGCCAATAGGGTTTAGCATGCCACTTACAAATGAAAACATAATATTTGTATCAGCTTCCATATCACCAACAAATGAAAATGTAAATGCAGACACAAAGAATAATATAAGTACAATAGCAAACATAATATTAATTAATTTATTCCCGTTAGCATTGGTTAACAAATCAATAAAGAAATTTTTAAATGATACAGCAAAATTTTTAATACAATAAAAGCCAATAAGATATATTAATATAAATTTAGAATCACCATTTAACAAATGTTTTGTTAATCCTGGAAATGAAAAGAAATTGTCATTATTGATTAGGAATCCATCTAATTTTTCTGGAAACCAAATAGCAAATTCAAACAAATATAAAATCATTTTTTTTAAACCAGGAACTGAAGAATAACTATTACTTTTATTAGATTGTTTTAAAAGTTCAAATCTAGAAAATTTAGGTATATAAATATCATTATCTGGTGCATAAAACATTAAAAAGTACCAGTTATAAACAACCCATAAACTGAGAGCAGCAGTTTCAATTAATACAATAGAATTCCTAACTAATGCAATATCATCTGTAATAGTTTTATTCATTGAATTCATTCTTTGAATCTTCTGTTTTTTTTTATATTTGTTGTAGTTTTTATCATCAGTCATAGATTCAATATTTGATTTAATAGTTTCACCAGTTGTTTTTAAAGAATCTTTAGTATTTTCAATATTTGATTCAATAGTTTCACCAGCTGTTTTTAAAGAATCTTTAGTATTTTCAATATTTGATTCAATAGTTTCACCAGCTGTTTTTAAAGCATCTTTAGTATTTTCAATATTAGTATTAACACCTTGTTCAATATTTTGTAAAGTATTTTCAATATTATCCAAAATATCAATATCTTTATAAATAATTTCAGATTTTTCCGTAATAGTATTAACAACCTTATCACATTCTTGTGTAATAATATTCAATATATCAGTAATTCTTGGTGGTAATTCAATATTTGTTAAGGTGTTTTTAATCCTAGAAGTTTTTTCAACAATATTACTAACAGAATCAATAGTATCATCTGCTATATCATCAACACTATTATTAATCTTATTAATAATATTACCACTATCATTTGTTATGTTGTTCGCAAAATCCATAATTTCGCCGACGAATTCATTCGCATTTTTACCTACAGTTTCTAGTAAATATTCATTGATTTTATTAAATTCACTTAATGTTTTATTTTGTGAAAGGCCTTTTACGATACCAGTAGCAATATCAGTATTGATTTTGTTAACTTTTGCATAGGAATCATTAATAGCTTTTATAATTTTCATTCTAATATTATGTGTTTTACTTTTTGGTTCTTTAACATTATCATGTCCTTCATATTCATGGTCTTCAAAGGTTTCAACCGAGTTGTCATGTTTTCCTAACAAATTTTTAATTTTATCAAACAAACTGTCAAATATATTACTATTTTCAGTTTTTTCATCTTCATTTATAGTATTATTTTCATGATTTTCAATATTAGAAATATTATCAAGAGTATTAAAACCTTCCATTTTTTTATAATTTTTTTTTATTTTGTTCTTTTTAATCTTCTTCATTTTATGAATCATATTTGCAGTTTGAAAATCGTCTATATTATCATCACCAATACTACTAAATGATGTTTTAGTTTTATTTTTGTCATTATTATCATTATTTTCAGTATCTTTATTTTTAACCATGTTACTTGACGATATATATACTAATAATTATATATATTGTGTTATTATATTTTCATTCAAAAAACTCAATAGAGACTTTATCTAGAATATAACATACTACAATTTCCACCAATAAAAGATAAAATGTTAAAGCGTTCTTCATATAGAGTTAAATTATAATTGTATTCAAACAATCTCCAATTAGATTTTCTAACGCCAATTGTTTCGCCAGTATCTGGGTCACATACAACTTCAACTTTAGAATTTTCAAGGTCAATTGTAGGGGAATATGTATTAATTTCTAGTTCAATAGATTTAAATTTACTTAAATTAATAGCACCTGAAGGTTGATATTCAAACGGGTTTGTATTTAAACAAAAATTATAACAATACATACCATCTTTAGCAGCGCCTTGTGTACGAGTATATTTTTCAACATAATCATATACGCCTCTTGTCATTAAATTTTCTCTATATTCACCATTTAATAAAATACCCAATGTTTCTAAAATTTCTTTACGATTTTCATTATGATATACACCTGTTATAGCAATACCACTATTTATATTATCAGTGATACCAGGATGAATTCCAATACCATACTGAAAATCATTTTCCATACCAACTAGTGGTTCCATTGGTGCTAATCTAATATTAATAGGTAACCTATCATATGGCCAATTTGTATAATTGCTCCATTCATTACGAAGATTAACATCATTACGTTGCATATACCACATCCAATTAGCAACCATTCCATTAGAATTAATTTTTACTCTTTTAGAACCAGTAATATTTTCATATTTATGTTCAAATACATCTTTAATTAAATAAACATGATCTTCTGCTGCAAATACTTGTGTTTCTTCTTTAGATAAGAAGCAGTAAGTAGATAATAGATGAACGTCTGCATTCCACGTAAGAAATTTATTAGCATAATCATCAGGTGCAATATATCCAGTTGGTGGTGTTTGTAAGAATCGGTACATTTGAAACCGATTTTCATTAAAATCCGGTTGAATATATGGATAATTATATTCAATATCAAAAACATCTCTAACTTGGAATAATTCTTGAATAGGACGCATAGTAACCGAAATGACTAATTCATTGTATTGAAGTGCAACAAGAGGAAAGGCACAAGTACTATTTAAAGTAAACCATGTATTAATGGGTATATATAAATTACGACCTCTAATAGAAGGTTCTGCGCCAGTTATTTCTGGTGTGAATGAAGCAGATGGATATGTATTATTACGGTCATATGCCGTTGCTGGGTTATTTAATTCAGTAATATTTCCGGTCATTTTATTAAATAAATCCTTTTTTTCTGTAGAAAAATCACGATCAACCATTGCTGCCATATATTCACCTGTATATCGCTGTAGCAACATAGAACCACACGTAATATTTACTTCTTTAATCATATGGGTACCAATATTTTTAATCCATTTATATTCATATGGTGCCCATTTTTGGCCGGTTTCATCACATGGTGGGAATATAGGGCTCCATATATCGGGTAAAGTAAGTACAATATAAGTATCCATTAATAAATCAGCATATCTAGGAATTTTAAAAGTAAATGTGGATGGTTCTGTTGCGCGTAGATCACGCAAACCATCATAATCAATACGAAATTTTTGTAATCCAAAATTACTATATTTTGCATAAGTTGCTTTAAAGAAGGTTTTACATGGGTTTCCAGTTAAAAAAACATTATTAGAACCAACTGATATTATATTTAGTAATCCACCTGCCATAATTAATTATATATTATATTTTTATTATATTTGTTAATATATAGATATTATAATATGTTAACTAATAAATTCCAATTGACATTTTTAATAATAGCAATAGTATTAATTTGTTATATTTTATATAAATTGAAATACAAACGACATGTTATTATAACTGATTTTGATAAAAATGTATCAGAAGGATTTACTGTAGATAATAATGCAAAAAAAGAATTTGAAAAATTAGCATCTAAATACAATAATTTTAGTAATGTTCAAAGTATTCAAGATAAATTTACCAATATGCCTTTACATGAGTATTGTATTAAATCGTCCTATAATTCTGCATCTAGTGGTAATTATATGAGTACTGATATGATACAACATGTACTAAAGCGTGGATGTCGTTTTTTAGATTTTGAAGTGTTTTATATGAAAGAAAACAATAAATTTATGCCAAGAGTAGGTATATCAAGTGATAAGAATTTCATAATATTAGACAGTAAAAATAGTATATCCTTAAACGAAGCATTAGAAGTAATAGCTAGTCATGGTTTTTCACAAACAGCACCTAATAGTAATGACCCATTATTTATAAATTTACGTATAAAATCGCGAGATACCAATGTATATAAAGCTGTTGCTAAATCAATTGACGGTAATTTAAAATCTGTAGCATATAGTGGGAATATATCAAAAGACACTAAACTCAGTGATATTATGAGAAAAGTAGTTATTGTAATAGATAAAACAATACAACGTGATTACACAGATTATGCAAGTTGTGGTACAACTGCAGACTGTTATGATATTGCGAATTATACAAATTTAGAAAGTGGTAGCGAATATTTAAACTTGTATCATTATACTGATTTATTGAATCATATAAACACACCAGTATTAATGAAAGATGATAATATACGTACAACTGCCGAAAATATGAAGATGGTTATCCCCGATAGAATCCCAAATACATCAAATCCAGCGATAGAAGAATATATTCTAAGACACGGTTGTCAAAATATATTCATGAATTATTCAAGAGTTGATACAAATTTAAATAAGTATGAAGATTTTTTTAATGATGTAAATGGTGGTATAGTTCCATTATCGGTTGCTGTACCTTATTTCCTTAAAGATAAGTAATTTAGCTAATATTAATATATAATTATTTCTAATTAAATATTATAACAAATGGGTAAAAATATTACAAAAAAGAATGACAACCATATAACAAATAAACGCCCAAATAAAAATAAATTTAATAATCAAATATGTGATAATAATATGACATTTGAAGAATGTGAATTAACAATATTAAGACAGGCTGTAGATGAAACCGAGAATATACAAGGACAGAAAAAAGTAAATAGTAAAGATATTCAAGAAATGTTAGAAATAGTTGAAAATTTTATTATAAATAAAAAGCTTATTTGTTATGGTGGAACTGCTATAAATAATATTTTACCCAAATATGCACAATTTTATAAACGTGATATTGAAATCCCTGATTATGATTTTTTCTCATCAAACGCTTTAGACGATGCGAAAGAATTAGCAGATATATATGAGAAAGCCGGTTATACCGAAGTAGAGGCCAAATCGGGTGTCCATTATGGTACATTCAAAGTATTTGTTAATTTTATACCCATAGCAGATATTACCCATTTACATAAAGATATTTATGAATCTATAACAAAAGATTCTATCCAAATTGCTGGTATAAAATATGCTCCACCAGATTTTTTACGTATGTCAATGTATTTAGAATTATCTAGACCATCGGGTGATGTTTCTCGTTGGGAAAAAGTAATGAAACGATTGGCAATAATGAATAAATATCATCCTATGAAAATAAACAATGATTGTAACACTATAGATTTTTCAAAAAAAATAGATATAACTATGGCAGAAGAAGAAAAATTACATTTAACGTTACGTGATATATTCATAGACAATGGGTCCGTGTTTTTTGGTGGATATTCTACCCATTTGTATTCCAAACATATGGGTGAATCCAAACAGAAATTAGTAAATAAAATACCGGATTTTGATATTATAACAGAAGATATAGAAAAATGTGCTTTAATTGTCAAAGAACATTTACAGCGTGATAAATATAAGAATATTAAAATAATAAACCATGAAGCGATCGGTGAAATAATACCAAAACATATAGAAATAAAGGTAGGAAAATATAGTATGGCATTTATTTATGAGCCAATTGCTTGTCATAGTTATAATGAAATATCTGTTGATTCAAAAACTGTAAAGGTTGCAACTATTGATACTATACTTGCATTTTATTTGAGCTTTTTATATGCAAATATGCCACATTATAATAAAGATAGATTATTATGTATTGCTATGTTTTTATTCCAAACCGAACAACAAAATAGATTAGAACAAAAGGGTATATTAAAACGTTTTAGTATAAATTGTTATGGTAAACAAACAACATTAGAAGATATTCGTTCTATAAAATCTGATAAATTTAAAGAATTCAAGGATTCTGGTATATCAAAAGATAGTAAAGAATATAAAATGTGGTTTTTTAAATATAATCCTACAGATAAAATTGAAAAACCAATTATTGTTAAAAAGAAAACTAATAAAACCCGTAAAAATAAACAAAAATCACCAAAAGAGCATCCAATATTAGCATTACTACCAAAATAAGATGTAGTTGTACAAATTACACCGACCGGAAAGAAAAATGAGAGAACATTATCATATTAATATATTATTAATATATTATTAATATGATAATATAGTAATGGGAACACGAAGAAATTATAGAAAATCAACAAAATCCAATAAAAGATTTAGTAAAACTCGTTCAAAAATACAGACAGGTAGTGGGGCCAAGTGTTCAAGATCAGCCGATGTGATGAGAGGTGATAGTGTGGAAATAGGTATGAGGCTCTTGGAAGCAAGTTCGTGTGGAAATACTATACTGGTACAAAATATACTGTCGTGTAGAGAGGATGTTAATGTGGAAACGAGGGATGTTAATGGCAGGACGGCTCTCTGGATGGCAGGTTGGGATGGACACACAGAAATCGTGTCAATGCTACTGAAGAATGGAGCTGATGCGAATACGAGGGATAGTAGTGGCAGGACGGCTCTCTGGACGGCAAGTGCGAATGGACACACAGAAATCGTGTCAATGCTACTGGAGAAGGGAGCTGATGCGAATACGACGGATGATAGTGTTCAGGATGGCAGGACGGCTCTCTGGATGGCAAGTGCGAATGGACACACAGAAATCGTGTCAATGCTACTGAAGAATGGAGCTGATAGGAAAACTGATGATGGTACTGGCAGGACGGCTCTCATGATGGCAATGCCAGAACACCGTGATATTGTGTCATTATTAGCCGGACAAGAAATAAAACAGGCAGATGACAAAGGTAGTCTTAGTGTTATTCAAGATGCTACACGAAAAGGTAAGGTATATACTAAGAATGATAATGCTAAGAACTTTGCATCTCCTGCACAGCGTAAATTCTTTAATTTTGATGAGAATACTGGACCAACTCTGGGACCATATCTCGTTACCAACCCTAAAAACGAATGGTTCGACCGAAAAACTTTACGCACCAACAAGAAAAACGGTGGTAAAAAAACGAAAAAACGAAAAACGAGAAAGTCCAACAGAAAAAATATAAAAACACGTTCAAAAAAACAAAGAGGTAGTGGAGCCGCATGTTCAAGACAAGAAACACAAGAAACACAAGAAGACCCAAATAGTATTCACGACTATCTTCAAGGTGCAGTTGAAGAGGAAATTCCAAAATTAGTGAAAGAATATTTAGTAAAAGGTGCAAATCCAAATATATTGATTCTAGATGATGATGAACTAGTTCCAGCTATTATATATGCGGCAAGGCATATCAAACATTCCGCTATAATCATGAAATACTTACTGCAATACGGTGCAAGTGTAGAACCAGGCCCTGATACTGATACAACACCATTAATTGAAGCGGCTGAATATGGTAATTATAATGCAGTATATTACCTGCTGAGTAAAAAGCTAGACGAGTACCTGCTGAATACTGGTAAAGGTGTCGTCGATATAAATGCTACAAATGGACGTGGTATCACTGCTATTGTGTATGCCGCGATGAATGAAGACATTCGCATGATTAACCTTATGCTTAATAGAAGAAAAGGCGAAATAGATTTTAATTATACTCTGGAGGGCTTGGATGAGGGTCCTCAAAATGTGATTGATGATGACGATACAAGTACAGATGTAGCAAGAATATTAAAAAAATATGCAATTGAACAACAACTGCCATGTCATAAGATAAAACAAGAAGAACGATTACAACTAAGTCATGTTATGAAGAAGAAAAGAATGCCTCCCGATTTGACATACAAAATAATGAGAGATCATTTCGGTGGAAAAGGGCGAAGAAAAACGCGGTCAACACGACAGAAGGGGGGTGATAATGTGAATGCGAAGGATGCGAATGGTTCTACGGCTCTCATTAGGGCAAGTTGGGTTGGAGACACAAAAATCGTGGCAATGCTACTTGAGAAGGGAGCTGATGTAAATGCGAAGGATGCGAAGGGTTCTACGGCTCTTATGAAGGCAAGTTTGTATGGAGAGACAGAAATCGTGCGAATGCTAATGGAGAAGGGAGCTGATGTGAATGCGAAGGATAATAATCGCTCTACGGCTCTCATGAAGGCAACTTTGCACAGACACACAGAAATCGTGCGAATGCTATTGGAGAAGGGAGCTGATGTAAATGTGAAGACTGGTTATGGCTCTACGGCTCTGGTTCTGGCAAGTTGGGATGGAAACACAGAAATCGTGCGAATGCTATTGGAGAATGGAGCTGATGTAAATGCGAAGGATGCGGATGGCTCTACGGCTCTCATTAAGGCAAGTTGGGATGGACACACAGAAATCGTGCGAATGCTATTGGAGAATGGAGCTGATGTAAATGCGAAGGATGCGGATGGCTCTACGGCTCTCATTAAGGCAAGTTTGAATGGACACACCAAAGTCGTGTCAATGCTATTGGAGAAGGGAGCTGATGTGAATGCGAAGAATAACGCTGGCAATACGGCTTTCTTTTTGGCAAATAGACGTTTTTTGGAAAATAGACCTGAATACACAGAAATTGTCAAATTATTAACACAATATATTGTCGCACACACTATTCCACCACACTTGGAAAAGGCGGAACAAAAAATAAGATTAGGTAAACATTTGGATGGGGTTTGTGGAACATCTAATAAAGGACCTGATGGGAAACTACCTATTGATATCAAACGTTATATTGAGGGAACAACTGGAACTCTAAGTAAGAGTTGGCTTGGTGGAAAAATAAAAACGAGAAAATCAAAGAAATCCAAAAAATAGATTACTATATTATTTTAAATAGGATAATATAGTAAATGGGAACACAAAAAATCAAAGAAATCCAATAAAATATCATAATATCAACAATATTTGTTATAATTCACTAATAAATGTTGTAAACTTGTATACAAAATAATATAAACTACCAAACAATGAACTTTTTAACATTAGCCCGGCCATATTGAAATTCCCGTCTTCGTTATACAATGATAGAAATGCAAATCTTTTAAAAATCGTTGTATTTATGATTGGTAATTGAAAAAAGAAGAATAAAATAGCTATAAATAAAGGTGTTTGAAAATCATTAAATATATAATCCCAATGGTTTTGTTGTCGTTTTCGTTGTTCATATTCTTTCAAGTTTTGTTCAGTCATATCATAATGGTCTTTTACATAATCATTTTCTGTGTCTGCTTTGGGTATATAATTTGCACGCGTTTCTTCATCATTGGAATATTGAAGCGTATTTTGTGGAATATCCCGCGATGGTAATCTTTGTTGTTGCATATTTTGTAATTGTTCCATTTGTTCTTGATTTACCATTTGTATATTTTCATTCGGCATAGATTGTTGCATATGCATATCTGGCTGGTGTGTTGGTGCATCCATTATAGGATTTTGTGCTGAAATACCGTAAGGATTAGGATGTACATTAATAGGTCTATAATTTGTTTCTACGCCATCATCTATTTTGTTTTGTTTTGAATTTGAAATACTAACACTAGTCGGGGGGATATTACTCGCATAAGAATTCGTATTTTGACGAGCATTTGTATCCATTGGTAAATCTGCAATACGAGTTATATTTTCCATGAACTATACAATATTAATTATACCAAATATTGTATAGTTTAACGAATTTTACTAAAGATATTTTTACATATCTTCGGTTTCGGTGCTCATTAAATCTACTTGTTTTTTTGTTGTATCACATTTATCAGTATTGGCTGAATATTTGTAACATTTATCACCGTGTTTATATATTTTACCTTCTAAATCACTAATTATTGGTCCATTAAACCGTAAACACGATTTATCTGTACATATTTTACGAAATAACGTAGCTAATCCTAAACCTAAAATTATTGATAGAATTATACGCCCTAAATCAGTGTAAAGTAATCTTTTGAAATTCATAGTATATATTATACATGTGAAAATATATACTATTGTTGCACAGGTACTTTGGATATCTCATTTGCATCCTGTGGACATTCAACCTCTTCTTGTTTAAATGAAAAGCATGTTCCAGTCTTATCTTTATATTGTAATATACTAACATTTTCAGGTGTTGGATATACATATATAGTTCTTAAATCTGGCATTGAAATATATACACAGAATAATCCTATCACTAAACTTAATAAAAAATAACGAACATCAATAAATTTAAATAATCCCATTATTGGTATATTATAAAGTGACATTTTTCTTTTATGTCTTCTTCTTCTTCTTCTTTTTCTTCTTCTTATTCTCCCCATCATTTTTATTATTTTGGTCATCTTCCTCCATCATTTTAACTAAATCTGGATGTGTAAATGAACGCTCTTGTCCATCTTCACCATCTAACTTAAATACTAAATGATTAGGATTATCGGTTTCAGTCAAAGAATATTGTTGCTGTAATGCTATTTGTTCTCTACGGCGTTGTTTCATCTGCTCTAGCTCTGCTATCTTCTCTTGTTTTACTTTTTCACGACGAATATCTGCTCTGTTCATCATTTTTTTCTTATTGTCTTCTTTTTTCATCATACGGTCTAACTTACCTTGATCTAACTTCACATTTTTACCTAATCCCATACTCTTTGTCATACTTTGGAACATTTCTTTGAAATTTTCAGTACCACCCATCTCTTTCATTTTATTCATCATATCACCAGCTTCTTTCATTATTTCATCCTTTGATATTGAACCGTCTTTCATTTTTTTATCTAATTTACCAGTTACAGTTTTCATTAATTTAGAAATTTTTGCTGGATTTTGCATTAACTTCTTTAACACATCTTGTGGATTTTCAACATTATCTATATCTTCACCTAATTCAGTTTTAAAATCTTCTGCGATTTCTTCTGCCATTTCTTTGGCTAATGCACCGATCTTACCATCTAATAATGATTGTAAATTTCCAAATAAACCTTCCATATTTGGCATTCCTTCCATATTTGGCATTCCTTCCATATTTGGCATATCATTAAACATATTTCTAAATTCTTCACTATTTGGCATACCATTATCACTCGTAGCGTTTTCATTTGTTTTATTACCGGCTTCATCATTTGTTCCTTCATCACTTACATTCATTTTTTCAAAAAAACCAGTGATATTTGACATAGTTTCCTTTATTTTTTCTTGTAAATCGTTTTCATCAATACCTTCAAACATATTTGCTGTTTCACCAAAATTATCCTTGTCATCTAATGTACCAACCACTGTAAATAATATTAACTGTAAATATTTCCAAATAACCTTTTTACTTGTTTCACTCAAGCCTTCACTGTTAAAAATCAAACGAAAACTCATATTTGGGAAGAAATAAACATCTTCCCCACTATCTTCTTTAAAAATATCTTCATTTTGATATAAAATATCAAAAAAACGAACAGGATAAATCTTACAACTAAACTTATATAATGTTTCTAATTCATCATCCGTGGTATCTTCATTTCCCCATTTATGCCACATGTGGGAATACTCAGGAAATGTTGTTGATAAATCACGTGTAAAATCTGCTATCAACGACCGAAAATTTGATGGGATACTTTTTTCTTGTGTAGACATTTTATATTATATCAGTATTGTTATTTATATACTTTTTACCTATCTATACTTTATTTAATCATCATATAATCTTATTGTATTAACTGTATTTCTTGTACCTGGTGTACTATAACAGGAATATTCATTATCAGTTGTACCAAATGATATATTATCATTTGAATCATTTGAATCATTTGAATCATTTGAATCATCATTTATATCAAACATCGGTTGGAAAATATTTCTTGATCTATGTAATATTGGTCTTGGTATTTGATTATCTATATTCATATCATTATTTGATAGTGATATATGATTAGATGGTGTATATCCAGATTGACTACCTTGTGCCATATATCTTCCATTTATATACATAGACTTATTTGTACCTATGTTCCAATAAGTAATATACAAATCATTTTTTAATTGTTTCAACATATTATCTTCTAATAGATCATTATCACAAATATATTTTACTAATATAGCAAATAAATCTTTTATTTCTTCTTGGATTTTAATATTTTCAGCATTTCCTTTTATTGTATGTGCATTATATAATATTTCTAGCACACGTTGACGAAAAGCAAAATTTGTTATTGTATTATCAAGAACTATTTCATTGTTATTATTTATTAAATCTGGTAATTTATATATTGTTTCTTCTATTTTTGTATGATTTACCATATCTTCATTTGTAATTTCTGCGTCTGCTGTTAAATATGCAGTTATATTTAAAATATCATCCGTTTTTACATGATAACATTTTGTCATTTCACTAATTAATACATTCTCATATATTTCGGTTTTCCATTCATTCGTTTTCCAATCATATATATAACCATTTTCCATTGATATATTAATATTTTTTAAACATGGATATAATACTTTATGCAAAGATTCACCGTAAACAATAGATGATTTCTCTATTTTATCAATAAAATGATACTCACTATTTTTTAAATTACTTAATTTACTCAATAATCTAGCATTATGGTCATGACCGAAACCTATATTTATTGAGATATAGTCTTCTGATACACAATTAACTAATTCATTTGTATTTAAACAACCAGCAGTTGGTTCACCGTCTGTCATAAATATATGCACACATTCACTATTACTATTTTGTAATTTATATTCATGTATACATTTATTCGCTGTTTGTAAAGCATTTTCAATGTTTGTTACAAAATTTGCATCTATTGTATCTATTTTTTCAGTTATATCTTTTACATTGTCTTTTGTTATGATTATTGGTTCTATCAATATTTCGGTTTTAATATTAAATGTATTTATTTGAATAGTAACATTTATATCGTATAATGATAAGTATTTCATTATACTTTTTAATGTTTGGATTGCATATTCCATTTTTGTTTTATTATTTGAAGCATAATCACTCATTGAACCAGTTGTATCTACCGTAAATAAAATAAATATAGGACTTTTTACAATTTCTACTTTATCTAATTCTATATTTAATACACCAAATCGCTCTTCTTCATTATCTAATAATTTAAATGGATAATCACTATTATCATTTATCTCTATGTAAGAATTTTTAATATGCATTATATTTTGTATATTAAAATATTTTTATGTTATTTTATAATTACATTAATGATTAAAACGCCCGCGTGCATCTCGCACATTACGAAACATATTTTGTCCCGTAATCACATTTACTGGACTATGTGCTCTAGATATACGTGAATATATTTGCGGGTCTACATTGGGTTGAGATGCTAATTCAATTGCACCAATTGTATCTGCATTATTATTTAATAATATATCTACTATTGCATAATGATTATGTTGTATTGCAATCATTAATGGTGTTTCATTATAATCATTCGTTTCATTTATATCACGATTATTATCTATTTCAGATTGAAGAAGAAATTCATTTCCGTCAACTGCTGCTCTAAATAATGAGTTTTCGTTTGAGTTACTAATACGCACCCAACCTTCGGTTCCTTCATTCCACCTAAATCCGGCTTCTATCTTATGTTGTTCTTCACGTATTACAGATAAACGTTTTACTTCGTATAATGGTATTTCATATTGCATACTTATTATATTTAACATTCTTTCCAACGCATCATCAAATGATATATTATTATTTAATTGTATTTCTCTTTTTGCATTTTCAAATGCTAAATCTAATGCAATTTCAATAGGTAATGGTGTACTTGTACGAGAACCACCTCGTTGTTTTTTACCTTTATTTTTACTTTTATTATTACATTTTTTACTTTTATTACTTTTATTATTACATTTTTTACTTTTATTACTTTTATTATTACTTTTATTATTACATTTTTTACTTTTACTTTTATTATTAGATTTCATATAATATATAATTACATATTTAACTAATTATAAATATGTAAAAAATTGAGTAAAATATATACGTTAGTTTACAATAACCAATATATCAACTAATAAATCAAAATTTATAGTGATGATTTTTAATATTTATATCCCACGTATGCTAGGTAGTGTTACAACCAAAACTGTTTATGATACTTTTAATAACCTAAATATAGGTTATGTAACAGATTTAAACATGTTTCGTAGAGTCAATGAAAATCATTATCCCTATTATTTCGCTTTTATAGAATTAGAATTGTATAATACAAATGAATCTGTACGTTTAATTGATAAATTAGAGAATAATCACGGAAGTACAAAACTAACATATGATGAAGAGGCTGGACAATATTGGGAAGTTAAAAAATATATTCCTAGAGAACAAAGACAACCAGTTACAAAACCTATAAATAATGGTACAACCAATTATAAACAGATTTATTATCCTATGTGTAATACTGCAACAAACCAACAAGATAATATTTGGTATTGTGATAAATCAATCCTGAATAATATTATGTCATATTTTACTCCAACTAATACATCTTTTACGAAAGAAGATATGTTGGATATAATTAATGATTATAATGAAATAGAAAAAGAAATATTCAATTATCAATCGGGTTTAACATACGATCTGTAGATTAATAACAAAATAAAAATAAAAATAAAAATAAAAATATATATTAGAACATGATTTTAACGAAAAACCAATATTATATACTGCGTGTTGGAAATTTTGGAACAAACGCCAATACAAAGTTATATTATTGTTTTTTCACTATTGTATTATGTATTGAAGAATACATTGCGTATAATACTACGGATTGTTATAAAATTATGATAAATTCTACAATAATATGGTCTATAATTGAATTTTGTTTACATAATAGTAAAACTAGAATAATAAAACCTATGAATTTACAGGTTATTAATAGAAAAATAGAACTACCCATGTGTGTTGGTATTTTTTTACAAGGTTTTCAAGAAGGTGGATGCATTACAACTATTGGATTATATTTTGGTGATAGAATACATATTTTTAAATATTATGTATTTTTACATTTAATGATTCTTTTTATAATTTGGAATGTTTGGAATAGAGAATTAAGCCATAAAATATCTTCAAAACGTTTAGTAAACAGCAATAGTTCATTGATATTAATGGGTACTATTACTACATATGATATTGTAAAATTATATCAAAATCCACAACACATACAACGTGCATTAAATATGTTTTGTATAATGGTTTATGTTTCCTCATTCTGGACGTGTATTGCATGGTACAGAGGATTTCGTAAAGTAAATGTATATGAATATCAACAACCATTATTGATTCATTCTAATGAAAATAAATACATTAAAAAAAACAATAGGTATAATACCTTTTTTGTTTTATTTTATGATGTTATATTTGAAATTGGAATGGCTTATTTATTCTTTTTTTGTTATTATATACCGGATGAATTTAATGTTCAACAAAGTAATTAGTCAATTAATATCCGGATATGTTTTATTGTACCATTTTTCTATCCTCCAATTATTATATACATTTTCAATCGCAGTTTCTTGTCCCATTGTAAAACCACCATATTCTTGATAGTTATCTTGTATTCCTTCAAATGTAGTAGCATCAAATGTATATTTTGTTTCAGACCATTCTAAAATACGGCTTAGCATTCGTTCGTAGTCCTCATTGGTAAAAACCATATTGATTTATTTTATTAGTTATTATTTAATAAAACAATAAAAAGAACTCAATTTTTTACATTGTGTATTTTTAGCCATATAATTATATGTTGATATTTTATACATAAATATGTCTACTAATAATAATTACATTTTTCATAATGAAAAATTAAAAAATAATTTCAAAAATATTATATCTATTAAACATAAAATATGTATCACAAAAAATAATGTCACCACTAAATTAACAGAGCTGAAAAAATTACATGGTGATATGATTAAAGATAATAATAAACAAATTTTTTTATTCTGTTTAGATTCATTCTTTTATCAATATAAAATTTTTTTTATGGAATTTGAACATATTAAAAAATTACGAGCAATTTTAAACAATAGAATGTATTGTGACTATTATAAATTACATAATATTATAATTAAGTTTTGTAAGGAACATATACAAGATGAAACATTAGATATTCCAACATTTCCTGTATATAAAGACTTGGAACCATTTCAAGAATATAGAATTGAAGATATTATTTCATTACATGATAGTATTTTAACATTAATTAATATATTACATAATGAAACTACCAGAAAGGAAGATGCCATTCTACATTATAATGAAACACATAAGGTCGGTTTTTCAATCTCTAATTTTTTAAATACATTAACACATGAAAATCGTATTTTACAAGAACAAATTTCACTATTTGTTAATTATATTTCATTTTTTCATATTTCACAAAAAAAACAATTGAAAAAACTACATAGTCGTATTGATGAATTTTATAATGAGGTTGATGAAAATATTAATATTAATTATACATATTCTATTAATGATATTGAAGATGCAGAAACTGATTTAGAGTTATTGAATGAAAATGCGAATGAACTTATGGATAATATTGAAAATATGAATATGAATATGAATGAAAATTCTAATAGTTTAAAAAAGTCACCAATACAACAAATAGGTAATAATGATGTAATATTTGATGATACAATAGAATTAAAAGAATTTAAATCTATTAATAATTCATAATAAATCATATTTTTTGTATATTTACATAAATTATGATTTTAGGTTGTATGTAAAAAATTTTTTATAATTATATTATATCAATACAGAAAATATATTATGACAAATGATATAATAGATAATATACCATCACCAACTAATATAGATGATGCTGATAATACAACTATTGATACACATAAAGATAATACTAACAGAGATATGAATGATATTTCTCATAAAAAAAAAATTACATGGTCACAAGAAAATGAACTTATCATGGTTGAGTGGTGTGACGTTGCACAGTGTTATAAATGGTTAAATAGCCGTTCACACGCAAATTATTCTAATTTACATGCATGGTTTACAATTCCCGCTATTATTTTTTCAACTATCAGTGGTACAGCATCTTTCGCGCAAGATAGTTTACCGGAATCAGCACGTGCATTCGCGCCAGCTATTATTGGTAGTATTAATATTTTTATTGGCATACTAACTACAATTCAACAATACCTAAAAATTTCGGAATTAAATGAAGCTCATCGTGTATCTGCTATTTCATGGGATAAACTATCCAGAAATATTAGAATTGAACTAGCCAAACTACCAGCAGAAAGAAGCGATGCTGGTGTTTTTTTAAAACATAGTAGAAGCGAATTTGATAGATTAATGGAAACTAGTCCTGATATTAATGAGAAAATTATTTTGGAATTTAAAAATAAATTTTCAGGAAAAGACGGTACTGAAAAGAGACGCCACTACGACCAACTAAAAAAACCTGATATTTGTGACACTATTATTAGTGCTAACGAAACGCGACATAAATGGTATTTGGAAGATGATGCACCGATTACTAACCCGAGTGACGCTGCTATAAAACAACAAAATATATTAATACAGAAACAACAACATCAAATACAAGAACGTGAAAATGAATTGAGACAGAAAAATGTAATGGAATCCAAAAATGTTCGTATACAAATTGAAAATCAAAAAAATAAACAAGAACAATTACTTGAACGTGAAAAATATGTTAGTGAACGTCTAGAACATATTAATTTATATGTCAAAAATTTTATTGAAATTTATGAGAGAAAACCATTACGTGATGAAATTATGGATAATTTATCATCAGTATCCGAACCTGATATTTTAGAAATCTTTTTCTCAACTTATCAAACGAACGATAATGTATAATTTTACATAATAATTTTACATAATAAACTTATTTATTATGTAACTTATAGTTCAATAAATGTTTCTATTGAATATGTACCATATAACTTATGATTATTTTCATTAAAGGTAAATACTTCATTATCTTCTAATTCCATTTCTATGTTTTCTTTTCTTTTATTTGTATTATCATCATTACCACTTTCATCTATTTCATTGTCACTACTTGTTCCCTCACTTGTATCACTACTACTTTCATCCATATCATCGTCACTACTTGTTCCCTCACTTGTATCACTACTACTTTCATCCATATCATCGTCACTACTTGTTCCCTCACTTGTATCGCTGCTACTTTCATCCATTTCATCATCATTACTTGTTCCCTCACTTGTATCGCTGCTACTTTCATCCATTTCATCATCACTACTGGTTCCCTCACTTGTACCACTGCTACTTTCATCAATTTCATCATCACTACTTGTTCCCTCACTTGTACCACTGCTACTTTCATCCATTTCATTATCACTACTTGTTCCCTCGCTTGTATCATCATTTTCAACATCCATGTTCTCTGTTTTGGGTGATTCTTCCTTATTATCATCATTTTCAACATCCATGTTCTCTGTTTTGGGTGATTCTTCCTTATTATCATCATTTTCAACATCCATGTTCTCTGTTTTGGGTGATTCTTCCTTATTATCATCATTTTCAACATCCATGTTCTCTGTTTTGGGTGATTCTTTCTCATTTACATTATTTTCATCATAAAATAGGGCAAACCGTTTAATATTTTTATATTCTCCATTCAAAGGTTCTCTAGAGAATAAATATATATCATCAAAATTATTATGATTTACTTGTGGTGAAACAATATCCATTGTATATTCATCATCATAGTATTCATTTATGTATTCATTGTCATCATTTTTGTTACATATGTATGCTATTTTTGGAATAAGTATAGGTTCTCCATCTAGTGTATTTAACTCTGTTACAAATTTATTATTTTGAAATAATGCAAGTATATTTTTGTTAATATTCATGTTGTATATTTTTTCTTGATTTATTTCATCAACAACTGCAAAAATGTAGTCTTGTGATTTAAAATGTTCAAAATCAATAGTAATATCAGTACAATCAAAGAAAACATATATATTTTCACTCATGTTCTCATTATCATCATTATCTTCTTCTAAAAACCCCCTATAAATATTTTGAATATTAGTATCAGTATTATTTGTAACTTTTTCAAAAAATATTTTACATTGATTTATAAAATCATTGTTGACATTACTACTGTTATTATCAATTTCCATATCATTATCATGAGTTGTAGCAATAGAATTATCATCATTTAATGTACGAAATGAATCCATGTTTAAATCGGTAGATGGAAAAATATATTCAGCTTCATTTTTGCTAAACATAAATTGTAAAAAAGGGATATCTAATTCTTGATTAATTGTAAATAAACATAAATGTATTTTATAATTTAATGTTAAATCTCTAGAAAATAAAACTATATCACTAGGTAGAATAGCATCATCCAAATATTTAAATTCTTGTATACGACCATTCTTAAAATCATTAGTATTTTCATTAATATCATACATAGATGGTTTTTTATCAGGTATAAAAATATCCATATTATCAGGTGTAGTATCCTTAATTATATTATTGGTAATTTGATTATTTAAGAAATTCTGTTCTATAAATTTTCGTTGTTGCTCATTTGTAAAAGTCATTCTATATACAAATAGGTCTAAAATAGTTGACCGCGTATATCGCATGTTAAATAATATATAAATACACATAAAGAATATATTCTATTATATAATAACAAAGTCAAACTTGTAGTTATACTTGTTTACGTCTCTTAATTACTAAATATGAGTGAACAGCAACTTGAATATAATTCTAATATAGATTATGATGATTATGATGAACATTCATATAATTACCAAGAATCTATAGCACCTTCTGAAAGTACTGTTTATACTAGCCAACGCGCAAAGCATAAGGCAATGGAAGAAATACTTAAACTAGATTCTGGATATAGAGTTAATGGTAAAAAGAAGAATAAAATAGAATATTATATTACATGTTTGAGTCCTGGTACTTCTATTCGTAATGCAGTAACTGGTATTCGTGAATTTAATTTAAAGGTAGGTAATCCAAGTCACGAAGACCAATTTTTTAAAATTCGTTATGCCTCAAATTTTATTAACAATGTAACTGGTCCTGAATCATTGTATTACGATAATCCCGAACAATGTGAACGTCATTTAAAGTTAAATATTAAACAAAGTACTAAAAATAAATGGCAAAATAAATATAACTTAGCAATGTCTCAAAATAATTATGATTAAAAACTAAAAAAATATCATTATAATATAACTTTAGCAGTAATATGAATAATATTCCATACACATCTTATATATTTATAGGAATAACCTCACTTGTTTTAACATATGCTACCATTGCCGATACTGAAAAAGAAATAATAATAGCACCAGCAGTAGAACAAGAAGTATCAGCAGAAGCAGAACCAGAACCAGAACCAGAACCAGAAGCAAAATCAAAAGCAGAAGCAGAAGCAGTAGCAGTACCAGTACCAGAAGCATTAAACAGTTTAGGGGGTGGAAAAAAACGAAAAACAAAAAAACATCGTAAAAAACAAAAAGTCGTAAATCAAAAAAGAAGTAATAAATCAAAAAAGAAGTAATAAATCAAAAAATTGATATAATGTTTCCATTAATATTATTTTCATAATTAATATTAATAAGTAATATGGTATTTATAACAGATTCAAATAATTATATAACTAATATTGATAATATTTTTAAAAATAAATCTTATCATTATGTGTATGTTTCAATCGGGTCAAAATATAATCAACAAGATGTTTATTTCTATTCATCATCAATGCCTCTAGCAAAACGGGTAGATACAAATGCTGTACATCAAATGGTTCCGTTGTTTTTATATACAAAGCCTTCTTCAAAAAACATATTGAATATTACAATAGATATATTTAGCACAGAATATGAAATACAATTTAATAAACGTTTGATTGAAAGTACTGATATTGAGAATATGGATAATTTAATAATAAATATGAGTTGCAATAAAGCAAATCTAAATGCATTTGGTGAACATATATTATCAACATTAATGAATTCTAATATTTTAGAGCCAAATTTTATGTTATGTAATTACGTAAAATTTGCGAATTCACCAAATCCTGAAGAATTCCATGCAGAAAAAAAAATACCAATTTATTTAGAAAAATTATTTAAGGATAAATATATGAATTCTTATTATGAATGGTATGGTTATAACTATAATTTATATAACTGTATTTATAACGTAAGTTATGGTAAAAGTGACATATATTTATATAAAACAAAAAACGATCTTAATAATATAATAGATCTATTATGTAATCAAAATATACAAAAAAAAATTAATGATCAAAAAATAATAGAATTAATGGCAAATTCATATGATATATCAGTGATAAATGAAATAGAACCAATGATCGGGTTTTCACATCCAATAAGTAAATCATATATTTAATTCTTCTAAACAACGTTTAAAAAAGATGGATATTTCGTGTTTATTGGTACCCATTACAACGTCATCGGGTATATAATGTTCATTTTCTTGGAAATAGCATAATACAGTAGGAATACCTGACACAATTTTTTTACTTTTAAAAAATGCATATAAATCAAAATTTGTATCAACATCTATAATGGCACATTGTACTGAATCCGGCATTTTTTGAAAACAATTATTTACATCTTCTTCAATTAATTTACATGGTGCACACCATTCCGCGCCGAATTTAATAAAAATTAATCCAGGATTTGCTTTTAATGAGTTAAAAAAAGCATGACGGTCACTATATTTTGTAATTATTGGTAAACCCATAATATTATATAATTATTATTTATTTTTTATATATTTATTTTACAAGATTTTCTAATAGTTCTTTGTTTAAATATCGTAAATTATTTGATATTACATGAATTGAGTTAATTTCATCAGTACAATCAATAAACTGTCTGATGTCATTTGCTACATTGTACATAACCGTGTCTAACTCTTTATCTAACATATCAATTTTATCACGAATATCTGCACAATTTACACATATATTATGTGTAATTATGGTTTCTGTGCATGTGCACAACTTATTTCCATATTCGTCAATATATTCATTATTTATACAAGACCCACATTGTATAAGTATTGTACTTTTTACGGATTTCTTTATACATTTACAATCACCGTGATAATACCGAGAATTGCTTTGATTATCCATTATTTTATTAATATGTTAATTTATTTTAGATAAATAATCCTTCAATTTTTTACACATTTGGACATTTTACACCGCGCCGTTAATTATTTTTATTAACTTTTTCATAGAAACCCGATGGTTTCATCATTTGTTATTCTTACATACGATTGTGTAAAAAATATAATATAAATAATATCAGGGTTTACACACTTGGTAATTTACAAACAAACTATATATTTAAGGATTTTTTACTAGATTTGAATATAATATATTATCTATATATAATATATTATTGTCACTATGGTGAATACACGAAAATATAAAAAAACAAAGGGTGGTGGTTGGTGGCCATTATCACAATCACCACAACCTGTTCAAGTGGATCCAAATAATTGCACTGTCATTGCAAACAAATCTAGTGGCGACATTGATGATATTAACCTTGACAACTTAGAGAGGTTAGTCATTCAAAGAAAGGATTGTAGGGGGTCCAATGAGTCACTTGAATTTACAGTAAATGATGAGTATATTGAGGGCATTATTGCCAATAAAAAACAAAAAATTGAAGACCATAAAGCCGTCGCTAAACAACATGCAAGAGAAAACGCTGCTAAAGAACAACTTGACAATGCAGAGAACCGTATCAAGAAAGCACACACGAATGAGGATGAAACAGCAAAAAAAGAATTCGACGAATGTATCAAGAATAAACGAGACAACAGAGAGTACCCCAGAGAATGTCCCAATTATGACAGATTTGGTAAGTCACCTCCTCGTAACGTCGGTGGAAACCGCAGAACAAAACGAAAACATAAGAAATGTAAAAAGGCAAAGAGTAAAAGACGTTCTATAAAACGTAGAATGAATAAATAATCATATTTTTCATAACAATTTAATTAAGGAGTACTTCTTGTATTTCGGCATCATACTTTCCGGTTGATTTTGCGTTCCCAAGAAAAAGAAACAAACTAATGAATAGTTAGTTATTTCGTTAGTTTGTTATTTAATAAATCTCAATTACTATATAATTATGGATTCAGACAAAGGTTATAATCTAGATATACATATGTATAGTTTTGAAGAATTATTAGGATTATTTGATTTATCTTATACAATTTCATTGGAAGATATGAAACGAGCAAAAAGGAAGGTATTAATGACACACCCAGATAAATCTAAATTGGATGCAACGTATTTTTTATTTTATAAAAAAGCTTTTGATATAGTTGTAAAATTTTATGAAAATCAAAATAAACAAAATCAAGAATTAACAAATAAACAACAGGTATATACGGCTGGTCAACAACATCACGATAAACAAACTACACGTGCATTAAACAAAAATATTAATTCTATGGATAAAGAAAAATTTAACAATACATTTAATCAATTGTTTGATAAAAATATGGTTAATAAAATTGATGCAGAAAAAAATAATTGGTTTACCAATGAAGATACTTTATACAAAAATGATGATAATGTGAATTCTCAAAATATGGGGCAAATGTTTGATAAAATTAAAGATACTCAACAAGGATTAGTCCAATATAAAGGTGTTGAAAATTTATTTATGAATAGCAATTCAGGCGATTCCATTTATGATGATAACAATGATAAATATGCTAGTTGTGACCCTTTTAGTAAATTAAAATTTGATGATTTACGAAAAGTACACAAAGACCAAACTGTCTTTAATGTCAGCGAACGAGATATAGATAAAGTACAACAATTCTCTTCTGTTGACCATATGATGAGAGAACGTGGTAAACAACCATTAAATCCTATTGAAAAACAAGAAGCTGAACGTATATTAGCCCAACAAAATAGTCAATATAAAGAACAAATGATGCAAAAAGAATATGCAGATAAGTTGAAAACTATGCAATATGAAGAAAAAAACAAAAATGTTCTAGCTACGTTTATGCGAATAAAAAATTAATAGTATTATTTGTCAATATTTATCATTTTAATGTGTCGTTTGCGTATCATTTCTTGTTGTTTGCGTATCATTTCTTCTTTATTTAAATCTAATATAACACCACTATATACAGTATTTTTTTGTTCTATATCACTATAATTATCATATTGTGTAACAGTTAATGGTGTTATTAAATACCAATAATTCTGTATTTGTAATGGTAACCAATATTTATCAATTGCATATTCAAACTTATTTTCAGGGTTTTCTATTAATTTTCTCAATCCTGTTTTAAAATTATCTAATAGAATATCATAAAATTCACGTTTTACTATATATCCAGTTGTTGTTTGACAATAGAATACACGTGCGGCATATTCATACAATTCTTGATGCGGGGGACGATTATTTCCTGCCACTATTAATACATCCCAATTTATACATTTATTGTCATTAAATTTTTTGATATTTTCTTTAAATAATTCAGGGTTTGTGAATGTTATATCATCTTCACAAATAAATACTTGTTTATAATTACGGGTCTTTGCTAATTCTAAACATTTAATATGACTCATTGTACATCCAATTGCGGGTGATTTTGGTTGAATACCTGATATTCTCTCCGCATTTATACCCATTTTTTCAAATTCTTTTGTTACATGTTCTAATCTGTCTGTTCTGTGGTCTAGGTTTATAACAAATGTATGGTTTAATAATTCCATATTAATAAGTATAGAATTATTTATTTATTATGTTTTTTCTACAAAATCTAATATAGTATTCATTGTATGTCTTGTTTCTTTATCTGTTTCTATTGTATTCACTTTTTGTGTTAATATGTCTATGCACTTCTTTAATTCATGTATTTCTTTCTGCATTTCTTTCTGCATTTCTTTCTGCATTTCTTTCATATTTGTATGTATTTCTACCATATCATTATCATGCTTCCAGGTTACCTTCTTCTTATCTGGGTTTGTTTCTACTTCTTGAACTGATACAGTTATGTTTGAAGAATTATCTATTTGTAACTTGGGGTGGATAGAATTAATAATTTCACCAATCGGGTTTGATGGTGGTGGAATATTATTCATTTCATATTCTCTTTCTGCCATCTGTTGTTTTAATAAATCATCCATATTATTTATTACACCATCTTCTATTTTTTCAGCAAAATCTACATTATCTGGAACATTCTTTTTATTCATTTCACTATATACATTTTGTCGTTGCTCAAATTGTCTTGCATATTCATCTTGACGTGTATCCGTTACAATTGGTGGTGTTGATATAATTGAATTACTCGGTTGATACGGATTTACATCTAATTCTTTTACCGATGGACTATTTTGTTCCCGTATATTTCCCAACATATATGTGATGGTTTCTTTGTTTATTTTGTTCAACTCATTTACTTTTATATTTGCAGTTTTATATTTATCGTAAAAAGTTTGTATGATATTTTTAAACCATTCTACTTTTGTATTCGGTGTATAATTATTAAAATGTTGTTGAATTTGTTTATTTTTTCCAATTACATTCCATAATAATTCTTGATTTTCAGGTACAACGTATAATGCCATAAATATATTTGTTACATAAATATATTTATATTCTATTTTTGTTTATTTTTTTTTGATTTATTATGTTTCTTTCTTTTTCTTTTAATTGTGTTCTTTTTACCGCCGGTTTTCATGTCTTCTTTTTTGGAATCTGTTTTTATTGGAAATAATGGTATTGATACTTTATATGATTTAAAAAAAGTATCTGAGTCTTGTTTTGATGGATTATCTGGTTTTAAAATATCATTTTCTGTGTTTTGTATTAAATTTTCTAAAAAATAATTTACTTCATCTGCTGTTGAAAATGGATATTCTTCGTTTTCTACATCTACCTTATAACCATTAATACTATACCCCTTACTGTTTGGAAATTTATTTGCATATACTTTTATATTTGCATTTATTTTTTTATCTGTTTCTTTTTTATCTGTTTCTTTATCCGTTCCAATGAAATTTTCTTTTACATGATTAAATTTATTACGTATTCCACGTAACGCTCTAGTCATTACTCCTTTACATTCTTCTTTAGTACCAGTAGCAGTAGCAGTAGCAGGAACAGTAGCAGTAGCAGGAACAGTAGCAGTAGCAGGAACAGTAGCAGTAGCAGGAACAGTAGCAGGAACAGCACCAGCACCAGCTGCAGGAAGATAAGTACCATTATTACTATTTAATTTATCCGTCATATGATTATATTAAAGTTATAATATAATCATATAAAATTACAGATTAAAATATTTTTTTCTGTATTTGTAAATATACGAGTCAGGTATTCGTTTATTCTTAAAAAAGTTTAATTTATCTTTAATATTTTTAAATTTTCTATTATTATGTTTATTTGTCAACATGGTTATAATAAAAAATAACGAATACATACCACATTCAGTATTACCCATTTGATGTATTACTTGATTACTATCATAATATTTTAAATCTATTGGAGAACTTAGGTTTAATGATTGTTGTGTAATTCTATCAACTAATGTCTTGATTTCGGTTGGAATTGGATCACCCGCACTATCTAGATAAAAGATAAAGTTATCTTCTAAATCTATAAACATTGAAACCCAATGAGAACCACTCTCATCGTGTTTATCTAAATTAAATACTATACCAATTTTTGTTATTTTTTTATCAATATAATCTTGTAGTTTGAAATTACATAGTTCTTCCCATACGCAAGTACCCATATTCTCTATAGGTCGTGTGTCAAAATCAATTGGTGTTGGACCAATTATTCTAAAGTTAGGATAAGGTTTTTCATATTGTTTGAGAACCTTAACTATATCAAAATTCGTTAACCATGTTTTGGGGCTTTTCCCCCATTTTTTTGGTTGTTTTGGTGCGAATGCTTCTTTTTCTATTTTATTACGAACTGTGATATCTGTTATTGTTTCTAACCAACAATCTTCTTTATTGCAAGTTGTTAATTTACTTTTTAAATCATTCCATATTTTATTAGGTTTATTATTTTGTATTTTATTTTTAGGATGACTATGATTAAATGATGTTTTTAATTGAAGTAATACATCATTTGTAAAACAACTATTATTTATATTTGTATTTTCTACACCCGGATTGCATACCATAGGTTTTATTTTTTTCGTTTTACGGTTATGCTTATATTTTTTAGTATTACGTTTTGTTTGCATCGTTAGTTATATACTATGTAGATAAAATAGTCTTTTTATTTTTCTTTTTCTTTTTCTTTTTGTGTTTTGTTCCGCCTATAGTAGTATTAATAAATGGTGGTGAACCCATTTCAATATCAGTTATTAATGGTGATATAATTTGTTCTTTAACTGTATTACACGTTATTGTACAAGAATAATCATATACATTTAAATTAACATTATTACCAAAAATATATTTCAACAAATCCAAAAAATAACTGAGACGAATAAACGTAATATGAGTAGGGTTGTTTTTATCATTTAAATTAACATTCCAACCATCAAAAATTCTGGATTTAGTAGGTATTATTTTATCATTTTTTATAAGGGTTTCTGTTATATGGTTATGGTCACTAAAAAATAGTCCTCTATTAAATTGCAAGTTTAATGTGTTTAACAAATTTATGTTTAATAAATTGAATGGGTCTTCTTTTTTATAAGGGTCTTGTGGGAATATTAATTTATGATTCATATCGTGAACAGAGATTAACCATATACCTACTGGGAGGTCTTTTATAAAAAGAGATAAACCTTTTTCTATAATATAATCACCCATTTTTGGGTTTTCATGTCCAAGAATTTTATCATATGGCATTGTATCAAAATAATAAGGTATATTTTTAACTGTTGCATTTGTTGGGTCAAGGTTAGGACGGTCTTTGCGAAAAAACTTATTTAATTCTTCATGATGAGTTGAACGGGTAAATAGATTCCCATCGCATGATTGCATATTATCACCAGTTGCATTATACAATCTTATATTATATTTTGATAATGAGTCAGTATCAGTAGTAGTTATACAACCATGAGTAATAATTGCGATAGTTACTATATATTCTGTTCCATCTTCTCCACCTTTTTGTAATTTATTCTTTCTTGAATAAACTTTATATTTTCTTGGCTTAGTAGATTTAGATTTTGGTTTCCCTTTGCGTGTGGTTTTATTTGAATATGATTTCTTACGCCTAAATTCCATAGTTAGTTATATTGTAGTTAGAAAATTAACGTTTTGAAAACATACGCATATCATAATTTGAAATAGGTAGAGAACCTTTTTTAACTACACGTTCTTTTCCCCAAAAAGATGAAGAATTTTCAACATTTGATGTATTACTTTCGTCAATACTTCCAAATAATACATCATCTTCTTCTTCTTTATTAGAAAAATTATATTTGTTTTGTTTTTCTACTTCCTTCATTTTTAAATAATGAACTATTTTTTTAGTATACGCTAAAAATGTTTTATTTATATCGTATGATATTTCTAAATCTGGTGAATCTATCATTTGTGCAGTTATATCTAATATTTTACTACGATACATGCGATTATCTAGTACACTTTGTTCTTCATATTCATTTGTAGAATCTTCATTTTTTGATATATATTTTTTATAAAGTGTTTTATTCATTAACAATGAAAGTGTCATATCATCTATTTCACTTGTCGTTGTTGAAGCTGTATTATCAAAATTAGTACTATATTCTTCTTCAGTTGATTCTTCTAAGACCTCTTCAATAGATTCATAGGATTCATCTTTTAATACTGACATATTTATAATCTATATAGTTCTTTTTATTTAGATTTGAGAACCTAAATAAAAAATATTTATTTTTTCTTCTTTTTTTTGTTAGAGACAGTTTTACGAATCTTTTTTATATGTTTTGCAGATTTCTTTGATTTTTTACGAGTTCTACGAATTTTTTTATATCCACCGGTACCTGAACGGATATACCTACACTTCTCATCTATAATATTCGGGAATTTACGTATTGTTGGTATGGGAACGTTAACATGTTGCGAACGACGGTTGGTATTTATTACACCTGGACTAGGGTTACAAATATTTGTATGTCTTCTTTCTGGTGTTGTTTCACTACCCTCATTGTTACCATGACACAAATCAAATGAAAAATCTTTGTCTGGTGTATTATTATGCGAGTTGCATGATGATTTTTTCTTATTTGTAGTCGCACCATTCATCCATTGTTCAAATGTAGGTGTTTTTGTAGGCATGTTAATATATAATATAAAAAGATTAAATCAAATTCTTATTAAATATTATTATTTTTTACGTCTATTATATTCTAAATACCCCGAAATTCAACAAGGACCTATATTACATATTTTGTAATCATTACCCACCTACAGCAAAATGCATTTCATTTGTTAGTTCTTTTCCATCTACACCATACATGTTTGGGTTATATTGACATATATAATGTCCTATTATATCATCAAACCTACCCCAATCTATATCTTCCTCATGCTCTTCCCATTCGTCTTCATCAATTTCCAAATTATCTAATAATATTTGCATTGCATCACCAATAATACCATGTTCTTCATTTTCTGTAAATTGCTCTATATCGTCTTCTACAGTTTGAATGCGTATCCATTCTTTCACCAAAAAACTATTCAAATTATCATACCATGTTTTCTCCTTTATTATTGTTGGAGTATACTTTATTAAAAAAATGTCTTCTATAATATCTTTGGAAACTTCGTAACACATTTTATCGGTAAACCTCATTTTATTATATAATATATTTATTAATGTTTATGTTATTTTGTTTACACTTTTGAATATTTTAGTTCGAATAAAATATAATAAAAAGATATAAATATTTGTTACTTATAGAATATTATTATAATTATATCAAATGAAGGAATGTAGATTAATTATACCTCAGCCAATATCACGGATTGCATTCTATTCTACTCCATGCATAATTCAATGTATATATGTAAGTTATAGTAATGAATATACGTTCTTAACTATTGGACTCTCTTGTTTATTTGGGTCAAGTATATTATTCTGGAATAATATACAAAATAAAACAATATATAATATAGACCGCACATTAGCAGTAAGTGTTCTAAGTATTAAAAGTTATATTGCATATAATGATTTTAGTATACAAGGTGCAAAAATATGGTATACAAGTTTACTTGTATCTGCAATTGCCTACATATTATCCTTGTATTTGTTTCAAATTAATAAACACTGTATAGAACCAGATAAATCACAAATTATGAAACAGGCTGTTTATTATCATATGTTTTTTATTCATTTTCTACCGACAACTACATTTTCTTTATGTGTTTTACGTTATTTACCGATAATAGAAGATAAATAGAGATAATTACAATTTTAATATATCAAATAGTAAAAAATCTATTTTTATATTATATTATGTTTGAAACAAATAAAACAAATTATTCAATAATCGTAGTTTTTGTGTTAATAATGTATGCAATTACCGTTTATGCGTTTAAAAATGGATTTCCAACTTGTGAAAATTATGTAATGAACACATATTTATATTTAGCATTAAGTGTATGTTATATTTATTTTAATATTAATCAATTTAAAACGTATAACCATCATGTATTTATACCATTTTTAATAAGTATAGCAGCAATAATATATATAAATTTAAGTAATTATAAAACACAAAGTGGTATAGCAATCAATCATATCGTATGGTTTATTTTCCTAACAGCTTTATCATTTATGATAATACCAATTACATCTATGAGTAGTAATTCAATGATATATATGGCTTTGTATTTTACATTTTCAATATTTATAATAATGTCGGCACTTGTTTACATGTATCCAAGTTTTTTCCAAAAAACAATGAATTTTATGTTTCCAGGATTATTAGTAGCACTTATTATGATTATCTTAATAGAGCTATATTTGATTTTTATAAAACAAAAATATCCTACAAATATTCATCGTTATATTAGTTATGCTGTAGTAATATTATTTTCATTATTTATATCGTATGATACACAATTAATGTTTGAAGAAGCAGAAATATGTAGAAAATATGCGAATTACCCTGAATCTAGTATAAAATTTATATTAGATGTAGTAAACATATTTGTAAGGACATTAGCTTTACAAAAACGCTAATTATATAAAATAAATAAATAATAGTTAATTTTCTAAATTGAATATTATATTGTCATATAATATATAATATATTATAGATTATACTATGTCTGCAATAAACGGTATTTCTCCAAAACAAACAGTAACTAGTTTTAAACATGGTGAACAAGCACAATCACGTGAAGTATTACGTCGTAGCTGGAATCAATTACAAGCATCTGGAACAGTAAATGATAAAGAACGTGTATTAACTCCTTTTCGCGCAGTAAATAATTTAGGTGATTTTCTCGGTCGTAAAAATTATGTTTGTGGTGGACCCAATCAAGTTAATGCTAGTAAACCAGGTTGGAAAGGACATATTGGTTCCATTTTAAGTAATTGTGATAATAGTGGGGTAGAAGGAGCTTCCTGTAACCCCAAGTTTGTATCAGATTCAAGTGACTATGTACGTTTCCGCAAGTTACGTGCAATGAACAAAAATTACAATGATACAAAACTTTAAATTTTACAACTAATATTATTTAAATTATATCACTATGTTATATAAACATTGTGATATGTATACCATGAAATTTAGTATTCAAAATATTAATAATAGTGCATTAAGTGGTGTTAGTGCCATGCCACAAAAAGACAGTACTAGTGATAATCAAAATTCATTTAATATGGCTCGTCATACATTTATTGAAACTGTAACAGATGAAGTTGTTCCCCCATGTACACAATTACAAAAAAGATGGATAGGAAATTCTAACAGAGATGCATCACAAATTGCTAAAAACCGACGTAATGTTGCAGTTGGAACCGGATTAAATGCTGATGGAAATTTATATTCATTCACAACTTATAACGATTTTCAAACACCCAATAGTGCATTACGTCGCGTTAGATCAGGTGGTGCTGTAGCCCCACCAAAAAAGAATGCACGTAAAACAAATGCACCTACGCCCAGTTTTTCACCAATTAAATTTTCTAGTGAAAATGGTATTGAAAATCAACAAATTAAAGACTTTTATGGAAATAATGCCCCAAATATGTATCATTAATTTATATTTTTTTTCACAATATAAATTATATTGTCTCATGTACAGTTATTTAGTTGAATTTTTTGGCGCTGCTTTCTTTATCTATGTGATTTTTGCTACAGGTAATCCTTTGGCTATTGGTGCTGCTTTAGCTCTTGCAATTATGCTAACAAGTAATATTTCTGGTGGTCATATCAATCCTGCAGTAACAATAGCAATGGCATCTGCTGGTAAATTACCCGTAAGTGAAGTATTACCATATTGTATTGCACAAATCTTTGGTGGATTAGCTGCACTTCAATTATACAATAATTATAAATTATAAGTTTTGTTATTTCATATGAATATGTAATATTTTGAATATAATAAATATTACATACTTTTTTTCACTACACGAAACAATATAAACAGACCAATAACGCTAAGAGAGCCAGCATAAAGTTTGGTTAAAGTATCTGGTTCAAATAATGATTTATCTTCTTCTTCTTTTACATCATTATCTGTATCTTTATTGATACCGTAAATATTAGGTAAATTCTTAACTGTTTTTTTAGGTTCTTCTTCCTTTTGTATTAAACTGGAAAACGCTGACAATTGTACAAATGGTTCTTTATTCACGTTTTCAGGTGTAAAATTACTACCTAGATTTTTTAAATCGCTAATACCCATACCTGTAAATCCTTCACTATATGGGCATTTTTTTACAGTAAAATTGTCTTTTGTTGAACAATTATTGCAATATTCCTCTTTTTGTTTTTGTTGTTTTTTTGTTAATTTTGGTAAATTATTAATAATTTTGTTCATACTTTGTGGTATATATTACTAATTATATAATAAGTTTTTTATATAATATAAACCGCATAAAGATAACTATAATATTATTCCATAAATGTGTGGTATTTTTACATTACTAAATAACTATAATTCTTTACCTAGAAATTATGTTTATGATCAATTTAAAAAAGGACAACATAGAGGTCCTGAAGATTCAATAATGGAAGAAGTTATGATAAAAGCTACCTTTGGATTTCATCGTTTGGCAATTAATGGTATTGACAAAGGTTCAAACCAACCATTAAGAATCAATAATATTACTCTAATATGTAATGGTGAAATATATAATTATAAAGAATTATATAAAATTATGAGTGATGTAAAACCCGAAACTAATTCAGATTGTGAAGTTATTATTCATTTATATATAAAATATGGTATTGAACATACATTGCAAATGCTTGATGGTGTTTTTGCATTTTGTTTATTAGATACTAGAGATTGTTTTCATAAATCAAAACTATTTATTGCACGTGATCCATATGGTGTAAGACCGATGTACATTATGAATTATACTAAAAAAAAGAATGATTCTATTTATGGTATTTCAAGTGAATTAAAACAACTAACTGGTATGTGTGATACTTTAAATAAACAAACTATTAATAAATGTCAAATACAACATTTTAAACCAGGAACTTATGGTGTTTTTGAATTATTATTTTCTGTCAATACATGGAAATACATAGATAATTATGTATATCATAAACCAGGATTTACTTCTTGTATCAATCGTGATATAACTCAAAATGATTGTATTTATAACATTCAAAAGTATTTGAAACTAGCAGTTGAAAAACGCTGTTCTACTACAGACAGACCCATTGCTTGTTTATTATCTGGCGGATTAGATAGTAGTTTAATTACTGCTATTGTAAATGAATATCATAAAAATAACAATTTACCTACTATTGAAACATATAGCATTGGACTTGAAAATTCAGAAGACTTAAAATATTCTCGTATTGTTGCGAATTATCTTGCAACAAAACATACAGAAATAGTTGTTAGTGAAAAAGACTATTTGGATGCAATACCACATGTAATTAAAGATATTGAGAGTTATGATACTACTACAGTACGTGCTAGTATTGGTAATTGGCTTCTTGGTAAATATATTTCTCAAAATAGTGAAGCAAAAGTTATATTTAATGGAGATGGTTCAGACGAACTACTGGGAGGATATTTATATGTTGGTCATGCAAATAATTTAATTGAATTTGATAAAGAATGTAGACGATTATTAACTGATATACATAAATTTGATGTTTTACGTTCAGATAAATGTATATCATCACATGGACTAGAACCTAGAACACCATTTTTAGACCGTGAATTCGTACAATATTATTTAACAATTCCTTTTGAATTGCGTTATCATACTTTACAAAATAATGTGGAAAAATATTTATTACGTACAGCATTTGATGAAAAGTATATTTTAAATAATAATAAACAACCACTTTTGCCATCTAATATATTATGGCGTAGAAAAGAAGCATTTAGTGATGGTGTATCAACACAAAATAGGTCTTTATATAAAATTATAGAGGAATATACTAATATGCATATTGAGACAAATTTATATAGTTCATATATTTTTAAAGAGGATATACAAAAAACGGTTGAAGACATCGTTAATAATCATACCGATTTTGATAATATTAATAATCATCTTATACCACAAACTACAGAACAATTATATTATCGTTCTATTTTTGAAAAACATTATAATGGTTACGGTAAAATAGTGCCTTATTTTTGGATGCCAAAATATGTAGACGCAGATGATTCTAGTGCTAGAACATTATCTATTTACCAAAATAGTATTACATTGTAACCACTAACCGTATAAATAATGAAGACCGAATACAGAAAAAGATGATAAAAAATAATTTATTATTAAATTACAAATAATTTATTCTACAATTACTAGTTTACGCTTTTTTTCTTGTATATTGGCTTGTTTTGCATCTTCTTTTGCTTGAATCTTGGCTTGTTTTGCATCTTCTTTTGCTTGAATCTTGGATTGTTTTGCATCTTCTTTTGCTTGCATCTTCTCTTGTTTTGCATGTTCTCTTGCTTGCATCTTCTCTTGTTTTGCATGTTCTCTTGCTTGCATCTTCTCTTGTTTGATGCGTCTACGTTCAAACTTATTACTCATTGGAATAATACGTTTTAAAATAATTCTTTTAAATCTGCGCTTTACAGATAGTTCTTCTGTATGCAAGTCATGCTTGTCTATTTGTTGTTGGAAATCTTTGGTTATAATATTTAATATACAAATAAAATCAAATAAGTATTTTCTTATTTGATAATTAAAAGATTTCTGTTTAATTTGAAATTTTTGTCCATTTTTATAAGTAGTATCGTTTTGTAATGCAAATGAGTTATATCCATATAATGTGGGTATAATATCAAAGCAATTTCTTAATTTAGTAATTATTGTTTGTTTTTTAGACCAAATAGGTTCATATGTATACATATTTTGTAAAGTACATTCTTTTTCCAACATTGTAAATACTGGGTTACGTATCTCATGTATTTGACCTAGTTTTTTATATGTAGCAGGAGGTAGATATTTTAAAAGATGCTTTTGAACATTATAGTTATTTTGATTATCTTTCCAAAATATTTTTATACGAAATCCTTTTTCAAATGAATCTATTAATTTGTTAATATTATCATGATTAAGTGGTGTCCGGTATAAGCATCTAATAATTTTGGCTTGTTTATGTTGTAGTAATTCTAATCTAGTATCTATAGGTATAAACATATAAATAGCATATCTTAATTCCCAAGGTAATCTTGGGATATACTTTAAATTTAATTCCATATTGGTTAGTGTTATTACTAACTATATATAATAAAAAATCTCAATTTTCTACATTATTTTAATGGTATAACGTAGAAATGTAGAAAATTGAGATTTGTATTCTAAAATAATGATATATAACAACCATTTACGATGAATAAAAATACAATGACAACAGAAAGCAATATTATAGAGAGTATAATACAAGATGCTATTACTAAAACGGAAGAGTCTTGTAATGACTCTCTATTTAATAAATTAAAACAAGACAATGTTTCACAAAAATTTCAAAAAGAAGTTCAAGGATATCATTTAATTTGCGAAGCACCGATTAAAGAGGCATTGTGGGAAGAAATCAACAAAAATATAGCATGTTGTGCATGTGATGTAAAAGATGAAGCAAAAGGAAATCACAAATCTGGAAAAGACATGCAATTTGATGAATTTGGAATTTCCATGAAAAGCGCAAAGATGGAAAAAAATAAAATTTCAATATCATCCTACAGACTTACAACAGTATGTTCTGATAAAAATCCGGGAAATCCAAGTGAAATAGTAAAAGAAATATCGCAAAGAGATAGTTCTTTTGAATATTATTCAGTATTACTACGTGAAGAATTAGAAGATAATATATTACAATATTATTGGTGTGTAATTCCCAAAACATGTCCAATATTTAATATACAGGATAATGATTTACAACCTAAAATGGGGAAAACTGGTAAAAATAAAGGTATTCAAGTTGGTTGGGAAACCAAGTATATATCTATTACATTTTCAATGTCATCTCAACTGTGGATACATTTGATATTTGATGATATTAAACCATACATTGTGTCCAGCATCAAAGTAGACAATTCCAATAAAAAAATATCATATACAGATATATTTAATATAAAAGCATGCTTTCTTCCCTAAATTATACTTCAAGTAACCGTTCATTGCATAAATCTACATAGTCATTATTTATTTCGTAACCTATATAATTAATCCCCATCTTTTTTGCTGCTACACATTCACTGCCTGAACCTGCAAAAGGTACAACCAAAAGTGTATTATCATCTTTATTTTGACTAGCCTTTATTAATTTTTCACATAGTTCTAGTGGTTTCTGTGTAGGATGGTTTACACGTTCCTTTTTGCCTGCACCACCGGCTAATGCGGAAATCTTAATTACATCTCGCGGTAAAGCCCCGTTCGCATGAGCAGTATATATAGTTTCTTTTTCTCCATTACTAAACCGTCCCTTTGTTGCTTTTCTTACTTTTCCAGCAGCATTTTTTAAAAACCCATCTGTATATGGTTCTCTAACATCGTCTCTATTGAATACAGGCTTTTCTTTATTACAACATAAAATACTCTCATGTGTTCTTTGCCAAAAATTTAATGAAGGTGTTACTTTATTGGTATAATGCCATATAATCCATCTAACATTTATGTTAATTCTTACCCGAATAAATGCCAGTATTTCACTGAACCCATAAATATATAAAGTACCATGTGGTTTCAATATACGTATGCATTCACCAATCCATTCATCACACCATATTAGGTAGTCATCCATTTTTTGTTTATCACTATTATTACCAAAATCTTTGCCAATATTATATGGTGGGTCACATATAATAATATCAACTGAATTATCTTCCATATTTTTCATACCAGCAATACAATCTTCATTTATGATTTGTTGTATTTTGCTAGAGGAATCCGCTTTTTCCATAATAAGGTTATCTGTTATCATTGTATTTATATTATTATCTATTTTTATAGTATTTGAAATCAATTTTTCAATTATTTTACATGGATATTTTTTATTTAGATGTTTATTGTAAGTAGATTCATGAGAAAAATGTTTAAAACATCTTTCACATATATGCATTATGTTAATAATGATAAATATTTTTTATATCATAAACTATATAAATAATAATCAATGTTACATATTATAATGGATTCTTCAATGAATGATTCTCAAAGTGAGCCAGTAAACACACCTCCTGTTAAAAAAACGATATCTCTTGTTAATATTCCCATTACTGATGATAATGCAGCATTAAATGTATTGGTTGGATTTATGGGTATTGCACAAAAGAGAGGTGCATTTGATATGCAAGAATCTTCTAAAATTTGGGAATGTGTAAAGCGATTTACAGGTGAAACATCCAGTGACAAATAAATATTTATAGTATCTTGTAAAAATAGTATAAATAACGATTTACACGTAAAAAATATAAACAATAAATGTAAAAAATAAGTATATGGAAACAGATTTATCTAGAACATCAATAGACATAAATATTAAGAATGATATTGAAAATCAATTAGACCAACAAGCATTTGTATATGATAATGATGATGATAATGATGATGATGATGATGATAGCCAAATAACAGTATCATCTGTTAGTGTTTTAAAGAAAAAAACTAATATTGAAAAAATACAAAATGAAAATAAATCATTGAAAACAGAATTAAATGGATTTAATAATGGTTTTTTTGAAGAAATTGAAAATTTAAAAACAGAAAATATAAAATTACGTAAAATAAATAATATTGCAAATAATAATTCTAATACAAATATAATTCCTTCTCGTATTTTTTCACAAATTGAATTTAAAACATTACAAAAAGATTTTGAAGAAAATAGTAAAAATAATCAAATATCTTATAAAGGTTTAATAGCATTAATAGAAAAAAAAATAAATTATCAAGATTATCATAGTGAATTTGTAGAACAATATCTTAATAATTTAAATAATGATATATATACGTTTCTTGATTATTATTCTATTATAAATCATTTACGAAATTTATTTGAAATTAAATCAAAAAAAGCGATTGAATTAACAAATGAACATTATGATAAAACATATAAATTAAAAAAATTATATGATGAACTTGATAAAGACAAACAACAAATTATTATTAATAAACAACGAGAAATAATTAAAAGAGAACAACAATTAATTGAAAATCGTCAAAACTATGAAAATAAAGTTCAATTGTATAGTAAAGATACTTATGGTATTACTTGGAAAAGTTGTTTTTGTAACATTCTAAAATGTTTTTATAATGATCATGTAATTAAAGAATTTGATAAAATTTATGAAATTATAAAAGAATTACCTTCATTAAATAATTATGAAAAAAATTTAATATTAATACGTTTTCAAACAATATCTACCTATTGTTTAAAACATTACAATACCATATCTAGGTGGTATAACAGTACTCAATTATTTATAATTGCTTGTTCAATTATTAATCCTGCATTATTATCTATAAACAGTAACAGAGATAATATTCATTATTATACTATTTTTTGGTCTGTATGGGTTTCACAGTTGCTTGTTAGTTTAACTACTTCTTATATCAGCTTTTTTAAATGGGATAAAAAATATTTCTTATTTAATGGTTATAAAACCAAAATTAATCAAGAAATTTGGTTATTTATTGAATTGTCTGGTAATCATTATAAAAGTGACAACATACATGATATTAATCATTCCAAACACTTAAATAAGTTTTTAAATAGATTAGAAAATTTATATAAAAAATTAAAATTATCAGAATTTGAAATTGAAACCACAAATAATGATGAAGAAAATACGAAAGAAAATACGAATAAACAAATGATTGAAGATATTTTACAGTCTAACCGTCAAGCTGTTGCTGATGAAAAGCAGAAAAATATGTTATATACTATTGGTAATAAACAAGATGATATAAGTGAGGTTGACACATAATCAGCAACAATCAGCACGCCATAATATATAACAATATTTTTTATATATTATTTTTTAAAATTCGGTATTAAATTCAAATACATCACTTGCTACTGTTTTATCCGCCAATGCATATTCGGAATTTGTACGTTCAAAAAAGTTTACTTTTGTTTCTACACTAATTAGTTCCATAAAATCAAAAGGATTTGTTGATTTATACACCTTATCATAACCTAATTGTAATAATAATCTGTCTGCTACAAATTCTATATATTGCACCATTAACTTTGAATTCATACCTATCATACGACATGGTATTGCTTCTGTAATAAATTCTTTTTCTATTTCTACAGCCTCTTGTATAATATCATATACACGTTTCTTATTTAATGTTTTATGTAATTTTGAATATAATAACACTGCAAATTCAGTATGCAATGCCTCATCTCGTGAAATAAATTCATTGGATAATGTTAGACCCGGCATTAATCCTCGCTTTTTTATCCAATATATTGATGCAAATGAAGCAGAGAAAAAAATTCCCTCAATTGCTGCAAATGCTACCAATCGTGCTGCAAAACTACTTCTGTTATCACCTAACCATTTCTTTGCCCAATTAGCTTTTTTTGTTATACATGGATAATTTTGGGTTGCCTCAAATAATGTTGTTTTTTCTGTACTATCTTGAATATATGTGTCTATTAATATGCTATACATTTCGGAATGGATATTCTCCATAGCTATTTGAAAACCATAAAATGCTCTTGCCTCTGACAATTGAACATCACCCATAAAGCGAACCGCTAAATTCTCTAATACCAAACCATCAGATGCTGCAAAAAAGGCTAACACCATTTTTATAAATTTTTGTTCATCTTCATTGAGATTCTTCCAGTCATTTAAATCTTTGGATAAATCTACCTCCTCTGCACGCCAAAAACAATCTACTTGGCGTTTATACATTTGCCATACATCATCATATCTAATTGGAAACATTACATAGCGATTATCGTCAGCTGTTAACAATGGGTCAGGTATTGAAACATCAGTGGATTCCATTACTAAATAATATACTCTATAGATTTTATCTAGTTTATAAATAATGATTTATCTAGTATACCTATGGCATATTAAATTGTGTAAAACACAGTTTTCACAGCATCAATGATTTCGCAAATGCAAATATTATTACTGTGTCTCGTATAAAAGATTCGTTTGGTTGTTACTGGGGATTTAGACCAATATTACCGATAATTCTAATATTGATAAAATTAGTGATTCTGTTTAGGCAAATTTATTTCGGTATATAATTTATATTATTGAAATTATGGTCAAAACTATGAAAAATTTTATGAAAGGTATTAGATTTCCTAATGTATCTTCTTATTTACCCAAATCACTACTACATAATCGCTGGGTTTTATATGCTTTATGTATAATTGCTTTAGTAAACATAATTATGTATGCAAATGTAAAGGATTTCAATTCTGTTGCCACACTATTAATTATTGGTTTCCTTGTGTCCTTTTTTAGTAAAAATATGATAATTATATTAGCTGTTTCTATATTCGCTACTTATGCATTAAATTATGTATCCAGTTCTTCATTCGCGGAGGGTGCTAGAAATATGAAAGAAGGTGTTGACGAAAAAACCGATGAAGAAGAAGAAAAAAAGGAAGATGATACAGAAGAAAAGAAAGAAGAAGATGATGAAGATGAAGAAACAAGTGGTTCTGCTGTAGATGATATAGCTTCTAGTGAATCTAGTAAAGCCGAAAGTAATACCGCACCTGGTGTACAAGAAAAGAAAAAAATGCTTTATGATAATTTACAAAATGATTTTCAAAGTTTTCAAAAAACACAAGATGCTATATTAAAAGGTATGCAAGAAATAGATCCTTTACTAACAAAAGCAGAAAGTTTTATTGAAAAATTTGAACATTATAGTAAAGTAATGGAAAAAAATGAGAGTAACTAATTATAAAATATATTATGTTATTATGCAATATATTTTAGTATACTTATAATTTATAATAATTTATAAAATAATATAGGTATGTTTGGAAGTATATTTAAAAAATTAAAAAAGGCTTTCAATACAATCGCCAGGATACCATCTATGATTGCGAATGCAATCAAAGCTGCACTTGAAAAAATGATTCGTGTACCATTGGGTGGTGTTATGGATATGATTGAAAATTTTAAACGTATTATTTGTTTTTTACAGTCCATTCCATTGCGTATGCGAAATGTAACTTCAGGCATGGATAATATATTTAAAGGAATTGCAAAAAAACATGAGGCTATTGGTAAATCTATAGGTGTTGGGTTTGATTCTACATCTAATTTATTTATGTATTCCAGTGAATGGGCAAAAACTAGATTAGAATGTTTCATTAATTTTATATTAAATCTTTATAAATGTATTTTCTTTTATATTTTAAAAGCAATTTTTAGTATCTTATGTGTTATTATTTTAAGTCCTGTTAAATTTATTGGTGGACTATTCGGTATTGATATGCAAGAAAAATTTGATAAAGCAGAAAAAGGGCTTGACCTGATAGATGCTTTCTTTTATTCTATTTTTGGATTTCATTTAATTTATTTTCCAGAAAGTATTCGTAAAGATTGCTTCACATGTGTAAGATTAAAGGATAGTGCTGTTTCTAATGCCGCTGATAAATTAGCAACCACATTTAATACCAAAATACCATATATAATGACAGAAGAGGGGGGTGACCCTGAATTTAGAAGAGCAAGAAATCAATTCAAAGAAACATCAGTTCTTGTTCCAAGAGAGCCACACAATGTTCATTAAAAGATATTCTTACGACAAATTGTACACAATTTTCCTGTATTTTTATTATGCTTTTTATTTTGTTCAATACAACTTAAACAAAAAGTATGATTACAAGATGTCTTCACTATGCTTTTATTCGTCAATGGTTCCAAACATATTGCACATTTATTTTCATAATCATTTTCTTCATCTACTTTATTTTTTAAATATTTTTGTAAATTTGTTGCTTTTTCTAATGCCATTGATATATCCATTTTTGTATTTCTAGTAAAATAATAGCGATTATGTTCGGATAATACACGTATCGTAAGCATATCATATTTTAATTTATCTGCATAAAACGTATTCATTATTCATTATTGTTAATAATGAAATTATATTTAAATTACATCAATTTTTTAGAAAAATTATACATTTTATATATATTTATTTGTTATTTTTTTATACAAGTATATTAGTATTAATCATGGGATTTATTCAAAATTTTATTAATGGAATTAAAAATATGATTCGTAATTTTAAACGCATAATATGCTTTTTAGGTACTATTCCTAGACGTATTAGTAATATTAATGCTGGATTTGATAATATTTTTAAGGGTGTCAACCTGGAATTTCAAGCTATTGGCAAAAGTTTTCATCAAGGGTCGTCTAGTCTTGGTACATTAGGATTATATATAGGTGAACTTATTAATACTTACATGTTATGTGGTTTTAAATTTGCAGGAAATTTCTTTGACTGCATTTTTTATTATATTATTGATATTATTTTATACGTATTGTACTTACCTTGTACCATTATTTTATGGGCATTTGATACATTTTTAGACCTAGATTTTTATTACATTCCACAAAATACATATAAAGGATTACAACAAATTAATGATTTATTATATCCTTATTTAGGATTTCATATAATTCATTGGCCTAAAAAAATTAGAGAAGATTGTTATTTATGTAAAAGACTAAAAACAGAAGCGGTTGATGATAAGGCCAATAATGTTGGTGTTACATTTAAAGAGACTATACCACAAAATTTTGGTAAAAGTGCAAAACTATTCCGCAGAGGTCAAAAACAGTTTGAAGAAATTTTTAAAACCTATGCACGAAAACCTTCTGAAGTACATTAACATATTTTGTATTTATTTTCGTACAAAAATACGAAAATAAAAAATCTAATCTTCATCGCAACCATCTCCGCAAAGATATTGTCCACTCCCTTTCATTTGAACTACATCATCAGTTTTTCCACAATGATCGCACCCTGCTTCTTGATTATTTGGCTCTTCTTCGCTTGCATCTGCTTCTTCTTCCTCCTCAAAGAAATCATCTACATTCCACCCTTCTTTTCGTAAAATATCCGCCTTATCTTGAAAACAATTCTCGCATAAACACAATTTTAAATTGTGTCCATTGACTTCTATACTCAATTCAATGATATCATCAGTATTTATATGGATAGCACATGTTTCGCACTTTCTTTTACCTTCCTCCTCCTCCTCCTCCTCTTCCTCTTCTTCTTCATCGCTTTCATCACAAGCATTACCACATAGATATTGCCCACTGCCTTTCATTTGAACTATATCTTTGGTTTTTCCACAAAGACTACATTCTGCTTCTTGATTATTTGGCTCTTCTTGTACGAATAAAATATCACACATTCCATCGTCGTTATAATACCCAACACATTGGCCACATTTTTTCCACTGATCCTCTTGATAAGTCTCTTCTGAATCTTTTTTAAAATCCCAGTCAGGTGGATATCTTTCACAATCCATATTCACACATAATTTAGGTTCTTCGTTCTCCATAATATTATATATAGTAATAAATATTTATATCTTTTTATTATATTTTGCGCGAACTTAAATATACAAATGTTTATAATTTATATCATAATATATTATAAATGGGTAAAAAGTGTATTCCTGGATTAATATGTATTGAAAACATGGCTCTATTCATTCTTTTTATTCTTTTAATTATTGTTATTTATCTTTGGTACAGTCATAATCGTAATAATGCTGACCCTACCGAAAAAGTTGTTTTAGTAAATACACAATCTAATATTCCACAATTAGTTCCTATTGCTACTCGTCAAGATATTTTTAATGACCCATATACACCACCTTCTAAAGATATTACTGTATATCCACGTAATTCTGGTGATATACGCGGAATTCCGGTTAATGTACAAACTAGAGGTACTATGAATGATTATCAACAAGTTGGTATTTTAACTAGAAATAACAACACGGAAATGATTCTTCCTCTTATGGGAAGAAAACATATGACGGGGAGAGATAAATGGCAATATTACACAATTTCAGGTACAGGGAACCTCAATACCAAACTGCCTATTAGTGTTAATGGACGCAGTTGTACCAGTGAATACGGCTGTGATGATATTTATAATGGCGATGTTGTTTATGTTGAAGGATATAATGATACCTTCCGTGTTACTGTGTATGAAAATAATCAATTTCAATATATTCCTGTTTAATTTTTTTATGCATTCATATTTAGAAGATATATTTACATAAAATAAACTATATGTTTATTATATAGTTTATCCAAATGTCATTTTTCAAATTAGATGATAATAATATTTCTTATGATAATAACATTAAATACATTTATAAAGATACTACCATCAATAAAAGAGATGTAAAAGAACATACTAATGATAATTTACATAATTCTATTAAAAAAGAAAATAAGGTTGAGGTTGAGGGTAAATTAATACCTATTAAAAATACTTTTTATAAAATTAATTTTCCTAACAAAGAAGCCAACTTTGTTTATACTAATCTTACACCTTCTTCTTATATTGCCAATAATATTTATCTATACAGCGTTTTACATCACAATATTAGTGGAGTTACTACTAATAATAAAGATATTATCGGGGAGATTGTTATTGAACACTCTAACCCAAATAAACAAAATCAAAAAGTATATACCTGCTTTTTAATTAAAGAAGAACTTGTTAAAACTACTGATAATTCTATTGATAAAATTATTAATTTAGTAGAAGGAAAAAGTGACTACAATGAATTATCTGTTGTAATAAAAACTGATATTCCTACACAAACACATTGTTTTCATTATGAAGATAACAATAATCATGTTTTTGTTTATACAAACCCTATATCTGTTAAAAAAAATGCAACTTCTTTTTTTAAAAATAAACTTGCATCTAAAACTAAACTCTTCAATATATATCCCGCACATGATGATAAAATCGTCAGTCATCAACTTATTAAACTCGGTGGAAAAGAAGGTTTTGTATCTAAAACCACGACTGTTCAAGAAGCAGCAGAAGGTGAAATATACATTGATTGCGAACCCGCCGGTGAAAGTGATGAGACTGTACAGGCATTAAATGTTCCTTTACATAGTGGATATGCTGAATCTAAAACGAAAATGGATGCATTTAAATCTATTATTCATTTTTTGGTATTTATTATTATAGCTGTTGTTTCTGTTTTTGGTGCATCATCTCTCTATAAAACTCTCATTATTGATATGATTAATAATACCGTAACAGATGACAAACGTGATTATATGTCTAAAACGAATTTCTGGATTATAATTGCATTTATTTTTACTGGAATATATTCACTAGTTGCCGGTCTTAAAACTGACCTTTCTGGTGGCAATATATATCTTACATACTATGGTATTTTTTTAATCAGTTTTACCGTTTTTTCATCGGGTGTAATTAAATATCTAATAAATTATGATACCGATTTTGTTAAGACTAATGTTAAATCAATTGAAATAACAGATGGTTATGTATTTGATTATGTAAAACAGATTGGTGAGTTATTAGTACATTTAAAAGATACTTTGGTTCAAGCTAACTGGTCTAAATTAATAATATCATTACTCATTATGGCTGGAATTTTGGTTGGTATAGGTGCTTTAGTAATCGGTAATGTAGCTATATTTTTAAAATGGCTTCCCACGTTATTAATGACAATGGTTTTTATCACGGCACCTATAATGTATTTGGCTTTAAATAAAAATATTGTCAATACTTAAATGCATTCAAATTATTATGTGATTTTACAAATATAGTATCACATAATATTTAATTATAAACAGAAGCACTTCCTACATCCTCTGATACAGGACTGAATCCACTTGATATAAATTTACTCATCTCACTTTTTCCAACAGGTGCCATTTTCTCAACTACCTCTTCTTCTAATGTATCTTTCTTGGGAGGGTTCATCTTTTTCATTTTTTGATCCTTCTTCTCTTGTGTAGGGGTATGTTTCATAATTACAGTTTTACCAGTGACATTACTGCAACGACGTAATAATTCGTAACCAGCGAATAAGAACAATACTGCTAATAATGAATTAGCATGGAAAAATAAGTATACAGCTACTGCAAATACACCGACCATACCAACGGGTCCATCTACCAAATTACAAACCATACTGGGTGCCTCTACAGGTAATACTATATAAAGTACTAAAATGGCAGCTACCGATAATTCTAATTGAGACATGTTTTTTAAAAAACTGGGCATATTCATACTATATACAATAGGATATATATTTTGTAATTTGAAAAATTGATATAAAAAGTCCTAAATTACTAATAAAGTAAGATTTACATTATGCAAAAGTTTATAACAAAATCAAATTCCAAAACTAATTCCAAAACTATATTTTTAAATGTTGAAACTAAAGAACTCATTCGGTCACAATCTTATATTGGGAAAAAAGGATACACCATTCCAAAATCTGTATTATCTAAAGATGAATACGAATTTTTGAAAAAAGACTTATTCTTAAAACCTTTCGTGCCCGGTGCACAGTTTGGTAACCCTAACGACCCATCTGCATCATTCCCTGTATATCGTGAAAATATCAACAAAATATATATTCCACGATTTTATGGAATTCAACGTTATGGTGTTCCTGATAGATGCGATATTGAATCCGGTGATGATATAGATGTTCCATTTGAACTGTCATTAAGGGATTACCAAGTAAAAATTGTTGATATTTATTGTAATTACGTATCTAAACCTTTATCCAAAGATAACGCACAACACGGTGACGGTGGTATACTTGAGGTTCCTTGTGGTAGAGGAAAAACGATTATGGCACTAAATATAATCTCAAAATTAAAAAAGAAAACACTAATTTTAGTTCACAAAGAATTTCTAATGAACCAATGGATAGAAAGAATGAATGATTTCTTGCCAACTGCCCGTATAGGTAAAATACAAGGGCCTGTGTTTGATATTGAAGATAAAGATGTGGTTATCGGTATGATTCAATCATTGTATGATAAAGAATACGCACCAAACGCATTTTCATCATTTGGATTAACCATTATTGATGAGGTACATCGTATAGGTAGTGAACAATTTTCACGAACATTATTCAAAACGGTTACACCCTATATGCTTGGTATTTCGGCAACAGTAGAACGTAAAGATAAATTATCAAAATTATTGTATATGTTTATCGGTGGTAAAATATATGAAGAAAAACGTACACAGGAAGACCCCGTGTGTGTTAGGGCGATTGAATATAAATGTGATGACCCGGATTTTAATGAGGTAGATTTGGATTATAGAGGCAATACAAAATTCAGTAGTATGATAGTAAAACTATGTGCGTTTGGACCACGCAGTGATTTTATTGTAAATGTATTAAGAGATTTATTAGAGGAACATCCAGAAAACCAAATTATGATTTTATGTCAAAACAAATCCTTGTTAAATTACTTATATGATGCGATTAATTATCGTGAAATTGCGAGTGTTGGGTATTATATTGGCGGAATGAAACAAGTGAAATTGCAAGAAACAGAAACAAAGAAAATCGTATTGGCAACTTATGCAATGGCAGCAGAAGCTCTTGATATTAAAACATTAGCTACATTAGTAATGGTTTCACCTAAAACTGATATAGTTCAATCAGTTGGTCGTATTTTACGAGTAAAACATAAACACCCTATTATTGTAGATATTGTAGACATGCATGAAAATTTCCAAAAGCAATGGTTGCAACGAAAGCGATTTTATAAAAAGTGTAATTATCGTATTAGAATGACAGATTCTAATAAGTATACAAATATGTCAATAGATTGGGAAACAGATAGCATATGGAAACGTGTATATGAACCCAAAGAAATTACAGATAATGCTGATAATGATAATGATAAAGAAGAAGAGTTGCCTACAAAATGTTTAATTAATATAAATGATTTATAAATATTATTATAAGATATATTGACATGGAATTACATAATAGAATAAATAAAATATTAAATGCCAATTATTTTTTTAAAGAAAAAATAGAATTCTATGAATCATTGGAACGTAATTGGCGAGAATTATATTTTCATTATGAAAAATTATTTATTACAAACCCGAATAATGTTCAAATAGAAGATGCAGTTGGAATTATATTACATAGAGGTATTCCAGATGGCATACAAACATGTAAACAATGTAATAAAATATTTGAAAATACAGAATTTAAATATCATCAAGACCGCGTGAATAAAGATGGATATTTAATAATGATAAATGATATATGTGTAAATTGTCTAAAAAAATAATATAATTATAATATACTTATTATAATCATATGTATCAACAAAGTAGAAAAAGAAATGATAGTATAGACAGTCGGTCACATAGTTTTGATAGTACCGAAAACGAAAAGACAAAACCACTCAAAATTAAATCACGCAGAAAACGAAATCCACCTTTAGTGCAGACAGAACCATCACCTATTCCTGACAAAAATAAATATTTTATACATTTTCAAAATTCAAAATAATATTTGGGGATTCTTTATATCAAATAATTATTTATTATTTAATAGATGACCGCGATTTTTAACATCCCATATTGTTTTTGAATTTATATATTTATCTTTAAGTTGTTTTTATAATTTATTCTATTATATTATTTCTCAGAAAACTTATAGTAGAGGTTTCGAAAAATGGACATTCTGAAAATGTCCACTTTTCAGATCTTGAAGAATAAATTTTTCCGAAAAAACACGATTTTCATTTTTAAAGCATAATGCTGTAAAACCCAGAATTATTTTTTTGGCATGACTGCATATATTTTTTTTTTATAAAAAAATTTGGGATTTTGTCTGTTCTAAATATATAGAACATTTAGAATGAAAAAAATCCCAAAAAATCCCAATATTTTTGAGTGTAAAATATGCAACTATAATACGAGTAGTAAAAAAGATTACAATAAACACATTTTGACTGCAAAACACCAAATTAGAACAAATTCATGTGAAAAATCCTCAAAAATCCCAAAAACCATTTTTGAATGCGGTTGTGGTAAGGTATATAAAGCCAGAAATAGTTTATGGTATCATAAACAACGTTGTAAGTATAATGAAACCTATGCAAATGAATCAGTAGTTCCAACCACACAACCAGTTGATATTAGCAGTCAAAGTAATATTATATTGGAATTAATTCGTGAAAATAAAGAGTTCAAACAATTGGTGGTTGACCAAAACAAACAGATTCAAGAAACTCAAACTCAAAATACAGAATTGCAGTCACATATGGTAGAAATGTTCAAGGAAGGAAAAACAATAAATAATACAACAAATAATAACAATCAGCGTTTTAACCTTAATTTTTTCCTGAATGACACGTGTAAAGATGCGATGAACATTACTGACTTTTTAGGAAATCTAGACGTACACATAGATGAGTTAGAATATATAGGTCATCATGGATATGTTAATGGTATGACAAAAATGATAATGGACCGTCTTAAAGACATGGATATAACGAAACGTCCAATTCATTGTACAGATGTGAAACGTGAAACAATGTATATAAAAGACAAAGATGAATGGTATAAAGATACGGATGAATTAGTAAAATTACGTAGAATATTAAGTAGCATATCAATGACAAATTATCGTTCTGTTGCAAATTGGAGAACCGCACATCCCAAAAGTGAAATCATGGATAGTCGTGAACATAATTTCTGTTATAAAATGATGAGAGCAATATTGGGTGATGCGGAAGATGAACAAATCCGTTTAGATAATAAAATCATCAAGACATTTGCGAAAGATCTATTTGTGAATAAGAATATGGTGTAGTTATTTTGTTAATAGTAATCTTTAACCAATCTAGAAATATGTATAATCTTACAATTATAATTATTAACTCTAACTGGTACCCAGCGTTTAAATCTTATATGAAAAAAACATTCCATAGATAATACTTTATTGGTATCAACATATTTATCTTCATTAATATTTTGAAAATCATCTTCATCATCACTTTCTTCAATATAATCTAGATTTTTGTTTTCACGTATGTTACGGAATAATCCATTCATCAAAACACTAGTTTTATAATCAGGAATATAGGCAATATTATAATAAACTAATGAATTGTTCTTTCCATATGCATGTAAATGATATACATCATATTGTAAATCAGCTGTAACTTTAAAAATAGTAGTTTGTCGGTATTGTGGTTTAAATATGTCAATTGTATATCTAGCAATATATACTTTCCCTTGTATATTTTTAAGGTCATTCCCAGTATTTATTTTTTTATTCAATACAATATTAATATGTGGTTTAATAATATTTATAGTTCTGTATTGAATATGATGTGTTTGGTAACCAATCGTATTAATAATGTTACTTGGTATAATAGTAGGAATATCAGTAGAAATATCATTATTCCATAAAACCGGCAGATTAAATTGAATATTAAAAGGTCTATCCTGTACTATATCTAGCACATCTTTGATATAGAAAAGCTTATCATAAAATGTGTTTTTACGTAAAGGAATACCTTTATAATAATAAATATCTTCAATAACAAAATATGTATTGTTTGTATCTTCGTCGGTAATAGTTGTACCATATAAAATAGTACCTTTACCAAGTGGATTATTGTCTTCTTTAGAAATTCGTATGGATTTAACAATTTTTTTATCTTTATTCAAATCAAATAAATAACATACATCCATATTTTGATAATAGGTAAACCATATAAAATTTTTTTTACCGGTTGGAATTGCTAATGCAACATTATAATCACTAGAATATCCTTTTTGTGAAACAGTTTCATATGAATTATCAAAATCCGGAAATCTTTCAATTAGATGATACATTTGATTATTATTAAGCTCCATGATAATCTTATATTATGATGGACCGTGTACATAATTACATGATATGTATTTATATAGGTTATGAATAGTATAAATCTATGAAGTAGTTTGTTGTTCCATAAACATAGTTAAATCATCATCCATAGTTTGAATATCAGTTTTACTAATGGTTTGTGATTTTGTATTTTGTTGCATTTCTTCCATCATTTGTTGATATTTGGTAATTTGTGTATTTACTAAATCTTTTGTTTTTTTATTTGTATATGTGTCTTTAAAATATTCCCATGTAGAATGGATAATATAAATTATGAATAATGATATAATAATATTAATTATAATATGTAATAAAAATTCAATCATTTATGTATATTCTATTACCAGAATCCGTTATATTGATTTTAACGTGAAACATAATTATAAAATAAATAGACTTAAACCCAATTATATATAGAAACTTAATAAAATGCCGTTAACCATACTCATTGTTGAAAAGAATGGCAATATTAAAGAACAAAAAGTGAATAATATAAATGAAACTGAATTATATAAGAAGGTTGGGTTAAAAACATCAAATGGGTTTACAATGCAAACAGAATGGAATGTTAATAAATTAAAGGGTAAATCATATAATATCCGTTTATATGGTAAAATAGAAGGTCGTGCAAATTATGAAAATAAATATGAATTTCCACCACCGGTAGATGAAAGACTATTTTTTGGAAATTGTGTATTAATTAACAAGAATAAAAATGATGAATATACAAATCTAACTAAAACAGAATGGAATACTGTATATGACCATTTATATGGCGGTTTTGATGATTTGGATGATGAAGAATCTAGTGAAGACGACCTAGATGATGATGTGCCTCGTACTAAATCAGGATATGTAAAAGATGGTTTTATTGTAGATGATGATGAAGATGAAGATGATGATTATGATGATGATGATGATGATGATAAAAAAAATAATAAAAAAATACGTCCTGTTCGAAAATCAACCCGAAATACAAAAAATGAAAATACGATTTTTAATACATTTATTTCTAATAATGAAAATCGTAATTATTTAGAATGTACTGGCGAATTAAGTGAGGAAGAGTACCTATAAAAAATTGATTATTATATTTATTTATTATAATAATCAAATAAAGTTATTCGTATATAAGATTAATATGCATATAATAGAGAATCCTCAACAATTTCGTAAAAACATTTGTAATAAATTACTGCCAATGATTGGTAATGACATAATTTGTATTAATCTAGAAAAAGGTGTATTTAATTATGCATTAAAAGAAGGAACGAGTCAAAAAATAATAAAAAAATGGGATAATCCTTACTTTGTTCAATTATATTTAGACCGTCTACGTAGTATATATATTAATTTAAAGAATGAAAATCTATTAACACAATTAATAAATGGTGAAATTACACCTCAATCATTGGCATTTATGACCCATCAAGAAATGAATCAAGTTCGTTGGAAGGAATTAATTGAACAAAAGATAAAGCGTGATGCAAATAAATATAATACAAATACATTACAGGCATCAACTGATATGTTTACCTGTAGAAAATGTAAATCAAAGAGATGTACGTATTATGAATTACAAACACGAAGTGCAGATGAACCAGCAACAATATTTGTGACATGTTTAGATTGTGGTAAGAATTGGAAGTCATAATAGTCGCATTTGTGTTATTCATAGTTTACACATATCGTTCCCATAAAAATTGACTTATTTTATATTATACATACACCGGGTTTAAGCACGTAAACCAACTGTCTAATCAATATTTTTTTAATACAATAACATAATGAAAAAAAATATCATTATGTTAAAAAGTAAATTAATTATTTATACTAAAATTTCAAGGTCTTCCATTTTCCAATATTCACATCCCCCATTTGGCATAGGGCGTTTAATAATGAAAGGAATTTTCTTTTCTGCAAATTCGTTTGTTGCGATTAAATATTCATCAATAACATTGGGTTCTACTTTTATAAATGGTAATGCACCAGCACTTAATTGCTTTGAACGTTCACCTATAATTTTTGCTTTTTCATATCTAGTAATAAATGGAACAGATGTATGTAATGGATCAATAATAATTCCATCTTCATCACGAACAGTAGTTGCTAAAGTAAGTATTTCATCATAATTATGTGATTTCATTTCAGGATGATGGTCAGTAATAATTTGTTGTTGTATAGATTCATCAAATTTTTGTAAATAATTTTCATCATCATCATTATCATCTTCAAACTCATTATCACTATCTATAATAGTTGGTTGTAACAAATTATTCTCACTATTTTCATATATATTTTCATATATATCACTTTCGTTATTTTCACTATTAATAGATTCTCCATCCGCGATATCATCATCGGCATCATCATCATCATTAACCGTATCATCATCATCAGCCGGTGGTGGTGGTGGTATTAATTCATCATCAGAATCACTATATTCTTCTGTTTGTTTTGTTAGTTTTTCTTCAATATCATTATAGTCATCGTTATTAATATTCATAATAAACCTGTATATTATAACAGAGTATATTTCTAAATGTTTTATTTCAATTTTTCATGAAAAAATATTTATTCATGAAACAATATAATTTGAAAATTAAATAATTTGGTCAGTTTTCCAACTATTATCACAATCAGTACATATATATAAATATTTCATATCAGCATCGTTATATCGCATATATACAACTTCTGGATTAGTGGATGGTGTGTTTTTATTTGATTTACAATTATTATTAGGACATTTCATATTATAAATACGAGGAAGAGTAGGATCATGTTTGGTATATTTATTAATAATACGATTAAAATGTTGTTCTTCATTTTTAGTTTGAACATTTAAAATACATCCCCCATCTTGCATGATAGTATTATCAATATTTTTACAATTTCTACAAAAATGTTCTAATTTATTTGGATCATCTTCATTGATACTAATATAATACATATTATCGCATTGTTCACAGAATTTCATTTTAAAGTTATAATATAATAAGATTATTATTTCTATATAATTTTATAAAAATAAATTCAATTTTTTATAATTATAACAACTTTACACTAGTAATTTTGTATAAATTCTGTGTAATTTTGTATAAATTTTGTGTAATTCATGATATTCAAAAAATTGATTTATTGAAATGGAATAAAAATATATCATTAGTATAACTTAATTCAGGCGATGACCCAATCTACATCAATAGTTCCCATTAACGAACATGAATCTAAAATAGTACCAGATATTAGTGAATATCGCGGTTATCCTGATTTTATGTCAAAACATATGATAAAAAATAAAGATAATAATAATATTATTACAAATACTAGAATTGGTGATAGCAAGTTAGCAATATCAGGTGGTTCATACAATATTTCTGATGCTGAATATTCAACCTTTATAACATTGTATTACAATGATATTGTAAAGAATAATAAAAAGGAATATTTGACAGAAAAACAGCGAGAAAAAGAGGGCCCACTATTAATAGACATTGATTTACGTCATACATATGAAACAGATGAACGACAATATAACGAAGATCACATAAGTGACCTTATAGATTTGTATTTAGAAGAATTAAGAAACATATATCAAATGGATGAAACTACTGCAATTAAGCTGTGGGTTTTTGAGAAACCAACAGTAAATCGGGTTGAATCTAAGAATTGCACTAAAGACGGTATTCATATAATAGTTGGGTTACAGGTTGACCATGCAGTACAGCAAATATTACGTAAAAGGATTGTAAAAAAGATACATACCGTTTGGAATGACCTTTCTATAATTAATACATGGGATGATGTATTTGATGAGGGTATATCTAAAGGTACCACAAATTGGCAACTATATGGTTCACGAAAGCCTGCACATGATAAGTATAGATTAACAAAAGCTTACAATGTTACTATTGATCCAGCTGATAATGAACTAATAATTAAAAACAATTCAGTTTCTAAAATCAATATGGAAACCGAAATTCATCAATTATCTGTAAGGTACAAAAACCACACAAAGCTTTTTATGTGTAATGATTTTGTTAATGAATATACCGAATATACAAATTCACAAACTACAAATAAAAATAATAAGAATGTAATAAGCACCAGAGTAATGGATATCCAGCACAAAAACGATTTGTTGGATGATATATTGACTATATCCAGCATTCGTAACCAAGATGAATTGGACCTGATGGTAAATAATTTTCTAGAAATAATGGGAGAATCTACTGAAAACTATCATTTAAAAACCATGTATGATTACACAATGGCATTACCCGAACAATATTATGGACAAGGTTCTTATGATAAATGGAAACGAGTTGGATGGGTATTAAAAAACACGAGTATCAAGTTATTAATAGTATGGATAGCATTTAGTTCTCAATCAAGTACATTTTCATTTACTAACGTACCAGATTTATGTGATACCTGGCGCCAATTTTCCAACCGGTTAGATGGGGGGGTTACAAAGCTATCGTTAATTTATTGGGTTAAAACAGATGCACCTGAAAAGTACGATGATATCTTACGTGGAACTTTAGATTATCATGTTGAGCGCAGTATTAATGAGTATACCATTAAAGAAAAGGTACCTGATTTCATATTGGCCGAAGTGCTATACCAGATGTTTAAACATGAATATGTTTGTGTAAGTACAAAAAGCAATTTATGGTTTCGTTATATTAAGAATAGATGGGAAGAAATAGATTCAGGTACTACATTGAGGTTATCTATATCTAAACAGTTTCGCGCGTTATACAATCGTAAAAGTAAAGATGCGGACAGTTCATTAAGTGATGTTGGTTCGTTGCCCAATATGAGTCAAGAAGATATTGATAAACAAACTGCAATTTTAAAAACACGCACTTTAAAAGCATTAAATATCAGCAACCGATTAGCCACTACTAATGACAAAAATAATATTATGAAGGAAGCTAAAGATCTATTTTATGATGGCACATTTTTGGAAAAAATGGATACTAATCCATACTTATTATGTTTTAATAACGGGGTTATTGACTTTAAACAGAAATGTTTTCGTAGTGGACACCCGGAAGATATTATTTCATTATGCACCAATATTGATTATGTTAAATTAACTGATAAGCATCAGCCAATTATTGATGAGATTAACAAATTTATGGATACTCTGTTCCCAGATAAAGAATTATGTAAATATATGTGGGAACATCTTGCGTCAACACTGATAGGCACTTGCAATAACCAAACATTTAACATGTATATTGGTGTAGGTTCCAACGGAAAATCTGTATTAATTGGGTTAATGGAAAAGCTATTAGGTAATTACAAAGGTGATGTTCCCAGCACTTTAGTAACAGAAAAGAGAGGAAAGGTTGGTGGATTAACACCTGAAATTGTACAATTAAAGGGTATTCGTTATGCAGTTATGCAAGAACCAAGTAAGGGGGATGTTATTAACGAAGGCATGATGAAGCAATTAACAAGTGGTAAGGACCCCATTCAAGGTAGAGCACCATATATGCCAAAAACAATATCTTTTATGCCTCAGTTCAAGTTAACGGTTGCTTGCAATGCCCTGATGGGGGTTAAAGCAAATGACCATGGTACTTGGAGAAGAATTAGAGTTGTTCCATTTAAATCATTATTTACAAATAACCCTGTACAAGGTGACCGTGAAAAACCTTATCAATTTCTGTTGGATAAAGATCTTGAAGACAAGTTTGATGAATGGAAAGAAGTATTCGCATCTATGCTAGTTAATATTGTATTTAAGACAAACGGTGATGTTACTGATTGTGATATTGTTTTGGCCAAAAGTAATGAATACCGACAGAGTCAGGATTATATTGCAGAATTTGTTCGTGATAGAATTGTACGCGATAAATCTGGACGCATTAGACAGAATGAACTAAACAATGAATTCTCTATCTGGTATATGTCTAACTATGGTGGACGTGGTCCTGGACCAAAGGATTTACATGAACATATGAACAAAGAATTTGGTCAAAAACAGAACCAAATCTGGACTGGTGTTAAAATTAAGTATGAACGCGATGATATGCCAACAATTACGAATGATAGTGACGATAGTGATCATGATATTGATTTGAATAATTTATAAAAAATATTTATACCAATGCAGATTTAAATAATTCATAAAAAATATTTAAATAATTCAATATATTATATTTTAATATGTTGAACTTAAAATTGTATGTAGAATTAGATACCGAAAAAGAAGAAAGAAGAAAAAAACAAGAACAATGGCGTCAAAAACAACTAAACATTTTTTATCGTACTGGAAAACCTATATATAGAATTACATTAGATACGCAATTTTTACGTACTAATAACACACCTCATTCTTTTATTGAAAAAAAAAAATGGGAAAACTAATGTTTAGTGTATAAATAACTATAATTTTTCATAGGAACATATGGTTCACCAGTTATAAATGACCATAAATATACACCTACATTATATGCGTTACTTTCCAATAAATAAATTACAAATGGGTATAATGCTAATGCTATAATTATTAGGATTTTAATTATAAAACTGTAATCATACTTTGTGAATAACGTATAAGATATGACTAAAATACATAGAAAATATACATATGTTAAAAATGTATTTAATAGTGTTAAACCATTAATAGTATCTTTTTGAAAATTTTTCTTATTTTCGTATAATAATTCGTTGTCATATACCTCTTTCTCTTCGTCTGTCATTATATTATATTATATAATTATACTTTACTATATTCATTAAACTCATTTGGTGAATTGGGTGGTACTATATTATGATTGTATTTCAATCTTTCTGTTGTAAACCCTTGTTGTGTATTTTCAGCTGGTATTATAGTACATTTTCTAGATGATTCATTCCAAACTGTATCAACATCACAACATTCTGCACCAACACATCCACCTGTGCTAATACTACCTAGTAAATCTCCTGATTTTGCCGCTTTTTCTTTAGTACGGGTGATTTGTTCAGGCGAATCTATTACAGGTTTATCTAAACTTAATTTATTATAATCTAAATGTGACCTTTTATTAATATCATAATACATTTGAAATATTTTTACAGCTGATATTGAACCAATTATAATCACTAGTATTTGAGGTATAATATCTGGTAAAAATTCTATTTGACGACCACCTATAATAATCACTACAATTATGAATAAAGTTATAACAAAAATATACAAAATATTATTATATTGTTCAGTACGTAATCTATTACTTTCATTAAATTCTATAAGACGTTTTTTCGTTGTTAAATTATTTTCTGTACTATCAATATTACTTTGAATACGGGTTTTTTCATCTTCTATTATCTCTTTAACCTCCGTCTGTTTTAATAACAATTTATTATTTGCATCATCTGCATTTTTAATATTAGTTTTTAAATTATCTACCCTATCTTGAAGGGATGTTGTACCACTGTCTAGACCAGAATTATTTTTAATTATATCCAAATTTAATATATCACTTAAACTAGATAATATACTTTGTGTTTCGGTTTGATTAGAATCTACAGGCATTATATATTATTATAATATTTTATAAAATATTATAAGATTACATGTATAATGTTAATACAACTAAAGATGCCAATGCAATAGAACCTAATATATATGTTTCAGTATTAGTATTATTTAATTTTTGTAGATCAGTATTCATACTATCTGCAACAGTTTGTTTAGGTTTACCATTTGAAGGTATTTTACCATAATTGTTTTTAGAATATTTTTCACTCATATTTAAATTGTTATGTTCAACTAATAAATCATTTAATTCGCCCCAATTTGCAGTTGCCGTATTTTTACCATTTTCAAACTGTGTTAATTCATCTTTTATTGCTGTTAAATCTTCGTTAGTATATCCTTCTACAACTTTTAATTTATTTAAATCCAAGAAATTATCTATTGTATATGGCTGATATGACATTTTCTAAATAATATTATAAAATACTAACATATAATATTATAATTCAATAAATGTGTAATATAACAAACTACTAGCTAAAGCTGTTAATAATATATTTGTTAAGATAGTTTCATCATATTTTTTCTTTTGTGATGCAGATGTATTTAATTTACCATTACCAAACTCTTTTACTTTCGTTTGCATTATTGGTAAATTATCCGTATTTTTTTTATGGTCACTAATAATTTCTTCATGTTGGTCATAAGATTCCATTGATTCTATAAAAGATTCTTTTAATATTTTAGCTTGAGTTTTCGTCTTAACTTCACTTGATTTTAATTCACCATATTTTGCTTTGCAATTATTCCTATATGGGTCAACACAAATCTTATGTCTTTCATCTAAATCTTGTTTATATTCGTCATTTTGTTTATGTAACGCAATAGCATTTTCATATATTTGAAATAATTCGTTACAATTTATTGGACCATTATTGCAAACGGTTAAATATTCATCTTGTTTAGATTTTAAAAAATTCATTTCTTTTTCTCTATCTTCTACTTTTTTTGAAAGTTTATTACGTTCTTCTATGGAACATTTTGCTAAACCGGTTCTAATACACTCACTATAATTTTTCCCTAATTCATCTAATTCTTGCTTTAATTTTGTTAAATTTCTTTCATAATCTTTAATTCTTTGTTCATTTCGTTTACATTCTTCTTCTCTATTATCATAAAACGCTTTTTGTTTTACTAATGTAGCATCGGCATTAGTATTTTTAGTAATTTTATCATCAACTATTTGTTTTTCTTGTTTTTCTGTTTTTAATTCACCCTGTAATCTATTATCAATACCTTTGTGTTTATTTATTGTTGGTGTTTGTGCATTTCTCTTTTTTTCATGTGTTCTTGCTTGTGAACGATAACTGTCACGTTTACTTCTATGATGAAAAGCAAACCATCCACCTGACCGTTTGGAATGATAATCCGCTTTACTATGGTCAGTATTAGCATTACTATTTTCATTATTCCAAATACCTTGACTTTTTTTTAATGGTACATTATTTTTGCCTATTTCTGCATTTACATTACTTATATCATTTTCTTCAGTAATAAGTTCTCCCTTAAGCTGACCTTTTGTAGATTTTATAGATGGTTTTGTAGTTGCATGATAAGTGACAAAATCACCATCGGTCATTGTTTTATCAAAATTCATATTTTTATTATATTCTATAATATGGATAGAATATAATACTGATAATAGATACGTTATTGATTGCATTTATTCTTTTTAAAAGTATCTTTTTCATTTTGAATAATTTTTTCTAAATCCCTAATTTCTTTATTTTTATTGGATATATTTGCACCAAGTTGCTCGCATCTTTTTTTATGCTCGTCGCAGGTTGCTAATTCTTGATTCTTTTTATAAATTTGGTCGTTTAAATCACTAATAATAGCATTAGTATTATTAATAGTAATATGAACACCTTCACATTTTTTTTTTAAATTATCACACGTAGTATATTTAATACCTTTTGCTGTTTTATCTTGGTTTAAATTCTCTACTTTATCTGATTGAACATTATATTGGTTTAGTATAGATTTACATAAATCAGTGTTAGGTATACTACATGTTAAATATTCTGCGTATAATTTATTAAATAATGTATTTTCATTATTTAAATCCTCTGTGTTTTTAATATCAGTTGTGCTAGCTTTATTATTTTCTAAACCTTCAATTATAAAATCGGATTTATTTTTATTGTAATTTTGTTGAAACGTAGCATAATTATATATATTATCATTCTTCAATGAACATTTATTACAGTTTTGCATATTATAAATTATATATATATATTTTACTAGTGATTTTCGGTGTAATAAATATTACTATAAAATAAACCTATTATATAAGTAATAAAATCATATATATAGTGTTGAACCGGATAGACAATGAATGGATATAAAAATAGTAATATAATCATAAATAATTTTTTATAAAACATATTACTATATCTAAAAGACGAATATGTGATACGAGTGAAATAAATGATTAAACCATAATAAATAAAAAATAAGAATAAATTCGCTAGATATAAATCATTTGTTTGCTCTTGCTTATAATGAATCATCTGTGTATCTTTTGAATATTTTTCTTGTATATCTTGTAATTCTGTCATTATATATTGCATAGATATTTCAATTTTTTTGTTTAAAAATGAAAATAGCTGTAATCAAAATACCAATACTTAAATTAAAACTATCTAATAAGGCTCTTTGATAGAAGTAATCAACATAATTATAGTTACCAACATCTGTATTATGTTTTTGGTTTAGTTGCTCTTCTGTCATATTTATATAATATGTATAATGAATATTCATATTATATTATTGGTCTTTTATAATAAAAATAATAGCAGCTAATACCCCTACCCCTAAATTTATAGTGTTTATAAAGGTTTCATTGTATATTTTTTTCATATTATAATATCTAGATTCCGCACCCGAATTTTTTTCTTTTGTATTTCTTAATTTACCATTAATATCACGTGAATCATCACTACCACTACCATACAGTGATTGATCAAATACGTCATCTGTTAGACCAACTGTAACATCTGGTATTGTATTAGTTTCAGTAGCTTCATTACCTTCAACAAAACCTTCTTTCTTATTATCAATGATATTCGTTTTTCGTAATCTACCAGTGGTGTCTTCATATACAAAATTATATTTGGCTGGATTTGTAGCATAATCATCAGGGAATGCACGGAATATACCGTCATTATCAACAGGTCTAATATTAAATAATTGTTTATAATCATTAGAATAAATGCGCATTTGACCAAATTTCATAGGGGAAGTTTGGTCACTATCAACAACTGCACCTGCATTATCAATACCACCATCACCACCAATAGTATCTATAATATTACCATTAGTTAAATTCATACCAGTTACTTTACTGATATTTTTGTTCATATTATTAATAGCAGATTCTAAATTATTCCATCCATCTGACCATTTATTCGCATGAGATCTATTTAAGGCACAAAAATCTGCAATACCTTCAATTACATTATTATCTTCTAAATCAATATTTGTGTCTTGTTCATCAATATTTGTGTCTTGTTCATCATTAAAAAACGAATATTTATGAATAGAAATTTTATTGTTTTTCAAATTACTATAATTAAGTTTTGACATATACATTATGAATCTAAAATATAGCTAAACACATACACGATAATATTCAGCATTCATTGCAGTTACACTTTTTCTATCATATTTGCAAACTTCACCTGGTCGTAAACACATAGCTAATGATTGAGGGTCAAATCGCGAAACTTCTGGTAATTGATTAACAGATTTTAAATTATATTTTTGTTTAAGTGCAATAACTTCTTCTGGCAACAATACTTGACACGATGGTACTAAATTATGTTTCAATATATTAAATTGTAGCCTTTTAATATTATGAACAACAATAAATATCTCATCATGTTCATATAAATATTTAATTTTAGATATAATTGTATCATTAGGTTCATCTTCGGTAATAATCATAAGTGTATCATATTTATTTAATACATCTTCAATTAAATATAAATCTTCAATAATTTCATCCAAATCTTGTTTCTTAATTTGTTTAGCTTTTAAGTAGTATTTAATATAAATTTTACGTTTATTTTTAGGATTTGTCAGTAACATATCTAATTGATTATTTTTATACATAGCATCAACCTCATTAATGCTAAATATATCATTATCTTTTACATTATAACCATTTCCATCAAGAATGTCAGTTAAATTAACTCGTGAGTTATAAATAGAAACAATTTTATTACTAGAAGTACTCATTGTATATACTAATATTTGATACTTTATATTAATTAATAAAGTATCAATTTTTTGAATTACAAAATTTATATTTTTTTAATAACAATATCTTTTTTAAAATCAATCTCATTTTCAATGGGTTTATCATGAGCACTAGCGATAGAAGATTTCATTTTGATAGGTGTTGGTAAATTATTATTAGAATTACTAGTAGATTCTATATCATCACTATCAATTTGCATACTAGAAGCTTCAGTCATATCATTACCATTTACAATTTTGATATTAATAGCTGGTGTGCTATTATTTTCTCCAATTTTAACATCGGTATCATTAGTAGGTATAACAGGTTTATCGTATATAGGACCAATATTAGGGCTACTATAAGTAAAATCTCCCATTTGATAAATATCATTTTGAGTAACTACTTTAATTCTATCACTAGAATCTAATCCCACTGTGTCTTCAGTTTCAATTGTTATAAATTTATCACCAATATTTTTAATACTCCATATACGTTTAGGATTCATATCACCTCTAAAGTGAACATAATCTCCCACATTATATTCAATATTATCATTTAAAGAATCATGTGAATCTGGTGGATATTCCGGTGTGTTGCCATAGGGAGAATATTCAGGTGTGTTACCAGAAGGAACATATGGCGAATTAGGGTTATAACCAGGACTAACAGATGGTGTATTCGGGTTGTAAACAGGACTAACAGATGGTGTATTCGGGTTGTAACCAGGACTACTAAATTGACTTGGTGTTTGAGTTACAGAAACGGGTGAATTATTATATATAGGAGGTGGTCCTTCTGGTGAAACAGGATAAGGAGGTGTTTGTATATTTTGATTATTATCATTATTAAGAATATCTTCAACAGTGGTTTCTCTAGACATCATATCTTGAATTATATTTTCAGGTGTTTTGATACTATTAGGTGTGTTCATATTAAGTGGTTCATTATCTTTAAGAATATTTTTAATAACATTATTAACTGTATCTGGATTAGAAAATTCATCTTTCATTAATAGACTTAAATTATTAGAATAAGTCATAGTTTCTAATTGATTAATATTATCTTCTGTAATAATACGCATTTGTACATTCATGGTTTGTAACTCTTGTATCAAAAGTTTAAATGAATAAGGAACATCAATAATACTAAAATTGCGACCAAATCTAGAAACAGTTTCAATAGTCTTATTATTATCAACTGTATCGGAAAATGTAATAGGACCATCTGCCATTGGACTTAAGAAAATATTTTTAGAAGGATTATAAATAGCACTTAATCCAGTAGTATTACAAATAGCCATTCTATACTTATCTGCTCTTTCCATCATAGATTCTTTTAGGAATGCACTCGCGCCATGTGAAATAACACCATCTCTTTCCATTTCTCCAATACGTAATCCACCGTCATTAGCACGTCCACTAACAGGTTGTTTTGTTAATGCAGTCATTCTACCTGTAGCACGATAATTAATTTTATCTTTAACCATGTGTTTTAATCGCATATAATAATTCGGTCCCATGAAAATTTCCACTTCTAACTGTTCACCGGTCATTCCATTATATAAAACTTCATTTCCACTAGAATGATAACCAGATTTGCATAATAATTCTCCATAAATTCCAGTTTTAGAGCCCTCATTATTAAATGCAGTACAATCTCCAAATCCACCATAAGAAGCACATGCTTTGCCGGTTATAGTTTCTACAAATTGACCAATAGTCATACGTGAAGGAAGTGCATGTGGATTGATAATGAGATCTGGTCGTATACCATCTTTATTAAATGGCATATCTCTTTCAGGTATGACTAACCCAACCGTTCCTTTTTGTCCGGCACGTGAAGCCATTTTATCACCCAAATTAGGAATACGTTCTTCACGAACACGTATTTTTGCAATTCTAGTGCCTTCTTCCCCTTCTGTAATAAATGTTTTATCTACTATACCAAGTTGTCCTTTCTTTGGTACTTTTGAACCATCAGTTTTAATATCTGGATTATTAGAAGTAGAACTAACGCATCCAATTAATACGGTTTTTTCATCTAATTCTGTATTTTCTTTAACTAATCCATATTTATCTAATTTACTATAATCAAAACCAGGTTTTGTACCAATAACATTATGTAGGTCTTCAATATTGGAAAACACATTTTCAACGGTAGAATCTCCTGTTTGTGTTTTTTCCTCATGCATTTCATAAGTACTATAATAAGTAGTTCTGAACAATCCACGATTTAACGCACCTTCGTTTACTAATATAGCGTCTTCCACATTATAGCCATTATAACACATAACAGCAACAATCGCATTTTCACCATATGGGTTTTCTTCATTATTGATATGTTTTAAATATCTGGATTTAACTAATGCATTTTGAGCATAATTAAGAACAACCGCAGTTTTATCCATACGAACTTGAAAATTGGTATGATAAATAGAACATGCTTGTTTACTTTGTCCACATGAAAATGAATTACGAGTAGCTGGATTATTTTCTGGATAGTTGATTAAATTGGTCATTGTACCAAAAATAAGTGATTCATGAATTTCAACATGTGTATGTTTTCTTTCTTTTTCTAATTCCATTTTATTCATAGCAATTAATGCACCTTCTGTTTCGTTAGTATCAATATAATCAATAACAGCTTTTTCATGTAAGAATCTATTTAATTTGGCAGGATTCGTTTCAGCATCAATATTTTCATATAATTCATGCAATTCATACATATTATAATTATTTGGATTAAAATCCTTAATTTTTTTACGGTTGAACCCTGTGATTAATTCATTCCATGAAAAGTTATTATCGTCCAAATGTTGTTTAATAATTTTATTATCATAGGACATTTTCCCGGTTTCATCATCTCTATAAAATATAGGTCTACAAACGCGTCCGGCATCAGTATATATGAAAATTGTATTAGATTTTATTTCAAATGTAACACTAGTATAAATAGGTATTAATCCATTTCTACGGAATAATTTAATTTTTTTGATAGAATCAAGTGGGTCTTGAACTGCGCCAGTCCAGAATCCATTAATAATAATTTTAGTTAATGCTGATAATTGTGAAGGTGTACATTCTTCCAGCAATTTCATGGAAACTTTTTCACGTAACCATTTAATAATAATATCACGTGAATAACCTTGTGAAATATAGGCTCCAATAGATAAATGTTTATGTAATCCAATATTTCCACCATCTGGTGTATCAATGGGATCAAAAAACCCCCATTGAGTATTATGTAATACACGTGGACCAACAACTTTGACACTAGCATCCAAAGGTAAATTTGTTTTACGTAAATGACTCAACATAGAATTATGAGATAATCTATTTAGATCTTGTACTACACCAATGCGTTTGGTATGTGTTTGTGCACCCCAATTTCCCTTGAATCCTTTTTTAAATCCATTTTCAACAATACGTTCGTTAAAAATAGCTTTATGTTCTTGTTGTATTAATCCATACAGATTATCTGCATATATGGATTGATTAAAGAATATTTTCTCTTCAAATCGTAAAAGAATATGTTTCTTTTGCATTATGTAGTATTCACGAAATAAATCAGACATTAATGAACCAACAAGTTCAATGCGTTTATATTTAAAATTATCACGGTCAGTGGGTATCTCGGTGCCTATGTAAACAGATAACAATTGAAAAACTATATATCCCAAGTAATAAGCTTTCTGTGTAAAATTCATTTCACCAATGTGTGGTAAAAAATAATCAGCCAATATTTCCAATGTATGTGGAACCGTTTTCCCCTTTGTCAATGTTGCAATATATTTCAAAGCATTACGTTGTGTTAATATGCCTCCAGCATCATGTACAGAAGGAATAAATAAATCAACCATATCAACATGTTTTTCTAGGTCAAGTAAACACATAGTAATAATTTGTTTGTCACTAATAAATCCTAAAGCTCTAAAAACAATGAATAAAGGAACCGGTTTACGTACATTAGGTATATTAACAACAATGTTTTTAAATGTAAATTTGCTAGTTGGTGCCATAATTTTAACAGATAATGTACGGATTGGTTTAGACACATTTTCGGATACTGACCGTATTTCAGCGGAATATAAATAAATATCATCATTAACTTCACGAATGTATAACATATTATCGCCAAACTTTTCTTGTGATACTACTGTCTTTTCTTTACCGTCAATAATAAAATATCCACCATAATCATTAGAACATTCACCCATTGTATGACGTACTTCTTTTGGAAGACCTGATAATATACAATGAACAGATTGAAGCATAATAGGGAATCGTCCAAGAAAAACCTTTTCTAATGTCATCTTTCTAATTTGACGATTATGTTCATCAATAGATTTGTCAGTTGCTTCTTTATATAAAGCTTTTTCGGCAGGTGTTAATTCCATTAAATTACGCTTAACTCTATTTTTACGATTGGCTACTGTACGAGCACCACCTTCTGTTGTACCATTCTCTTTTTCAATGTCATCATCTTGTTCTTCAATAATAACATCTTCAGAACCAACTAATGTAGGCGATTCACCATCTTCTAATATATCAATAAATTCAATATCAATATCATAATGAACTGTAATACCATATGTCATATTTCTAAGTCTTGCTTCATTTGGATACATATAATGACCATTATTATCATCATAAATGATAGGTTTCCCAAAATATATTTTTTTACCATCTTTTCCACCCAAGTACATAATACATTTTGAGCGGTAATCATCAATCGTTTTATCATATCTAGTTTGTATGTTTATTGGATTATTTTCTTTGAAAATTTGAAAAATACCTTGTTTAAAAAAATCATTATATGATTCAATGTGGTGTCTTACTAAAGTTTGTGGATTATCTTCAAATAATTGGTTTATAACTTTCCATACGGTAGTATTATCCATCAAGCTAGTGTATATAAAATATATTATATATTTTTATGTTATTTCTTAATCATTGTATTCTAATAGATTTAGTAATTTCATAATCTACAATAATTTTTCTTATGATATAATATATCACCAAAAATGGCTGACATAATGAATACTCTTTTCGGTCCTCTTGACCGCAAATACTGTACATACTTCTTTATTCTATCTATCATTGGATTTGTATTATTAGCAGTTTTAGTGCTTTCTTCTATTGCTGTTGGTCTTTCCAAAGGAAAAGGATTTGATTTTTATTTCCAAATGGCTTCAGTAGCAATTGGTTATGCTATTTTCTATTTCCAAAATAGATTATTACACACAATGTGTTCGGGGGTATAAGTTTAATCCGTTCTAATTCAAAATCATTTTTTTAAATATAATATAAAACCAATAATGGATATTTTATATTATAGCAATTATTGTAAACATTCTCAAAGCGTTGTACAAACTTTAGTAAAAAGTAATTTAACAGATAAATTAAGTTTTGTTTGTATAGATAAACGTAAACGTGACCCACAGTCCGGACAAATGCATATAATATTAGAAAATGGTAGTAAAGTAATAATGCCACCAAATATACATAGTGTACCATCAATGCTATTAATAAAAGATAATTATCGCATTATTATGGGTGATGATATATTAAAACATTTTCATAAGGATATGAAGAATAATAATTCAAGAAATTCAAGCAATATAACCACACATGAACCAAGTGGTTATTTATTTAACAGTACAATTGGTGGTACAAATATAATGTCCGAAAAATTTACAGGTTATGATATGTCACCGGACGAGTTGAGTGCAAAGGGAAATGGTGGTTCAAGACAAATGTATAACTATGTATCAGTACAGAATGATATGAACTTAATAAATACCCCACCCGATGACTATAAACCTGATAAAATATCCAATGACGTTACATTAGATAAATTGCAACAAAAACGTTTAGATGATATTGGTCAAACAGATAATGTTATACAACCTGGTCCACCTACCTTAAATATTTAATAACAATGATTACAATGTTATTAATAAGCAAAATTATACTCTAGCTAACCCTAATTTTTGTAATGCAAGATTTACAATATATTGGTCATCTAATCCCCATACATCATACTCTTCACCTTCAATTATAACATGTTTGCGATCAACCGCTCTATTATTATTATCTAGATAAGTTACACCCATTGTAACGGATTTTCCTAAATCTAATGAAATAACAGATACAGTTACATTAGTTACTACTGTAGGTGTCATTGTATAAGGACTAATTGTAAAAACATTTTCTTCACTTGACATGCTATTTATATAATATATATACTTTAACTATATAATATTTGTTTATATATATTATTTCATATTGATTATTAAATATTATTAAATAATATATAAAAACAAATTTATATAAATATCATATTATGGCAGATAAAAGTTCTATTAATAAGGCTTTCAATACATTAATCTTTAATTTTTTGGATGATATTATTTCAATATATCCAGAACAAGAAGATATTTCTACTGCAAAAACTTCACTTATGACATTTAAACAAATGAATCCTACAATTATTACAAAATCCTGGTATAAAATGGTTTATGTTCCATATAAAGATGTAATTGATGCTGGCGATATAACATTCTTTTTTGAAAAAGATTATAATTCGGATTTACAAAATATTCCTAATGGAAAAGAAATTATGAAAATTATTGATAAGATTAGACGACCCATTGGTAAAATGGATGAAAAAAATAAAGGGCATTGTGCAGAATATATTACAAAATTAAGTAAATTATCTGAAATGTATGGATCTATGTAAAAATTATATTAACTCTAAAATAGTTGTTATTATAATTTATTATTCATAATAATTTAATATATTCATAATTTCATAAGGGTCTTTTTTATCATAATATTCTTTTATAATATGTTTTGTAATTAGCATAGGTTCTTTCTTATTTAATGAATAAATATACATGTTATGAATGTTTTGAATATCATTTTTATATTTTGTTGGAATATAATTCGCCTTTTTTTCAATAAAATAATCAATATACATACAATGAACTGTTCTAATTAACCAATCATATAATTGCTTTACTAAATAAAACGTATTCTTCATTGAGGAAAATTTCATTACATAATCGTTTTCTTTATTAATTCTCTGTAAACATAAATATTTATAAATTAATAAATTGTCAACTGTTTGGCTTTGTTTAAATAATTTATACTCATTTGTAGATACAGTTGTTTCATAACCAGTTTCAGTATTTGTTAACACTAATTTCTTTTTATTGTAATTATATTGGATATCTTCATTTAATTCACCATAAGATTCATATATATTTTCATTTGTAGGAAAACAAATAATGCCATTTAGATTAGAAAATGATGACCATTTCTCATATTCATATTGTGGTATATATTTTATTATGTTGTTATCTATTATTTCATAAATAGAGATCAAATACATAGATGATTGTAAAGAATATTGTGTTTTTAAACAAAATGTATAACAATAGTTTTTAGGAAAATATTCCAATATGGCTAATTCATCAAATGGATTGTTAATATTACCAGCAGTTGCTTCTATAAACAGCAATTCATCAGTGCTAGGTATTTCATTATTATTTGTTATTGACCTTATTTGCCATTTTAATATTCTTTCATCGTAAAATACTTGCATTAACCTACCATCTATATATTCATGTATAGCAATATCTGTTAATTTTTTGTTTTTTTCTTTAAATTTATCTATAGATAATGTTTTTATAGGAGCAAATGCTAATAATTTTTTTTCAGGAAATGACAAAATAATAGAACGATATATACCATTTACTACATCATCTCTACATAACATGTTTTCATCATAATTTAATATACAGTAAGATATACCATCATATTCAGTTATATATTTATTAATATTGTTATTCACTACATTAGTAGATATATAATAAACCATATTGTTAGTAATCATATTGTTTTATTAGAAAATAATACAATATATCTTTAACTTATTTTGAAAAAAGCAATGCATATAATAACTTTCACAAATATAATTTAGATATATAATATATATTTTATTATTTAAATGGATACATCTACAGTTCCCGATGAAATTAATAAGTTACAGTCAAATTCATCAATTACATTAGAATTAGGTGATATTATTGAGTTGATTTCACCAGCTAATGATATTATGCACGAAAGTACTGTGTTTATAAAATATATTGATAATAACTTTATACAACTTATTAATGTATCAACATTGAAAGAATATCAATTAAATATTGATGAAAATGGGTTTATAACTGATGAATCTATCATTCAAGTTAATTTATTAAGTAGAAGTGATGAAAAAGGATATGTAAGACAAAATAATCTATTGCCAAATACATGGATTAATATTCATATTGGTGGTGAAATTCCTGCGATTATTACAGGTGAAATTGCTAATATAGAAGAGGATATGTTAGAAATTATAACTTATCCCGAATTGAAAACCATATTCATTGACTTTAAGTATCAAGGTATTCCTTTGGATATTCCAATTGAACAAATTATTATTCGTGAAAAACCTAACACATTGAAACATATTAAATCATTATCTTTAATTAAACAAGGATTAGAAGATGGGGAAGAGTATGAAGTACCAGATGAAGAATTTGCATCTATACAATTTACTGACTCTGGTGACTCTATTATTAACATACCCGACGGCAAAACTGAGCAAGATATACATGATGTATTAAATGACCTATATCTTGATGCTAATTCTATTGTTACCGATGATCTAGGTGATATTGCTCAAGTTATTGAACGACCTGAAAATGAACAACAATATGGTATTGATATTCAAGTAAATGATATGATGAATGAATTACTTTCTACTATTCCTAATACTAAACGTACTAAACACGTAATGGATAATATTCATAATTTAATTGAAAAATATAAATTACTACGCAAACAATTTTCCAAATTTGATAATAATCAAAATATTTATGATATTCAAAAAAATGGGGATTATTATAAACCACTTATTCAAAATATACTTAAAATGAACACTAGATTAAATTGGTTGTTACCAATTGTCAAACTTGAGAAGAAAATATATAATAATAATCATACTGAAATAAATGATGTAGTTATTGAAGAAACCAACACATCTATAAGAGAAATTGAATCATTACAAAATAATTATTACAACCCCAATTCTCAAGATGATTTGCGCGATTATATACTAATGCAAAGACGCATACAAGATATCATGAATCCTATGAATTCCACTACTGATAATTGTATTTATTCTACACAAGTTCTCTGTGATATTGAAGCGGTTATTGATAATTTAGATGATTTTAATAGTACTGTTTATACAAAAGCTGGATTATCCAAAAGACAATATATAATACAACGTTATAATTTGGGATTAACACGACTAGATAATACATTACTAAAAAATGGTAAATCTATTTACACAAGAACGAGTATGACTCCTAATGATATGATGTGTTTAAAATCATTGGTTACATTACCATACCCCGTTATTCGTTTTTCATCTATTAATTTACCTACTACTAGTATTATGGATAGAGCATCATTACATAACAATTATTTATTACTCTTTCGTACATTACGCAAAAATACCGATATTACACCACATGTTATTAGTAACTTTGAAAAAGAATTAGACCATGAAAAGATGGATGAAAATACAAAACAAACTATACTAGACGGTATACATGAATTTATTTTAGACAATAGCAATACTGAAAATAATAATAATAATTTTGAAAAATTCTTGGAATGTATTATTCCTACCACTCGTGTACTTATACGTATTTTTAGAAACCATATCAAAAATAAGTTAACAATGGTTAGTGTTGTTAAGGAATTAGAACCATTTATGATTTATAGTGATAATATTACATATTCACATTATAAAGAAATTCGTTTCCATATTAAAGAGCAAATTAAAGAACTAAAACAAAATTTGGACAAAAAGTATAATGAATTTTCTAAAATAAAAAATAAGAAATATAATATTATAAAAACACCCAATGTTTTATTAAGATTATTAAATGATAAAAAAGATGTTATTGATAATTTATTTCAAATATACAAAATAGACAACAAAAACAACAAAGACTTTAATAACACTACAACTAATGAAATATTATATCATATGCTTAATGTTGATAATTCTACTTTATATATGAATACTATTACTACTATATTAATTTCATTAATGACACCTAATAATCTTGTTAGTATTTTAAATGAACCTATACTAGATGATATGACAGATGTTGAACGAATAAAACCTACTGATTGTACAAAACGATATTTATCAAAAAAATATAATTCTATTAAAGAATTACAAAAAGATAATGATGTGGATACAATATATTTTGATGAGGAATATGACGATACACCTTATGATATATTAGATAAATATAAAACAGAACAGGAAAAATTAGAACCCAATATATTTGTTGATTTTTTAACAGAAAATTTAATACAAAAACATGATTATCCCAAGAACCTTGCAACAGATATGGCTAAAACGATTATTGCTAAGAAACAAGAAATTACTGACGGCAATTATGCAGTTCTTGAAATTAAACCTACATTAAAAGAAGGCATTGATAAATCTAAATTAACCAATAATGATAAGGAATCTATTGATATGGAAGCTGATATTCGTAAAAAGATACAATATTATAAAAGATTAAAAAATAATTGGATTATTGATAATGAAATTGAGGAAAATTCATTCAAAGATACAAAAGATATTTTTTGTAATATTAGTGAAGAGTGTTTTTATAATAAAAAAGATAAAATTTGTGATTCTAATGATGCTAATAAAATACGTATTAGAGACCAACATAAAGATAATTTAATTAATGAATTTGATAAACGTTATCACCGATCGGTTGACGAATTAGAAAAGGAATTAGAAGATAAAATTGCTTATCATATCAAATTATTAAAACGTAATAATATGCTTCGTGAAGTTCGTGAATATAAATATAATAATTTGGCATATGAAATTGGAAAAACATGCAATAATAGAGATATTATTAAATCGCCACATATTCATTTACGTAATTTAATAATGGGAAATAATGATTTTACTAGTAAACATCACGAAATTTGTGATTTTGTTGACCAGCATTGTAGAGAACCTATGATTGAACAATTAAATGAATTACCGAATTGGTTGTATTGTAAAGATACAAATACACCCTTATTTCCCATTTCTATTTTTAAATTAGCTAATACAGTTGTTTCTGGAAGGGATTATGCGCAAAAATTAGATGAAATATGTAATGAATATGGTATTCTTAGTGATAACGGGGATTCTATTGTTGATAAATATAGCGGTGAATTTTTACGTAAACTTGATTTTAGTACAGAAGAAGGTTTTGATGAAGCTGGATTTCGCATTACTACTCATTCTATTCTAGAAAAAGATCTAGGAATCACGACAATGTCTAATGTCAAAGATATATCTAAAATTTTTAATGATGAATTAACAGAAACTATCTATAATATTGCCAATACATTAAGTAAAAATATGAATATTTCTATTGATTCTATTCAAGATTATATTATACAAATATCGAATGAATTAATTTCAAAACATATTATTAGCGAAAGTTCTTATAAAATTCGGTCAGAGACCGCTATTAAAAAGAATGGAAAACAATTGGGACCATATGCCAATTATAGAAATGAAACAATTATCATTATTGTCACTTCTGTTTTATTTGTTAGTATACAAACTGCTATACCTTCATTTACTGTTAATAAAACTTTTCCGGGTTGTGTAAAATCTATTACTGGTTACCCATTAACAGGTATAGAAGATATTAGTGGAATTAAATATATTGCATGTGTATTACACAAATCTAAAAGTTCGGTTAAACCATGGAATTCATTGCAAAAACTAAATGTGGAAAAAATTACGATGCGATTAACAGAAGTTATTGCTAATTATATAATGAAAAAAACTGAATTTGAAGAATTATATACTAAAAAACATCAACATTTGATTTTAAATCCTGATAAAGTTATACCGAAGGAACATAATATTACAAAATGGCATAACTTTATGCCACCAGTAGTATCATATTCTATTGTTAAATCATTAAACTCTGTATCAGGGGATTTTAAAAATGAATTATTAGAAACAATTAAAAAAGGTAGTTTATCACAAAATAATATGATTTCAGTATTAAATTCTCGTATTTCCTTTTTTGGATATGGCTTAATAGAATTAATCAATAATATTGTTAAAAAAGAAAACTTATTAATGAAATCTTCTAGTGAAATACCGTTTTTGGAAAATTCTTGTTGTAACGAAAATCCAGATTTGATTAAACCATTAATGTATTTTAATGATAAAGATGCCAATATAAAAGTATTGATTAAAAAAGTGCGTAATATGATAAAATTACAAAAATATATTAAAGATATTACTATGGCTCCTTCATTTTTTCATACGGAATCTACCAGATTAAATCATCCTGATTTACCCAATGGTAGAATGGATGAAAATATTTATGCAACCGTTTTTGCTTATTGTAATTTTGATAAAAAATTACCTATTCCAGAGAACCTGAAATTTATTTGTAATGAAAAACCGGACGACTATCAAAAAACTTGGTCATTGTTAGAAAAAATAGAATTCATGAAGCGTAATGGTAAACGTTATGATGTTGATACTTTAAATAATTTAATGAAGGTTATAAATGAGAAAAATATAGTTTCTATAAATTATGATAATGATGTGAATATTATAAATAATATTGTTGAATTACTTGATCATCTAGATAATATTGATTCTTCACTATTTGATAACCGTTTTAGACAACATTTACGGTTGGTTTTAAATCAATACAATCCTAAACAAATGAGAGATACTTATAGTGATGAAATGAATAATTTTACTGATTATTTATCCACATGCAATTATAACATGTATAAAAAAATTATGAATTTCTTTGATGAACACGGTAATTTAACAAACACACAGTACGACCATTTAAATAAGTACTTAATGAATTTGTCTGTATGGAATATTGATACACCCAATCAAACTGAAAATATTCATGATAATGGATTATATACTGTTTCCCAATTTATACAAAACTCTATCGTGATGATTACAAAAGTATATCCAAAAATACTTATTAATAATTCTAAATTTTTTAATAAAGTTCCTAAACACTGGGACTTAGCAAAGGATCATGTTATAGATGTTGATAAATTTATTAATAAATACTATGAAAAATTGGATTCTTTCCGTAATGATGAACCACTTATTGAATTACTACAAGAAGTAGAAAATATTATGACTGATATCAACATTTTTATTAAAAATATTCCAGTACAAACAGATATTAAACGTGAAATTATTAATGAAAAGGGAGAAAAACAAATCATTTCATTTTATTCATTATTCAACAAAGATACCATTCATCTATTATTCAATTATTGTTTTTACTTAACATTATGCAACTATATTAACGTTTGCGATAAATCAAATATAATACAAACTGATGTTAATAATAATAAAAATATTAGAAGAAATGCAAATATTGATATGCAAGACACTGCATTAAATATGCAAGCAACATCTAATGTTGATGAAAATCAAGAAAGTATTACCGAAATTCAAATTTATACTGATAATGCAAATATTCATTTAAAATCTAGAGTTGCATCATTATTATATACTTTTTTACAGATTGACATTGCTAATAAAAATGAAATTAATTATTCATATGATGACGTTATTCGCAAAGTAAACTTAGCAAAAGAACGTGAAAAGAAAGGGTTTGTTGACTATTTAGGAAATATGAGTATTGAAAATAGAAAAGCAGAAGATTTAATGAAAAAATATAGATTGGGTAAATGGAATGTTGGTCAACAATCAGGGTTATTTAAATACAATAAAGATACGTATACCAGAGAACGTTCTGAAATGATGGAACAACTCACTGAAGATGTTATGGGAAATATGCATAATGTTGTTAATGAAATGAGAACCAGTATATATGATCTGGAATTACAAGAAGAAGAATATATGGATAATCAAGAACAACAAGAGACTAATATAGATAATTTAAATGAAGATTACGCAGATGGTGTTGTATATGATGAAGACCAAGACGACAATTTTGATTAAAATAATTAAAATAATTAAAAATAATTTATATAAATTTCACATTATTATTTATAACAATATATTAAATAATAATGAGTGTAAAACAATTTGTATACCATAATAAAGTAAATGTCGCAATTTTGCTTTTTATTTTCTCTATATTTGCAATTCATTATAATCAACCAACATTAGTATACAATGATGATGGAAGCTTTCGTGAATTTGGTGTTGGATACAAACATAAAACTATTATACCCATTTGGTTAGTTGTTATTCTATTTGCTATATTTAGCTATTATTTTGTTCTCTATTATTTAGCGTATATGTAGTATTAATTTGCTACAATTATAATATATAAATATGTCATTTCCTAGATTAATTGAGAACAATGCATCATATTATTTACAAAATACATTACAAAAATGCCATGAAAACAGAGTAAATGTATATTATTATTTTATCAATATCATGGTTCTCTTAGTGTTCGTTTCTATTGTTGGTTTTACATTGTATTATTGTTATAACAATAAACTTTCTGATTATGATAAACAACAAAAAATGTTAAAAGACCAGGAATTTATTGTTTCCAAAATACGATATTATCAAGAAGAAGTTAAACAAACTAATAATAATAACTCATCTATGATTACCGATTTACCGTCTATACGAGTATAATATATATATATTTAATATATATTATGAATATTATTCGTGAACAAAGAGAACATATCATTACAAATAATAATACTGGTAACACTGAATTAGCTAATATATTGGAAAATACAAATAAACAAATAGAATCTCTTGTTATTAAGGAATCCTTACATGGCGATTTAGATTTTTCCATCATTAAAACAATGGGATTCGGTCTTATTAAAGAAATTACTATACATGAAGGTGATGTCATTAGTATTTCTAATTTACCAGAAGGACTACAGAAATTTACTTGTACAAAGAATTTATTAATAGATTTAGAGAACCTTCCAAAGTCTATTGAAGAATTAGATGTAAATAACAACTATATTGAGGGTTTTTCTATTGATTATTTGAAAAATCTCAAGGTTCTCAATTGTGCCTCTAATAAAATTACTGAATTAAAAGAACTTCCGTCATCTATACAAGAAATACGTTGTGAAAATAATAGCAAATTAACATCTATTCATCTAGGTAATATTCAACAATTGAATGTTCTCAATGTTTCTAATACGAACGTACATATTATTTATGATTATCCAGGTGTTGTTGATTTCAAAATGGAAAATACACCTTCTATTGAATTTCGCGATGCTGTTGAGAATATTTCATTAAATAATTCAAAAATGGAGAACCTGGAAGAGGAAATGAGAATAAAACAAAATTATATTGAAGGATTGAATGAATATTTCTCATTACAAAATAATTATAAAAAAAAATTATTGGAAGCCAAACGTAAAGTATTTAAATCTGCGGTTACCAAGAAAATTGCAAAAAATTCGGTGGCAACCGTTAAAATACCATGTATTAAATGTCAACGACCAGTCGGTACCAGATTTTTAAACAAATATGACAAGTATATGGCCTTATGTGGGGATACACAAAACCCATGTACATTAGATATTCAAATATATACTGGGGAAATTGATATGTATAAAGAACATTTATATGATAATTATCAAAGTATACAAGAATTAAAACAAAATATTATTTGTAAAAAATTAGATTCACTCTTTGGTTTTGTTACAGAAGAAGAATCGGTTAATGTATTTAAAGACGAATTGGAGAAATATAATATTGAAACTAAGATTTATGCAGAATTGTTAGATATACATAATGATATTTATAATAACCCAGATAAAAATATGCTAATTGAAAAGAAAAATGAAGTCATATTTAGATTAAAGGAATCTATTCATAAACTATTGGATGAATACAAAGATACTAACAACAAAGATTTTTTAAAACAAGCGGTTCTCGCTCAACATAAACAACTTACGCCTGAATACATAAATTTACGAATGTTAAAATATGAAATTATGGAAATGGATAGACAAAATAAACAAAACCTTGATGATAAACAAAAGATTATATTAAATGATAATTGTGAATTGGAAATTGCAAAGGAAGGTAATAGTACCATTGAACACCATTTGGTACAGCGTACTGCATCATTAGCAAAACTTGAATATTCTTTTCATGAAGATCCTCGTGTTATTAAATTTGTAAAATAATTCTAGATAATAATCTACATTTGTAAATTATTATTTGTATATTATATAATGGAACCTTTAGCTAAACGTTTTTTCATATTTATTTTCGTCTGCATATTTGTACGTATTTGTCTAGTCGCGATTGCCTATTATATTGATATTAATTACTTACCTTATATGGGATATATTACTGCTATTATGGGTATTGGATTTTTAATCATATTTTTTGGAGGATATAGAAAATCGGGACCAGAAACTTACGGTGATACAATCTGGTGGAATAATTTACGACCTATACACGGTATACTTTATTTGTTGTTTTCTTATTTTGCTATTCAACAAAATAGAAATGCTTATGGATTTTTACTTCTTGATGTTATTATTGGATTTCTTTCTGGTATGATTTTTCATTATAAACATGGATATTTATCTAAATAAAATTAACATTGGTTATAATTTGAAATACCATCCCATTTAATATTATATTTGTCCGCCCATATTTTTTTATCACATTCTGTTTCATATGATGAAAAATCTATAGCATCCTTATTAGTATTTAATCCAATTATCTCACCTGCAGTTAAATCATCTATATTTCCCTTACTATTTTTTAAATTACCAATATTTTTATCAGTAGGTATTTTACATTGAATTATATCACCTTCTTGTGTTGCTTCCCATAAATCTGGACAAGTATTTTGTACAGGTGGAAAAATATCGTTGCTAGTATTACCGGATTTTTCATTCTGTTTAATACGTGTTCCAATAAATGTTAACATAATGATTAATAATAATATTGCTATAGCTAGAACTGTTAAATAGAACCACTCCATTATATACTAATAATACAAATTATTAGGTAGATTATTATTCTTATTACTAAATATTTAGTGATTCGCAAATTTATTTCTTATTAGAAACTATACTATTAAAATGAATTCAAGTAATATTGATATTTATAACAATAATCAAATATTAGATAATTCTATTTATAATGGCAGAGTAAATATCGTTGAACCACCTTCACCCGAAATACAATTTAAAATGCAAGAACGAATCGCCATAAAAAATAAGACAACTGAATACAGAGAAGCTCTCACAGGTGAAATAGAAAGCAATATGTTAGCTACAGTATATTTTTCTGCTGATAATATTCAAATTGTACAAAATGGTCTTCGCGCGGGGGTACATAATATGTCAAATGGTAAATATGTTATCCCCCCTCAAAATATGGATACATTAAAGATTATTATGCGTAGTATGTATTTACAACATGCTGAACACGATATGAATAATATAAAAAATGAAGTAGCAAAATTAAATAAGTTAGTATTGGATTATGCAGTTCCAAGTGTATATGGTGAAGCCGTTGGTTATGAGAAATATTGTCAAGACCAAAGTAGCATTGCCATGCCTATGGAATTACCCCGTCAAAGTGACCGTGATTTCAAGCAATTAGAATTAAAAAATTTTGTGTAAATATATGAATTATACTATTTATTTATTCTTTATTTATTCTTTATTTATTCTTTATTTATTCTTTATTTATTCTTTATTTTTAAAACCTTACTTTTAGTCACCTTTTTTACAGACTGCTTTGTTTCACCTGATTGAATTTTTTCGCGTTTCTTCTTATACGTATTATAATGACTTTGAAAGGTACTTAATTCATTAGACCACATCTTTTCCAACGTTGTGCTTATTAACACAGATAATTCCATTTCAGTATCTTCTTTTTCTTTCATAATCGATGACACATTTTCATCTGTCACCGAATCCATTGGCATTTTTACCAAATACTTGTAATCATTGTCTATCTTATCAAACTTCATTCCTTCCAACAATTCAAATACTTGATTTGCCTTCTTACGTCTCAAATCAATTGTACCTTTCAAATTTTCTTGAATATACTTTGCACGATTGGACAGTCTAACTAATTTATTATTCATATTGTTAATTAAGAACTCTTTTCTCTTTCTATAAACATCTAGTCTCACTAGATAAAACTCATCAATGATTTCTTCAACAGAATCATATTTGTGTAGTCTGCAATCTTTGTTAAACATATGCATATTCGTTGCACTATTTGTTGTTGTTAATTTTAACAATTTATCTACACCATTACAACCATATTCATCTGTAGTCTCTTCTAATTCACGCAATGAACCTCTAGGAAACACAACTGTAATATCTACTGATACTTCTGTACAGATGGATGTAAAATCGCGAATCGTCGGCGTACTCTTCTTACCAGACTTACTGGTTCCATCCATTAATGATTCAAGGAAAGTAGTATACGGCATTGTCCATGTTCCAACGGGCAATTCTGTAATACGAATTTTATCATCACCTATCTTTTCATAAACACCCTTGATTAAATATTTCTTTTCTGCTATACGCTGAATGCTTCCATGAAAGCCTTCATAGTATGGAATAAAATCAATATCCTTTGTTGATTTTCCTTTTAACTTTTTATTCAAATAATCTACAATAGTTAATGGATTATAGGAAGCAATATTACATGAAAATCCTGTACCTATACCGGAAATACCATTCATTAATGCAAACGGAATAATCGGTACGTAATATTCAGGTTCTACTATAGTACCATCATCATTCAAATAATTCAATACAGAATCATCTGCATCAGGGAAAATACTGCGAGTTAATGAATTTAATTGTGTAAATATATATCTCTCTGATGCGCTGTCATCGCCACCATGCAATCTTGTTCCAAACTGTCCATTCGGTTCTAACAAATTGATGTTATTTGAACCAACAAAATTTTGTGCCATATTTACAATTGCACCATTTAAACTGGCTTCACCATGATGATATGCACTATGTTCTGATACATATCCTGAAAATTGGGCAACCTTAATTTCACTAGTTAACTTACGCTTGAATGCAGAGAATAATATTTTTCTTAATGAAATCTTCAAACCATCCACCATATTAGGAATAGACCGAGCACAATCATATGTACTGAAATGAATCATTTCATTATTAATAAATTGTTCATATTGAACAGAAGGACTACTTGTGTCTAGATAAGCATCTTTATCATATGCCTCCAACCACTGCTTTCTATCATCAGCGCGTTTCTTGTTGAAAATTTTATCTATCATGTCATCACTATTCGTACCTGAATATACAAAATCTACAATCTTTTTATTTGCAAAATAATTCTTGAATTCACTAGACGTGGACGTACCAAGACCCTTAAAATATTTTACATTCCAACCTGATGAATTATTTTCATCCAAGTTAGTTTTCCATGTATTATATTCACCATCATTATAGAATAAGAGTGTTTTAGCACCCTTCTTGGCACGTAATATTGGTGTATTCATAAAAGATAGGAATCCTGGAATCTTTGTTAAAGATGGCCATTCACTATGAAATAAATTTATACATAATCCTTTAATGTGAGACCCATCTAAATCTTGATCTGTCATGTACATAATCTTACCATATCGCAAATATGTATGAACATCCTGAATAGATTCATACTCACGACCAGTTTCTAATCCTAGAATTTTCTTTATTTCATTAATTTCTTTATTTTCACTAATTTTCTTGATTTGTTCACCACGCACATTCAATAATTTACCCTTCAATGGATAAATACCAATCGTGTTTCTGTCATCACTTGATAAACCGGATACGATTCCAGATAATGCTGATAATCCCTCACATAAGATAAGAATACAATCTTTAGAATTTACAGTACCACTGTAGTTAGCATCTATCAAATTTGGAATACCACGAATGGACTTGGTTTTAGAACCATCTGTTTTCTTTGCTAACTTATTTTCCTTTGCTTCAATCAATGAACATGCTACATCCATTACACCCATTTTTGCTACTTTTTCTATAAAATTATCGCTAACCTGACAAGTTGAACCGAATTTTGCAGCAGGTGTATTCATATAATCCTTTGTTTGACTATCAAATGATGGATTTTCTACATCACATCGCAAGAACAATATAATTTGTTCCTTGATTGCCGCCGCATTAACCTTAATCTTTCTCTTTTTTTCAATATAATCGCATAACTTACGAACTATTTGTCCCATTATATAATCAACATGCTTTCCACCTTTCATTGTGCATATACCATTTACAAACGATACTTGCATAAATTCATGATTCGGTGAAACAGAAACAGCATATTCCCATCTTTCATCAGGATGTTCATAGACACGCTTTGTTTGTTCTTTATTACCAATATATAAATCAATATATTGTTGGAATGTTTTTATATTTAATTGTGTTGCATTGTAAGTAATCTTTATCTTTTTTATGGAATGGTCTGTCACTGCACCAATGTCATATATTCTTTTCTTTAAAAGTGCTAACATATCCGGTGTTATACCATTGATTCCAAAACGTTGGTAATCGGGCTTAAATTTTACACTCGTATACGATTTGGTTGTAAGAGGTACTTTGGTAATTGTTGGTGGGTCAATATTATCTAAATTATTATGAAATTCTTGGACATATTTCAATCCACGTGTATGATCTACTGTCTCAATGCGACCGTATGTTGACCATATTAATACTAGTTTAAACCCAAAACCGTTCTTTCCACCTACTATCTTTTTTTCGCTTTTATCATAATTTGTTGATGTACGTAGATGTCCAAATATCATTTCTGGAATCCATAACTTGTTTTCTGGATGTTTAGCTATATCTATTCCATTCCCATCATTTGACATTGTAATTACACCTTCGTCATCAATAGTTGTATCTATATAACTAACAAATCTTTTATTCAATAATGAAGATTGTATCATACGAATAACATGATCCCTACAATTTACAATACCTTCATCAAATAATTTATAAAGACCAGGAATATATTCTATATCACGGTAACAAATTTTTTGTTCATTTTCATCGTATACCCAAAGGGATGCGTCCACATTTTCAACTGAACCTATATAAGTATCAGGATTATCTAAAATATGTTGCTTATCTGTTTTTTGTTGGTATTTGTTAGCAAGTTGTGTTGATTCATTTGCTGACATCTTTTTAGAAAGTGGCATTACTATACATATAACTAGAATCTACTTTTTATTTCAATTTTTTATACTTCTATTATAAGAGATGATTCAACCAAATAACTTAGTTACTTATGGTAATGACCCAAGAATAACAAAAAAATTAGCATATTCACAGTTGTTACGTAATAGAAAATTTAAATTAGTAGAAAATGTAGATACAAACGAATATTATTTGGGACAAGTTGTCGCTGTTGGTGATGGTTTAACGCCAACATATATTAAACAAATACTAACACCTACTTATATAAAACAACTTGTAGGAGGTTATATACCAATATACATAAAACAACTTACACCAGGTCTAATACCAACATATATTGATCAATTTACGTTAGATTATGAAAGTAACCCTACAACATTTATTCAACAATATGATAAAGAATTATTTGTACCGGGAAGACCCAAACCGAATAATTCTCGTATTGTTGCTTTATTTCATCAATATTCAGCTGGTCAAATCTGGTTTAAATAAATTTAGGATAATTTCATTATATTTTATTTATATACTATATAATGAAACGACCTGTTCGTCAAAGTGATGGTAAATACCATATCAAAAATGGTAAATTTGAAGAATTGTTTGGCTCTCGTACACAAGTTATGAATGGTACTGCATACAAAACCAGTGGTGAACTTACCAAAAAAAATTTGTTAATGAATAAATGGGGACGTATTGTTTCCGCTAAGAAACACAAGACCGCCAAGAAAGAAAAACGCCTTGAGAAAGCCGGGTTTTTTGCCAAAAAAGGGAAATTCGGTTATGTTAAGAAAACTGCTCGCAAAAGCCGTAAAAGCCGTAAAATGAAAGGTGGTATGCCTGAATTAACACCTGGTGATGTTTAATTTTTATAACATATACCAATCACTTGAAATAAACTTTGATTCTATAATATATTCTTGATAATTGTCAAATATATATTTCTCAAAATATACTTTACTTACTATTTGTCGCTGTTTGTTTCGTAAATTATTAGATGATGCAGTTGTTGTATACTTACTGTAATGTGTGTATGCATCATATATTGATATATTATGATAAATACCAGGTGAGGTCATCCTTGATAAACTGTTTGATGACATGTTTTTCGCCTTATTTTGCATATCTACTTTTAAATTATCCATTGCTATCTGTATCTCTAATTGTTTATCCCATAATAAACATCTCACCTTTCCTATATATTTGTCTTGTTCTATTTCTAGTTGAGGATGATAATATGATAATAAATCTAACACATTTTTATCATTTATATTTGAAATATTTTGATTATTTATTTCACACCATTTTCTAAATAAAAGTATAATTTCTTCTATTTCTAACTCGGTTTCTAACTCATCTTCTACCATTGTTTCATTCCAAAAATTTAAAAATGTATTTATTACCGGTAAATATTTACTACAAATACCTGTAAATGTATCTTTTTCTTCTAGATAATAGGTATTTAATTTTTCTATTAACATTGTTTTTAATGGTTGTAAAAATACCAGTGCTGGTAAATCCTTATCTGTTAAAAATTGTTTCCATAAATACTGCATATTTTTCCAGCTTATTTGGGTTATACCTGATGATGTTGTTTTTGGGGTAATATCTATATCTAGTACATTTTCTATAAAATCATTCACTAATGTATCTATATTCATATTTTTTATATAAAATATATTTTCTATTAATTTGTCACTATTGCAATAATTTTCTATATATTCATCCGCTGAATTATATCGTAATGAATAATGACATGATACACATATTAGATCCAAGATATTTGTATTTAATATCTGCCCCCAAGTACTATCATATTTTATACTTCTATTTATTCTTATTATTCTACAATCTTCATATTTATGATCGTAATACTTATGTTTAAATGTTTGCGATAAATTACAACCTATGAACATTTGACACATATTATTTAATTGTTTTAAAAAAAATTTTGCGTTTGGGTCTATTATATAAATCAATGTTTGTTGTTTACGAAATATATTATCACCCAATACTGTTAAAAATAGTTTCGCTTCTGCGCGTGTTGTAAATAATAATGGACAAATACTATCTATTACCGATTGAATCGTTTGGGATTCTGGTATTGACTGTAGTAAATTTGTTTCACGAATTCGTTTCATTATATTTAATCTTGTTTTTTGTTTCCATGACATCAATGAACTATCCCTACTTATTGTATTTATCACTTCGTGTAATATATCATCTTCATTATATAATTGATAATGTTGTCCATCATAAAAAAAGAAATTATCAGTTGAACTTGAATAAAAATATTGATTATTATTTAAAAATGCTTGAATAAAAGTATCTTGCTCAGACGTTAATTCTGTCATACGTATCACACGCTGATTATGTTGCGTATTCATTGTTTCAAATATACCACAAAGTTGATTATTTATATAATTGTTTATTTTTTGATACATATAATCATTTTCCGTATATTTATCCAATAAATTATCTATTGTTTCTACCATATTCTTCTTATCAGCTTCTATATCGTTCTCTATTTTTTCCATTACTATAAACGTAATATAAGATAGGGTTTTTATATTACTTTTAAATATATTATATTGTTACTACGTTATGGTGTATTTTTTCTGCATTATTCATACTATCCACTAATGATGTTGTTATATATTTTGATATTATCATTTTAGAATTTAATACCTCTTCCATTGGTAATGATGCAAACCAATTGAATTTATTTCGCAGTATTATCTCTTCTCTTGGAATGTATATACCTAGTGCAGAATTATCTAAATCTATATAAGCTTCTTCCATTAATTCATCTATTATAATTTGATTATTTTTTGCTGTTTTTATACCTATTACTTTTCCATCTACTAATTCTAAATTATCATTTTGTATTAATTTTTGACATTTATCTTGCAATATTCCTACAAAATTATCTTTCATTGTTATATGAGTATGCGATAAAGAACCTTGTAAATAATTTACTATTTCAATAATACTATTGTGATTTTGGCTTGCACCCATAAAATATGTATTTGGTATAAAATCCTTATTCATTGTGTTATTCTTTAAATCACATGTATGGTTTACTTCTTCACATACAAATGCCTTCCCATTATTATTATACTTTTCATATAATGGTTTTAATGATTTTATACATAAAAAGGAATTGGGTACTACTATACCACCATATACTTGTAACAAACGTGCCATACCTAATTCACGATATTGGGATTTCATTGGTTCTGCCATATAACGAACATTCACATCCCATGATGGTAATAACTTATTAAATGATTCATCGTCTATTAAACATACATTAAAATCATTACCACAGTGATTAATTATAGATTTTATTGTTAAATGTAAATACGGCTGATTTAAATTATCTGTATTACGTGATGAAAAATCCTTCCAATTTCTTGCGTTTATTTCATATCTTGAATGAATCCAAATTTTGGGACGATTTGAACCATATAATGGCGACTCATTCAGCAAATAATCTTTTATTAAGTTATAATCTTCGTCGTTTGTATCAAAATTTTGTCTTACATTATTTAATAAGGATGTTGCACCTAATATTAAACCAAAAGCGATTACATAATGTGTTACATTTTTTGAATTGAATAACATTATTTGATTATACGTATATAATATCATAGTATATTTTATTCATCGTTTAACCTTATTTCAATACAAATATTCTCAATAATATATTAAATAATCAATATTATACTTTGATTCATTATATTTCATTTGTGAAGTAAATAATATTGTATTTATTTTACATATTTGACGTACCACATTTGTAAATGATTTATACGTCATTTTACGTGTAATGTAAAACGATTTACCTACATAATAATATTCTTTTAATTCGTTACAAAAATTATCATTATATTTATGAAAAATCATTTTACGATATGCATTCATATCAACTAAATAATAACTATCTGTTTTTAAACAAATTTTATCTAATAAATTAAATAGTAATTCATTTGGTACAGGATATTTGAATATTTGATTTATCATTTACCTATTTATAAGATATATTTTATCTTTATTATATTTTTATGTGTTTTTTGCTAAATCTGTAATAAATATTTATAACTTATAAGTATTTATGTTTTATATATTTGATATATTCTTCTTATTGAGCCTCTTGTTGAGCCTTTAATTCAGCCTCTTGTTGTGCCTTTAATTCAGCCTCTTGTTGTGCCTTTAACTGAGCCTCTTGTTGTGCCTTTAACTGAGCCTCTTGTTGTGCCTTTAACTGAGCCTCTTGTTGTGCCTTTAACTGAGCCTCTTGTTGTGCCTTTAACTGAGCCTCTTGTTGTGCCTTTAACTGAGCCTCTTGTTGTGCCTTTAACTGAGCCTCTTGTTGTGCCTTTAACTGAGCCTCTTGTTGTGCCTTTAACTGAGCCTCTTGTTGTGCCTTTAACTGAGCCTCTTGTTGTGCTTGTAATTGAGCTTGTTCGCGTGCAGCTTGTTCAATTGCTTGCTGTTTAGCTATATTTTCAGCTTCAATTTGTTCTTGTTTAATACGAAGAGCTTCAGCTTGTTCTGCAGCTGCTTTCTTTTCTTTTTCAGCGGCTTCTTCTCTTTTTTTAGTAGCAATTTCAATAGCTTCTTTTTCAGCGGCTTCTTTTTCAGCGAGTTCCTTTGCAAGAGCCTCTTTTTCAGCGAGTTCCTTTGCAAGAGCCTCTTTTTCAGCGAGTTCTTTTGCAAGAGCCTCTTTTTTAGCGACTGCCTTTGCTACAGCTTCTCTTTTTTCAGTGGCTTTTTGTATTATAGCGTCTTCTTCATCTTTCTTTTTTTGTTTCATTAAATTAGCAACGTCTGAATTGCTTATAACCTGTTGTTTCGGCTTATATAAACTCATTAAAAAATTCATGGTATAGTTTATACCCAGAATATTTACTAAATAACTAAACTTATTAATCTAAATAATTAATTTTGTATTATTTCAAACATATTTCCAGTAAATAGTGCTAGTTCAATGCAATCTTCATGAATAATATTAAAAATAGTAATATATTTGCATAACAATATTGTTATTTTATATTTAATATCATCATTTAAGTTATCGGTCGTTTTAATATAGGAAAATAAGTAATCAAATATATCAATAACAGAATATCCATAATCATAAATATTATACATAATTTGTATTGCACCATTAAGGTCATTGTTTTTCAATTTAGATAAATAATTTTCAAAATGTTGGTAAGAAATAATAGAACAAATCTTAATACATGATTCTTTATCAATAGGTTGGTCATATATATAAATTTTTTCTAAAATAGCAATCATAGTTCTAATAGAATAATTGGATATAGATAAAATATATGCTTTGGATTCATGATCTATAATTATGTTTTCTGCCTTAATTATTTTATCCATTAATGATTTAAATTGTTCTTTACTAGGTGACGGAATTTGTATAATATGTAATCTAGATTGAATACTTTCAACCACTTTTTGCACATTAGAACATACTGTAATGAATAAAATATTATTATTATATTTGTCAATATAATTACGAAATACTTGTTGGCTCTGTTCGTTTATGGTGTCAATGTCATCAATCAATACCATTTTTTTCTTTCCATAAATAGAAGATCTAGATTGACAGAATGTCTTCATTTCATTACGAAAATATTGTATACCTTGTTCTTTGAGGTTATTTACAAATAAAATATTACTTTCTGGAAATGAAGAATGAATTTCTAAATTATAATATTCTCTAATAAGTGCATTTAATAAAGAAGTTTTACCAGAATTACTATTACCAACGAATAGAACATTTAATTCATTTATATTTAATAAAGTATTGACCGCATTTGTAAATTTTTCATTTACACAAAAATCTTTTAAATGATATGGTTTATATTTTCCAATAAATGTAGTATTAGTAGTCATTGTTATTATTATAAAAAATGTTTCTATATAACATTTATTAAAAATATTATATAGAACTAATCAAATATATATTTATTATTATAATGAGTAATTTTTATGAAATATTAGGTGTAGATAATGATGCAGATGAAAGTCAAATCAAAAAAGCATATAGGTCATTATCATTAAAGTATCATCCTGACCGTAATACAGATGAAGAAGCTACAACAAAATTCCAATCAATTAGTGAGGCATATGAAACACTTGGTGATCCAGAATTACGAAAAAAATATGATATGCAAGGTGCAATGAATGAAAATTTCAATTTTAATGAAGCCGATAATTTTAATGATATAAATAATATTTTTAATATGATGTTTAATGGAATGCATGTAAAGCCAGGAATGCCAGGAATGCCAGGAATGCCAGGAATGCCAGGAATGCCAGGAATGCCAGGAATGCCCGGTTCTAACCATCGTGTAAATGTATTTCATAATGGTCAACCTGGTCATTTTCATACCCAATTTCAATTTTCAAATAGAATAGAAACGATTAACAAACAAATTAATATATCACTAGAACAATGTTATAATGGGTGTGTATATCCAATACATATAGAGCGTAATGTTAAAACAAATGATGAAACAGTTGCGGAGAATGAAACGGTATATATAAATATACCATGTGGAATAAACAATGGTGAAACTATTATTTTACATGAAAAGGGAAATATAGTGAATTCTAGAAAAGGACCAGTTCATATAAACATACTTATAAATAAACACGAAACGTTTATTCGTGATAAATTAGATTTAATAGTTAATAAAATGATATCATTAAAAGAAGCATTATGTGGATTTATAATTGAAATAAATCATTTAAATGGAAAAAAATTTTCTATAAATAATACAACAAATATTTCTGTAATAAAACCTAATTATAAAAAAATGTTTCAAGGATTAGGTATGAAAAAAGATAATCAAGTTGGTAACTTAATAATAAATTTTGATATAGAATTTCCAGATATGGTAACACCAGAACAAATAGAATTATTAAAAACTGCATTACCATAATTATTCATCCAGTAGTAAGAATTCATTGATAAAAGTATTTCTTTCATTCGGTCTCATTAATCCCCATAAAAAATTCGTATTTCGTTTTCGGTTATTATTAGAACACATTTGTTTTACATATTTACATAAATAATCATTGTTTTTATTTTTTAACAATAAATTTCGCTGTAATAATTGTTGTAATTTTGGCTCAACCTTGCAATGTAAAATAGAATAATTATGATATGATAATAAATCAAGTAAAAGAAAAAATTTAAATATAGGACAGTACATAATATTTTGTATTAATTTCATGTCTTCAACATAATTTCTAATATCATGTAATAATATTTTTGGCTGGAGTAAATATGTATATGGTATAATATGTTTCCAAAAAACATAAAACGGTATTTTAGTTTTAATTTCTAATTCTGTTAGTAATGACATATAATATAATGTATGAATTAACTTTATATTATATAATATAATTATGAACTAATACGCTTGGTTGGTATTTGAACATCAACAATATAAATGGAATTCTCGGTCATAATAATATATTCTTGTCCTACCTTGTAAATTTTAGAAATAGGACTGGTATACTCTTCCTCATTCTTAACTAATAATTTCTCTTGAGTGTCCTTGACACCAATTAATACTGTTTTTTCCAATGAATCAGTCCAGTAATCCATCATTATTGGTTTATCTTCTACAATAGATAACTTGCTAACGTGTTGTAATGTTGTATTTTCGGGTAATCTATAACCAGAATTATTTGATGCATCGGTAAATGTTGACATTATTCTAATGATTTATATGTTATTATTTTAAGAATACTTTAAATAGTTATTCTATAAAAATATATTATAATAATTAGTTTTTATATAGTAATAATTATGACTTCCAAATTAGATTCCAATTCTTTATTGAATAATAAATTAATTAATGATTATAATAGTATTATTACTGATTTTTTAAATAAGATGACGAATATAACTTTTATACCCAACGATACAGAATACGATTGTATGTTATATATTGGTATTAATATTATTCATCGTGTATATGAATATGTTTTATTTAAACTAGAAAATGTAAAAAGTTCACAATATTATTCACAAAAAGCCTATGTATATTTTATTGAATATATGGAACAAATGTATGTAAATGGTTTATCACAAAATATAAATCATAATGAAGCTATTCTTTTTATATATAAAAAAACTATTTTTGAATTACATAATGAAAATATGGATACTATGACCAATATTATGACATTAAATAATGATATTTTAAATGATAATTACATAAAATACATAAAAAATATTTTTAATTTTACAAATTGTTTATTATATTGGAATAATTCAATAATTACTACAAGAAACAGGATCAATATATGTAATAAATATTTATTATTATTTCTTCAACATATAAATATAGATAATATGTTGATCATAAATGAATATTTAGAATTTATAAAAAATACTACTGAACTTACATACGATATGTATTGTTTATTGTTGGATGAAATTTATTATTTTTATAAATCACATAACATTACCCGAATTAGTAATCAAAATATAAATGAAAAAATATTGATGAAATTTTATGTTAATAATACTTTTTTATATGATAAAATAAAAGAAAATAATATGAAAGATTTAGTACATTGGTTATTTACATGATAATTTATGCTATATATTTTTCATAATATTGATTGGATATATTAATGTCTTTTTTACGGATTTTCACCTTTTTTTCTTTTATTTCTACTTTTTCAGTTTCTACATATAAATGATGAAACTCATCATGTAATAACTTCTTGATAAAATTAAATACAAAATATAAGATTTTTTCAGTACAATTACCGACTACTAAACAACTACCAGTACGAAATATCATAAATGAAACCTCTGTATATTTTTTTGTACCATCCAATTCACTCTTTTTCATTGTTCTATCTTCTTTTACTAATCTTCCACTATGTTTGTCACTATCAAACCCGATATCATTATTAAAATAAAATTTACTTTTTACACCAGGATAACTACATGGATCAAATGCTGTTTCAATACCATACTTTTCACTACGTAATATTGCATACAATTTATCACGATTTATATAATATCCACAATTGAAATTGGAATTTATTAATACATTATCTTCTACATCCGTTTTAATATAAGTCACCTTCTTGGTAACAAACGGCTCCAATATTTCTAATACCATTTTTTTTACTATTTCCAATAATTCTACATTTAAAATTCCCGGTATCTCCAATTTTCCAGTATTAAACACTTTGATATGAATTTCTTTAAATATACTTTCAAACTTAAAACGAACAATAATGGCAAAACAATTATAAAATGCATTCTTTACTTTACCACGACAGTTCATTATATCTTTCTTTGATAAACCTACCGTTATTTTTCGTTCATCCTTATATTTAATTCGCCTCGCAGTCGGGTTATCTATTTGTTTGATTATATTTTCTGTATAATATTTTATATCTTTTATTTTTTCTGTATATTCTGTGTATTCTTCTTCTGTATTAGATACTATCTTCATTTGTTTCTTTACAATACCATTTATTGGATTCCCATAATCTATAACCGGTAACTTCCAAAATATATTTCCTATATCTATTGCTTGATTCAAAAACAACACCTTCGTTTTTGTTGAAATATATAATTTTTCACATGTTGGAGGTTCTTTATCCAATAATATTTTTGATACTAATTCTACACTTGAATCATTATCATTATCATTATCATTATTCATATACATATCCCATTCATCATCTACTGACATCTTAAAAATATACTATCTTTATATTATAGAATATTTTGTTTTTTATATCAATTTTTCAAATTACTTATTTTCTATTTCTTTCATATAATTTATCATATTAGCTATATTTGACCCATCATTATGTAATATCGCCTCTATATTATTTAAATATTCTATTGTTATAATTGATGGATAGTTACGTATTATATAATTATAATATTGTTTTATTACTGTTTTCTTATCTATATTGTATTGTATACATATTTCTTGAATGAATTTATGAAATTCAGGTGTTTTATTCTCTTTTAATGTTTTGTGCATATCTTCCCATATTTTATTTGTTATTATATTTGTTTTCATCCCTTCATAATTTTGATGTAATTGAATAAAATTTATCATACTACGAATATCAGAATTATACATTTTTTGAATCATCTCTATTGTATTTATATCTATATTTAATTTTTCACTATCTATAATTTGTTTTATAAACAAATGTATATCTGTTTGAGGCAATTGATTAAAACGTATACATATAAATTCATTCTTTAATGATTCATCTATTTTACTTATATAATTACATATTAAACAATAACGCACATTATACGATGATATTTGCAACAAATATTTTAACGCATGTTGTGCGTTCTTTGTCATATAATCAACTTCGTCTAATATTACAAATTTTAATCCTTTGCAGAAAAAATTATTTGACCTCACAAATTGGAAAATCTGATTACGAATTATGTCTATACCTCTTTCATCTGATGCGTTTAAATGTATAACGGAACCTTTACAATTCTTGTTATATTTATTATTATAATCTGTTATTAAATTCATTATTGTTGTTGTCTTTCCTGTTCCTGGTGGACCATAAAACAATAAATTTGGGAAATAACCGGTTTTTAATATATTTTCAAAAATTACTCTATTTGATGGATCTAATACTATATCATTAAACTTACTTGGTCTATACTTTTCTACCCAAGGAATATTTTCTATTATATTATTCATATTTTATTATTTATACCTATGTATTTATATTATTGTTCAAAAAATTGATTTGAGTAAAAATTCATTTTTTATTACATATATATATTTTATAATGACACATAACGGTTCTTTAGATATAATTTTAGGTCCTATGTTTTCTGGAAAAACTACTCGTATTATCGAGCTATATGAAAAATATTTATCAGAAAATAAAAAACCTATTGCTATTAATTTTGCGAATGATACCAGATATCATGACAAAATGTTATCTACACATGACAAACGTATGATACCATGCGTTCAATGTATGAACCTAGTTGATGTATTACTAACCGATGATATACAAAATTCATCTATTATATTAATTAATGAAGGGCAATTCTTTAATGACCTTTACGATAATGTTATTTTACTTGTTGAAAAATATAAGAAACATGTTATTATTGGAGGACTCGACGGCGACTTTAAACGAGTTAAGTTTGGACAACTTTGTGACCTATTACCTTTCTGTGATACGGTTATTAAACTATATGCATCTTGTAATTGCGGTAAACCTGCTATATTTTCACATAGAGTTACTAATGAAGTTACACAAGTTGTCATTGGTTCATCTAATTATATTCCATTATGTAGAACCTGTTATTTAGATATTAATAATTTATCAACAACTATATGTGAAGGTTGTGATAATTACGTATTAGAACACAATTCACAACCTTTTATTGAAGATAAACAAATTTGTAATAATTGTATTGATTCTAACCTGAATAATAAAATCCTATATAACTGTTGCAATATATGTGACAAATATTATCATGTAGCTGATGATACTAATGATTATCATGAACATTATGATGGAGATGTATGTAATTTGTGCTTACCTGAAGTTATAAATAATAATATAACTACATGTATTCATAATAGTAGTGATAATCTATTTAATTTAAGTGGTTGTAGTGATAGTGATAGTGATAATGATAATATGTAGAACACAAACCGATAAAAGAATTTTACAAACCATATAAATACTTTTTTGTTATTTTACAATATTAACATGGAAAATACCACGAATACTAATGGCGAAATTAAAAAAAAGAGAGGCCGTAAGAAAAAGGAAGTTAATGATAACAATGTTGCTAATACTGAAATTGTTGAAAAAATACCGAAGAAAAGAGGACGTAAACCAAAAGGCGGGAAAATTATTAATAATCCATCCATCAATTTAAATGATAACATTTCTATTACAAATATTATTCTTCATTTGAAATGTTCATTAGATGATTTAAATTATAATAAATCTAACAATGAACATATTATATGTGACCCAGTTGAATATATACCAAATCCACCTCCGGATATTATGGCTTACAATCCTATTAATCATGATATATTTTCTAATTATAATGAAAATAATGATTGTAATACTAATGAAAATAATGATATTGCATATAATGTAACTAAACCTAACAATGAACCATATATTTGTAATTTATGCAAAAATCCAAATGATTTTATTGAAAATAACACCAATAATGATGATAATATTGATATTAAAGATATTAATACCAAATTAAAACAAATTAAACTACAGCTATATAAGAATAGCAATCCTGATAATAAATCTGCTTGCTTTTGGTGCACATATGATTATGATAATCCATCTTGCTATATTCCTAAATATGAATTAAATGAAGAAATATGTGGATATGGCTCTTTTTGTAGACCAGAATGTGCTGTTGCATATTTATTAAAAGAAAATATTGATGATACTATGAAATTTGAAAGATATCATTTATTAAATAAAATATATAGTAAGGTTTATGATTATAGTAAAAATATTAAACCCGCACCTGACCCTCATTATTTATTAGATAAATTTTACGGAAATCTCAATATTCAAGAATACAGGAAATTAATGAAAACAGAACATATGTTACTTGTTATTGAAAAACCCATGACTAGGATATTACCTGAATTACATGAAAATACTGATGATATGGATAATATTGGCATTCATGGCTCTAAAAATAAAAACAATAACAAACAATCTGGCGTTTATAAAGTTAAACGACAAAGCGAAAAACAAAAAGGTCCTACCAAAAATGAAATTATGAAAGAAAACTTTGGATTCTAATTTATGTTATTTATATCAAATTACATAAATATCTTCTTTATTATTATAGCAATGACGAATATTATTTCATGTTATTTAATGGGTGGATTGGGGAATCAATTATTCCAAATCTTTTCTACTATATCTTATGGTCTTGATTATCAACGTTCTATCATTTTTCCATATACTGATAATCTCACTACAGGTGTTACCAGACCTACTTATTGGCATTCTTTTTTATCATCTATCATTTCATTTACTAATTATAATAAGGATCATACTAACCAACAATTAACATTATTTCATAAATATAATGAACCTGACTTTCATTTTTCTTCCATACCTAACTATGATATAAACGAAATTATATTATATGGCTACTTTCAAAGTTATAAATATTTTAAACATAATTATAGAGATATTTGTTCTCTCATAAATTTATCTCAACAACAATCTTCTATATTAAATGATTATTCTTCTTTATTTAATAATCTTACTAATAGTGTTAGTATGCATTTTCGCATTGGAGATTATAAAAATATTCAAAATTATCATCCATTATTACCATACCAATACTACGAAAATGCTATTACTAAATTAAATGACAACATTACAAATATTACTATCTTGTATTTTTGTGAAAAAAAAGATAATGAGACAGTTTATACATTTATACAACAATTACAAGATAAATTTAAACATATACATTTTGTTAAAGTTAATGACGATATTCCAGACTGGAAACAATTATTAATTATGAGCTGTTGTTCACATAACATTATTGCTAATAGTTCATTCAGTTGGTGGGGGGCATTTTTTAATCAAAATACCCATAAATTAGTTTATTATCCACATAAATGGTTTGGTACTGATTTGATGCATCATAATACTCAAGACCTTATTCCACCAAATTGGAACAAAATACTTTATGAATTATAATAAAGAAATAATTCACACACTTGGATTATTTAAAATGGGACAAAATCCTATTTTTAATTAGAATTGCTATTTATCATTTTTATCAAAAAACAATGTTTGCCAAATATCACTTTCGTAATTTGATTGTTCTATTTTTATTGCGGTTTCAGGTCGTATATTTTGTAGTATTTGTATATTTTCATCTTTTGTCTTATATTTTTTTATAGTATAATTAAGTTCATTAAAAACACTAAGAAGACATTTTAACATTGGCATACCCCCAGCTATAACAACTTTCACCAAGTTTGTTTTATTTTGCATTTCATTTTTTAATATTGTTTGTTCTATAAGTGCTTTACCTAAATTACGACCACGATATTTGTCATTGATGTAAACTGCAACTAATAGCAAATAATCAATATTATCTTCTTTTTCGTATGTCACCATTGTATTCCCAATTATTTCATCTTTATCTCGTAAAAAAATACCACAATAATTATTTCTTTTTTTTATTACTTCATATGCGTGTAAAATATGTGGATTTATTATATTTGTTTTTACATCCTCATCCAATGTTATGTTGCTTACATAATGAAATTCTATATCCATATCCATCATATAGTATATATAGTATATATTCAATTGTGTAAATATTCTTTATTATAAAAAATTGATTTTTTTTCTAGATGAATAACCGTACTCATAATTATATACATTCTACTGAAATGGATACATTAACCGAAAATTATAATGCTATCTTAAACCTACCTTGTGTAAGGAGTATTCTTAAAAAAAATAAAAAACTTCGTAAAGAAAATAAATCGTTAAGAAATCTTATACAATCATTACCCGAATTTAGAAACCAAAATTGTTCTTGTAATCAACAACCTAAACAAAAAAATAGAAAAAAATCTGTAAAGTATGTTGATATTAAAATTGAACCAGATGCCATTTCACTTGATAGTACTACCATTAATGATAGTGATATTGAAATTATTGAAACACAGCCTAACCTACCTAACATTGTATATGATATTGAAGAAGATATTGATATTATTCAAGATAATACTAAAACCCTTATTTACAATGAACCTACTATTTGTACCAAAGATTGTGCAAGCAACCCACCCGGTTACACTGAAAAAGATAATTCCGATAATGATAGCGAGGGAGAATTCACTTGTCTAGTTTGTAATTATGTAGCACCACATAATTGGTGTTATGTATGTAGTAGAGAAGATATATGCGAATACTGTGAAGGTGAAGGTTGTGATTATGGACCTAATGAAGATTGGGTATGTAAAGCCTGTTTTAAAGGACAACAACAAGATCAACATCCAGAAGATGAATATAAAAATGCATTTGAGTGTGATGACTGTAATTTTGAAGGTAATGATTGTTATGAACAACTTGGACTAACTAAAGAAGAAAGTAATATTTATATGGATTTGGGTGAACCAGACAGATGCGAAGACTGCTTTGAAAAGTGGAAGAATACCAGCAATGCTACTGATTATTTGAAACAAACTAAAGAGGAAGTGGAAGAAACTGAAGAGGAAGTGGAAGAAACTGAAGAGGAAGTGGAAGAAACTGAAGAGGAAGACGTAGAAGAATCCGGCGAAGAGGAGGAGGAAGAAGTAGAAGAATCCGGCGAAGAGGAGGAAGAAGAAGTGGAAGAATCCGGCGAAGAGGAAGAAGTAGAAGAATCCGGCGAAGAGGAAGAAGTAGAAGAATCCGGCGAAGAGGAGGAAGAAGAAGTAGAAGAATCCGGCGAAGAGGAAGAAGTAGAAGAATCCGGCGAAGAGGAGGAAGAAGAAGTGGAAGAATCCGGCGAAGAGGAGGAAGAAGAAGTGGAAGAATCCGGCGAAGAGGAGGAAGAAGAAGTG